AATGGTTTCTCCGAATTTTATAATAGAAATTGGACTTTTAGCAACTATGACATCATTTGGAGCATTAATAAATAACTGTATTTTCGCAGTTTTTAATCCGGTATATTCTTTTGTAATAAGAAACCCTACTCTTGATTTTGTTTTTTCTAAAGAACCATTAATACGATATGGTCCATTTTTATCATCAGTTAATCTCAAAGAATAACTAAAATTTTCATTACACCAGAGCGAAGGGAGAGTATAAAAAATTTGCGTAGCATTATTTTCTCCACTATATCCAATAATGCGTGGGGCAAAATATTCTTTACTTATATCTAAAATAATTGCTCTTGCCATCTTTACCTCCTAATTATAAAAATCTCCTCTTTCTATAAGTAAAAAGAGGAGATTTAGACTTTAATCATTTGGTTTTGTTTTTAAGCTTTCTTTTCTTATAACTTTTATTATATAATCAGCCCGACTATTTAATAATTTTAAAAATTGATAAGTCAAATCATTCCTTTCAAATATAGGATAAACATATAAACTTCCTTTTCCAACAAGTTCTGCACCAAACAGCTCTCGGCACATTATTAAATATTGAGCATAAGATAACTCCATAAGGCGGGCGGGCAATATATTATAACTACCAGTAGTTCCCTTTAAATGAAGAGCTTCATAATTTGGAAAAATCATAAATTTATTCTCTCGACTTGGAATACTTTCAAAATTAAAATACTTCATATCAAAATCTCCTTCCAAAGCTCTTTAATCTCATCTTTTTCTTTTTCTGATAAGACACAAATGTCTCCATAATTGTCAATACCAACAAAATTAATACCTGTGAATTCAGGCAGGTCTTCTTTGTGAAACTCTGTCTTTTTTGTTTCTTTTACTTTTTTATAATCCTTTATAATATATTTTTTGACAGTCGTTGGTGAAGGGCTTCCGCCAAGAGCTCGACTTACACCAGCATAAGTGCCGATTTCCAAATAAAGGTCATTTATTTTTGTTATTAATTCCTGAGTGACTACAGTTCTCGCCATTAAACTTTCACCCTTTCATTTTTATTTTTATTATTTTTTATTACAAATATATTATAAAGAAAATTTTTTATAAGTTCAAATTTTTAGATTTAAAAAAGAGAAATAAAATTTTAGCTATTATTATAATAATATTAACATTATTATAAATTTATATAATAAAAAAAGAAAAGAAATAAATTTCTTTTCTTTTCCACCATTTTCTTTTCTTTGAATATTCATCTTTTTTTGAATATTCGTCTTTTTTTAAATTTTCTTTTTCCTTTTATATTTATGCGTGCGTGTGTAAATATAAAAATTTTTTCTAAAAGTCAAATTATTTCTTAATCAATTCAATTATTTCAGATACAACTGAACTTCCTGCCATTAAAGTTAATCCAGTGATAAGTTGACCCATTAAAGTAACTTCAGACCATAAACCCAAACCAACAATTAAGTCTAAACCAAAGCTAAATACTAAAGCAAAGCCAAAGACAGCCGCAAGAGCTATTGTAATATACTTACCATATTTTACTTCACTCCAAAGTGGTTTGATTCTGTCAATTAGATACCACATAATTATACTTAAAGCTGTAATTAAACCTATCATATCCATTTTCTATCATCTCCTTATTTTCTTATTTATAAGTAGATTTTTAAAAAGGTTTATAAAATAATTTGATTTTTTTTGAAAAATTTCTTATAATTATTTATATAAAAAAATAAAAAGGAGAATTAAATATGAAGAAAAAGAATGATATTTCAACTGAACCAATTTGTTTATTAGATTCTGACTTAGATTTAATGGATAATATAATTGCAGATTTCTTAACCTCATTATATCATTTACATTATCAAAACCGAAAAATTTTTCCAAAGAAAGGCTTCTACTTTTTATTAGATGAAAAACGATATGAAGAAAAGCTACTAATTTATTTACTTCCATTAATACAAGATGTCGGAGCTTTTCCTAAAATACAAATATATACTAATTTTAAAACTTTATTAAATTTAAAATTTAAGTACAAGAAAAATTTAGGAAAAATACATATTGGAAATTGTCCTTCAAAGATTCGCCATAACTGCGAAGAGATTAACCAATATTGGAACTTTTCAATTTCTAAATTTTCAGACAAACTAAAAGAGAAAGTAGAAACAACTCATTTTGAAAATTTAGTAATAGAAAATAAAGTTAGTGAAGTATCTAAATATATTATTAAAGCATATTACACTTTTGGAAAGGAGTAAAGAAATGACTTTTACAATTTATACTGACGGCAGCTGCAAAGGTAATGGCAAATCAAATAACACCGGCGGCTATGCTTTTATCATCCTATATGATGATGAATTTGAACCCAGTAAACAGCACATCAAGGTTGAATATAGTCGAGGAGTAAAAAATACCACCAACAATAGAATGGAATTATCAGCTATTATTGAGGCTTTTAAATGTCTATCTTTTTATTCTACTTCTTCTTGTCCTGTTGAGTTATATACTGATAGTGCTTATTTTCATAATTGTTACACTCAAAAATGGTGGAAAAATTGGGTGAAGAATGGCTGGAAAAATTCTAAAAAAGAACCCGTAAAAAATCAAGACCTTTGGGAAAAACTCATTCCTTATATGGATAACTCATTAATTACTTTCAAAAAAGTAAAAGGTCATAATGGCGATTACTGGAATGAAAAAGTTGACTCAATGGCGCAGGCAGCCGCAAATACTGTAAAATTGGAGGAATAATATGATTACTTGTATTAATACACAAACTTCTGAACAAAAGGAAAGAATCCTTCCTAAAATTAAAATAGGACTTGCTGAACCACCTACAGTTATAATTGTTAATGGCTATCCTCGTTCGGGAAAAGATAGTTTTATAAGATTTTGTGATGACTGTTTAAATGAGTGGGGATTTGCGACCGAAAGTTGTAGCTCTATAGATATTGTTAAAAAGATTGCTATTCAACTTTTTGATTGGGACGGTAAAAAAACTCCTAAGAGTAGAAAATTTTTAAGCGATTTAAAGGATATCTTAACCAGAGCAGGTAATATTCCTTTAAGATATATCATACATCAATTTATTAAATTTTATAAGATTAAAAATATTGGCAACTTAGATAAGAAATTTTTCTTTGTTCAAATGAGAGAGCCAAAAGAAATAGAAAAAACAGTTAATTATTTTACCAGAGAAGGAATAAAAGTTATTACAGTTTTTGTAAATAAGGGCTATGAAAAGAATAAAAAATATTCCAATCACGCCGATGCTGAAGTGGAAAATTATTTTTATAATTTTTATATAGAAAATCAATCTTCTCTTGAAGATTTGGAAAGATTAGCTTGGCAATTTTGTAGAGAGGTTTTAGTTCCGTAAGAAAGGAGAAAGCAAATGATAGATTATAAAGAACTTGAAGCAGAAAAATATTGGTCTTTTCCAAAAGCCTATAAAGGTGATAAGAAATTGGAAACAAAAAATATGATTATGTCAGGAGATTATTTGGGTGCTAGAAAAATGGACGGAGCTTATTACCGTTTCGTAAAAGATAATGAAGGTAATATGGTCTTACAGGGTCGCAGCCGCAGTGTAACTGGTTCTTTCTTAAATAAGATTGATTTAGTCCCACATTTAATGCCTTTTTTTGAGGAACTTCCAAATAATACTTGTCTATTAGGAGAAATTTATTTTCCTAATAAAGAAGGTAGTAATGAAGTAACCAAAATAATGGGTTGCAAAAAAGATAAGGCTATAGCCAGACAGATAGAAAACAAATTGCATTATTATATCTTTGATGTTTGGGAATATAATGGAGAAGATTTTATATCTAAAACTGCCGACAAGCGTTTTGGTCAACTCACCCTATTAGCTTTTAAAATTTCAGATTGTCGTTTTTCTTATGTAGAAACAGCAAAATATTACGATGGAGAAGATTTGTGGGAACAGCTACAGATTATTCTTTCTAATGGCGGCGAAGGTATTGTAATGACAAAAAGAGATAGTATTGCCGCACCAGGCAAAAGAACTGCTCGAAAGACTTTAAAAGTTAAGAAAGAAATTTCTAATACAATTGATTGCATTTTTACTGGTGCAATTACGCCTCCAAATAAACATTATGAAGGAAAGGAAATTGAAAACTGGCAATATTGGGAAAATATGGTTACTAAAGAAAAAGTTCTTGGTAAACATTATATCGACTACTATGAAGGAAAGCCAATAACACCAGTTACAAAACCATATTTTTATGACTGGGCAGGTAGTCTAGAAATTGGCTTAGTTAAAGGTAATAAAGTAATTCCAATTGGATATATTAGTGGTTTGACTGATGAAATAAAAGCTAATTATGAAAAATATAAAGGAAAAGTAATTGAAATTAGCTGTATGGAAATTCACAATACAGAAAACCACGGTTTAAGACACGCAAAATTTATTCGTTTTAGACCAGATAAAACTCCCAGAGATTGTGAATGGAGTCAGTTAGAGGAGGTAAATTAATGAGTTATAAAATGAGTAGTTTTGAACTAAAGGTTGCCCGAATATTAACTAAAAATAACATTAATTTTATTAGAGAGAAGACCTTTTATGACCTTAAAAAAGGTCTTCTTCGTTTTGATTTTTTTCTACCAAAAGAAAGAATTTTAATAGAATGCGATGGTGAGCAACATTTTACTCAAGTTAAGTTCTTCCAAAGAAAAAGAAAAGATTTTACTCAAGCTCAAGAAAGAGACAGAATTAAAAATGCTTATTGCTTAGCTCATCAAATTCCTTTATTTCGTATTCCTTACTATGATGAATCAAAAATTAAAAATTTGTCTGATTTATTTCAACCAAAATATAAAGTAACTTCTAAATTTCATAATGATTATATTAACCCACATAAGCAGTGAACTAAAACAGTAGACATCTTGCCTCTACTTTTTACTTATAAAGGAGTAAGGCACAGGAGATGTTTATGATGCTAACCATCCAAATGATTTGTGATACTATTATTTTAGCCGGTGCAGTTGTTGTAGCAATAGTTAATATAGTAAAATTTTTTGCTAAGCCGACTTCCGTTTTTAAAAGAAAAGCAGAAGAAGAATTTCAAAGAAAAATTAAAAAAGCTTTAGAAGCCTATATCCCTCCCTATTTAGACAAGAGGGATAAAGAAAATAAAGAACAACAATTACAAGAGCAACAAAAAATTTTTTCTAAAATGAAAACAGAAATGACTGATGAAATAAAAGCTGAATTACAAGAGATTAAAACTTTAAATGAAAAACAAAATCAAGATATTATACTAGTTAAAAAACAGGCTGTTGATATGCTCCGACAAAAAATTGAGGCTATTTATTATAAATATAGAGCTGAAAAAATTTTACCACAATTTCAATTAGAAAATTTACAAGAGCTTTTTAAAGACTATAAAAAAGGTGGCGGCAACCACCACATAGATAAGCTATATAATCGAATGTTAAAATGGCAAATTAGCGATGAATTGCCTGAATATGATAAAGAGTAAGAAATTTGACTTCTTACTCTTTTTTTTATATAATTATTTATATAAAGAAAGAAAGAAAGGTGATATAATGTCTATTGTTTTAGATGAAACTCAAAAAGAAATTGTAGAAACAACATCTGATAGAGTTTTAGTAGTTGCGGGTAGTGGCTCTGGAAAAACCAGAGTTGTAACCGAAAGAATTAAATTTTTATTAGATAATAATGTTAATCCAAAAGGAATTGTAGCAATTACTTTTACCAATGCAGCGGCTGAAGAAATGAGAGAGCGATTGGGTGAAAAAGCTAAAGATGCCTATATTGGTACTATTCATTCCTATGCTAATAAACTATTGATAAAAAATGGTATCAGTACAGCGAAAGCAATAAAAGAAGAAGATTTTGATGGATTTTTTGAACTTATTGAAGATAATCCCCAAGTATTGGAACCTGTTGAATATCTATTTGTTGATGAATTTCAAGATATAAATACTGCTCAATATATTTTCCTTATGGATATGATTAATGCGGATAATTTTTTCGCCGTTGGTGACGATTATCAAAGTATTTATCAGTGGAGAGGTTCTAAGCCAAAATATTTCTTTAATTTAGCTAAAGACCCTAATTGTACTGTATATTTTATGAGCAATAATTATAGAACTGGATATAATATTGTTGATTTTGCTTTAGGCTTTTTGGAACCAGTTAAGAATAAAATTCCAAAAAATGTTAAATGCTTGAACCCAAATCACGGGAAAGTCATCGAAAGAAAATCCTTAGATTTGAATTATTTATATCTAGCAATTCAAAAAGATAAAGAATATGGGAAGTGGTTCATTATAACCAGAGCAAACTCTCAAATTGATGAAGTAATGCGTTTCTTAAATAGAAATAAAATACCTTGTGATACTTTTAAAAAGGGAGATTTATCAAGCGAACAGTTGCAGAGAAAGCTAAAAGAAAATACTGTAAAGGTCTTAACTGCTCACTCTGCAAAAGGTTTAGAAAATGATTATGTTGCGGTTATGGGAATTTCTCCTTATTCAGATGCAGAGCGAAGATTAGCCTATGTAGCAGCCACCAGAGCAAAAACTCTTCTAATTTGGCATTATTCTATAAAGGGAAAGAGAAGAAAATATATGAATAATTGGGAATAAAGGAAAGGTGAAGTATAGTGGATATAAAAGATTATGGAATCAATGAAATAGAAACCTTGTCCTTTAAGGACGGAGTTAGACAAAGAATTGCAATGTATTTGGGTTCAGCGGATATGCAAGGCGTTTATAATGCTATTCAAGAAATTATTTCTAATAGTATTGATGAATATTATATGGGCTTTGGTAATAAAATAAATATTAGTCTTGGTCCAGACAATATAATTGTGATTACAGATGAGGGTAGAGGAATTCCCTTTGGAATTAAAGAAGACGGCTCTAATGTCCTTGTTGATATTTTTTCTCGACCTCATACTGGTGGTAAATTTAATGATAAGGTTTATAATAGCGTAGCGGGACTAAATGGTATTGGTGCGAAAGCAACTTGTCTTTCTTCGTTAAAATTTAATGTAAGCGTTGTTAGGGACGGTCGTCATGCGACAGCTAGTTGGGAAAAGGGAAATCTTATTGACTATAAAGAAGAAGACTGGACAGATAAGCAACAACACGGTACTTCTATTCAGTTTTCCCCAGACCCAGAAGTTTATAATCTTGAACCAATTAAGATTGATTTTAATGTTTTATGTGAAAAATGTAAAAATCTTTCTTACTTAACAAAAGGACTTACTTTTGAATTAGAAGATGAAGATAAGAAAGTAGTTTATTGTGCAAAAAGAGGACTACTTGATTTAATTAAAGATAATGTTAAAAACCCTATTAATAAAACTCCTGTTTATTTTGAAATGGAAGAAGGAGAAAATAAGGTAGAAATAGCGTTACAGTGGACTAAAGATAAAGAAAAAAACTTTACCTTTACTAATGGACTGGAAAATATTGAAGGTGGTACTTCTTTAACAGGAATGAAGACTGCTATTACAACCTTTATGAAGAAACAATTTAAAGGCGAATTTAACGGTGATGTGGCTCGAACTGGTCTTGTATATGCCGTTTCTTGTAAAACTCCTAATCCAAGTTTTGCGAATCAAACGAAAACTAAAATTAATAATCCAGAACTGAGAGGATTAACTCAAAGAGCTACAAATCAAGCCTTATTTGATTTCTCGGTTCGTAGACAGGAAGAATTCGATAAGGTAATCGACTTTCTTGTAAAAGAAAGAAAAGCAGAAATGGCGGCGGAAAGAGCGAGAAAAAAGTTTCTTGAAGCTGGTAAAGATGTAGAAAAAAATCAGAAAAGAAAAGTATTTGCTTCTGATAAATTAAAAGATGCTGAATTTTTGGGACAAAATTCAATTTTAACAATTGTAGAAGGAAATTCAGCTATGGGTGGCTTATCGAGAGCCAGAGATTATACTAAATATGGTCTTTTTGCAATAAGGGGTAAACTTCTTAATTGCTTATCTAACCCAGAAGAAAAAATCTTTCAAAACGAAGAAATTAAAATTCTTCTGAGTGCATTAAATATAGTGCCGGGAAAGTATGATAGTAAAAAATTAAGATACGGAAAGTTAGCTATCTGTACTGATGCGGACTCGGATAGAAAATAGAAACTGTCCGAAAACGCTTTACTCTTAACCAAGAGGGTCTACATATAAAAGTAAGGATGGATTACATATAGATGTAGGCTAACGGTATCAGCGAAATAAGACCTCTCATTGAAACCAAAAGAGATAATGAGACGTATGTCCAAGGACGAATAAGCTGACTAAGAAACCCTAAACCTGAGATATGGTGAGATAAAGGGAATACCGTGGGAATCAGAATTAATCCATTCCTTCTATTAAAAGGAGGAAATTGAAATGATAGGTATTTATAAAATAACTAAAAAAGAAAATGGTAAATCTTATATAGGACAATCTAACGACATCAAAAGAAGAATTAAAGAGCATCAATATAAAAGTGATATTCCTATTGACCTAGCAATACAAAAATATGGAATAGATGCTTTTAAATATGAAATAATTGAAGAGTGTTCTTTAGATAAATTAAACGAAAAAGAAAAATATTGGATAGCATATTACAATACATATAAAGGATTTGGTTATAACTGTGCTGAAGGCGGCGGAAACAACAGGTGTGAAAATAATGGAAGAGCTAAATTAACTAATGAAGAAGTTAGTTATATTAGAGAATGTTATGATTTACATATGCGTCGTAATGAAGTTTATCAAAAGTTTAAAACAAAGATTTCTTTTAGTACTTTTGCTAGTATATGGGATGGTACTACTTGGAAAGATATTAAACCAGAAGTTTATACCGAAGAAAATAAAAAATATTATATGTATGAAGCTACCAGTGGTGAAAAATCAGAAAATGCTCATCTTACAAAAGAAGAGGTCATTGAGTGTCGAACAAGGTATGTACAAGAAACAGCCAAAGAAATATATAAAGATTACCAAGAAAAGATAACATATCAAGCTTTTCAAGCTATGTTATGGGGAAGAACTTATAAAAATCTGCCTATATATAGCAAGAAAAAGAAAAAATGGATTAATAAATGAAGCCTGTAACGACTATCTCCGTGAAGGAGAGTACAATTACTATTGGTACGTAATTGGAAAGAGCGTTCTTATAATTTTATAAGTAAAATATAGTCTGAGCCATTTCGAAAGAGTGGAATAATCGGGCTATCATATCGGTCTTTTAATAATGGCAGCAATGCTCTATCTTGCTCCAGATTTTATAAAAGAGGGAAGGTTATATTGGCTAAGAGCACCGCTGTATATAGTAAAAAATAAAGGAAAAGAAAGTTATTATTACACCGATGAAGAGTTTAATAAAGTAAGAAACACAATCAAAGGCGAAATAACTAGAAATAAGGGTCTTGGTGAAATGGATGCTGAATCGGCTAAGAAATCTATGTTTGAAGAAGAGCATCAAAGATTGGACCAGATTACCTATGATGATGAAGCTATTCGGCTTCTCCAAGAATTAATGGGTAGTGATGTCGAACCAAGAAGAAAATTTATTTTTAACAATATAGACTTTTCTACAATTAGAGAATAAAAATATCAAGAGAAGAAAATTTGTTTTTTCTTCTCTTTTTATATATAATATTAATATAATAAAAAAGAAAGGAGAAATAGAATGGCTGACTTTAAAAAAATTATTGAAGAAAGTTTTATTCAATATAGTGGGGCAGTATTGCAATCCCGTGCTTTAATTGATGTTAGAGATTGTATTAAACCTTCCACAAGACAAATTTTGTATGCATTATATACTGATAAATTTACTAGTAATAAACCTTTTAAGAAAACCTTGAAGGCGGTAGGTTCACTTTCTCGTTTTTATATTCACGGCGATGCCTCAGCTGTAGGAGTATTAATGCGTTCAGGGCAGAACTTTTCAATGAGATATCCTTTAATTTCTGTTAAAGGTAATGTTGGTACTTTAATGGAAAGTGGAAACTGGGCAAGTCAACGATACACAGAATCAAGGTTATCACCAGTATCCGAGCAGTTGTTTACTGATATTAATAAAGATACTATAGAAGATTGGCGAGATAATTACGATAATACCGAAAAATATCCTGCTGTTTTGCCCTCAAAAGGATTTTATAACATAGTTAACGGTACTCTCGGAATCGGAATAGGAGCAGCATCAAGTATCCCTCCTTTTAATTTAACGGAGGTTAATACCGCTTTAATTAAATTACTATGGAATCCAAATATCCCCTATGAAGAAATTTATTGTCCTCCAGATTTTCCAACGGGTGGAACAATCTTAAATGAGGATGAGGTAAAAGAATCTTTAAAAAAGGGTACAGGTTTTGCTTGTAAAATTAGGTCAAAAATTGAATATGACAAAAATGAAAAGATTCTAACTGTCAAAGAAATTCCTTATGGTGTTTATACTAATACTATTTCAAAAGAATTGGAAACTATTTTGAATAGTGAGGATAATCCCGGTATTGACAGATTTAATGATTTAACTGGTCTTACCCCTTTAATTAAAATTTATCTAACTAAAAAGGCTAATGTCCAAAAAGTATTAACTTATTTATATAAAAATACTTCATTGCAATCTTTTTATGGAATTAATATGACTATGCTTAAAGATGGTCGTTTTCCACAGGTTTTTGGTTGGAAAGAAGCATTAACTGAATTTCTTAAACATCAAATCTCTGTTTATACTAAAGGTTTTGAATACGATTATAAAGTAATTTTAAATAAAATTCATATCATTGAGGGACTTTTAAAAGCAATTTCTATCATTGATAAAGTCATCGCTTTAATTAAATCTTCTTCAAGTTCTAAAGTTGCCTCTGAAAATTTACAGAGTCAATATGGTTTTTCTAGTGAACAGGCACAAGCTATTTTAAATATTAAATTAGCTCGATTAGCTCATTTAGAAGTTAATAAACTGGAAAAGGAAAGAGAAGATTTAAAAATAGAGTTTAATCGTATTAAAGATATTTTACAGAATCCAGATTTATTAAAAAAGGAAATTGAAAAAGACCTCCAACAAGTTATGAATAAATACGGAGATAGCAGAAGAACAGAATTGCTAAATGTAGAAAAAGAAAATGAAGAACCGGTTGATGTTAAATCTTTGATTATTAATTTAACAAACCAAAATTCTTTATTTGTTTCTGAAAACTCTTCACTTTTTTCTCAGAAGCGTGGCGGCGTTGGTAATAAATTCAAGTTAAATAAAGGAGAGTATATTTTATCCACCATTTCGGCAGAAAATGTAGATAATCTATTGTTATTTAGTAATAAAGGTATGGTTTATAACACCAATTTAAATCAATTGCCTTTGGAAGAAAAAATTCCAATAGAATCAATTTGTTCAATTCCCTCTTCTGAAAAAATTAACTGTATTGTTAATCTAAATAAAAAGACTGAAAATAAGAATATAATTTTCTTTTCTAAGAAGGGGATGTTAAAAAAATCTTTACTTTCTGAGTACAATATGAAAAGAAAAAATGGATTAAAGGCTTTAGAATTAAATAAGGAGGACGAGCTATGTTCTACTTTAATTTTAAATGATGAAAAAGTTGGTCTTTTAACTTCCAATGGAAATTTTCTATATTTTTCTACAAAAACCGTAAATCCAGTTGGTAGAATAGCTAAAGGTGTAAAATCTATAAAATTAAACGATAATGATTTTATAGTGTCAGCAAAAATTATTCCTAATGCAACCGATTACTTAGTTAGTATTTCAAATAAAGGGTTGATTAAAAAGACTGATTTTTCCGAATTTAGTATTGGTTCAAGATATACTAAGGGAGTAAAAATTCAGAAGAACAAAGAAGAAGATAAAATGGCGGATTTTCTACCTGTTTTTAAAGAAGATAAAAGCGTTATTATCACTTCTACAAAAGCACAAATTAAAATAGACACTTCTGAAATTTCTACTTTAGGTAAAGGAACTTATGGAAATAAATCTATAAAAATGCCATTAGAAGATAAAATTGTTAGTTTAACAAAATTTTAAAAATTTTGTAAAAATAAGTCGAACAAAATTTGAAAAAAAAAGAAAATTAAACTATAATATTTATAGAAAGTTAAGAAAGCTTTCCAATAAAAAAAAATATTAAAAAAAGGAGTTAAAAAGTTATGAAGCTTACAGAAAAGTCAAATGAGGTATTTAATTATGTTAAGGAGAACGGCGGTAGAATTTCTATTCCAGAAATTGCTCAGGCAGTAGGTCGTTCAGAAAAGAGTGTAGGTGCTAATGTTACAGACCTTAAAAAGAAAGGTCTTGCTTTCAGAGAAAAGGTAGCAGCTGAAGTTGAGGGCGAAAAGGATATCACTTATGTAGTTCTCACAGATGAAGGTAAGGATTTTGTTCCCTCAGAGGACTAAGTCCAAACCTTATTAAGTAATTATTTAAAAGGAGAAAAGAGGAAATCTTTTCTCTTTTTTAAATAAAATCCCATTTTAAAAATTAAAAATTAAGAATATAATTAAAAGGAGTATTTATTAATGGAAAATAATAAGATGCGTGAATGTGAAAATGATGTTACAATTGAAGGGATTTTATCAGAAATTTCTATTTCAGAAACTTCCTATATGAAAGATAATCAGAAAGTTGAGGCTCTGGGCGGAGTTTTGAAGATTAGAGTTCCTAATAAGGATGGCTCTATTAATGACATTCCTGTTCATATGTTTAGTAATAAATATAAGAAAGACGGCACACCAAATTCCATTTATAAGAGTATAGAAACTATTAAAAATACTTATGTATCAATTGCGGCTTGCGGTAATGAAGAGCAGGCAGACAAGATTCGTGTTAGTTCTGGTAAAATTCAAATGAATGAATTTACTTCTCAGAGTGGTAAGGCAGTTTCTTTCCCACGAATTACTTGTAATTTTGTTAATAGAGTTAAACCAGAAGAATATAAGCCACAGGCAGTTTTTTCAGTAGAATTTGTAATTGGAAGAGCTGGTTATGAAACTACAAAAGACGGTCTTGAAACAGATAGATATAAGATTGAAGGTGTAGTTGTTGGTTATAATGGAAGAGTTGATTTAGTTCCTTTCTATACTTCAAATCAGAATGTAACTGATGTAGTATCTCAGTATTGGTCAGAGGGCGATACAGTTAAAGCAAGCGGCAGATTAAACTTTAGCTCAAAGACTGAAACTTACACAAAGCCAGTTGATTTTGGCGAGCCAATCGAAGAAACTCGTACAATTAATATCAGTGAACTTCTAATTACTGGCGGTTCACAGACTCCTTTGGACGGTTCTCTTGCATATGATATGGAAGATATTAAAAATGGTTTAAAGGAAAGAAAAGCTAGACTTGAAGCTGCGAAAGAAAAGAGTATGTCTGGAGTAAAGAGCAGAACTGCTCCGGCAGTTAATAAATCAAGTACTTTTGATTTAGGATTTTAATTCGAGGTGACTTAGATGGCAAAACAAATCATTAACATTTTAGAGTTAGAGCCATCAGTTATTAATCGTGGCTTAAAAGGTAAATATATATGTGTGTATGGCTTACCTAAAGTCGGAAAAACGACTTTTGCAAGCCAATGTCCTAATAATTTATTATTAGGTTTTGAACACGGTTGGAATGCTTTAGCAGGAGTTAAAGCGGTTGATATTACTTCTTGGGCAGATTTTAAGCTGGTTTTAAATCAGCTTAAAAAGCCTGAAGCTCAAGAAATGTATGAAACAATAACAATTGATACCGTAGGATTAGCTTGGAATCTTTGTGAAGATTATATTTGTGCAAAAAATGGAGTCGCATCCATCGGGGATATTCCTTGGGGAGCAGGATATAGTCTATGTACAAAAGAATTTGCTGAAGCTATAAAGAAAATCACTCAATTAGGTTATGGTTTAGTAATCATCGCCCATGTTGATAAGAAAACTATTAAAATGGATGATGAAACAGAAGTAATTCAATACGGGCCAGCTATTCCTAAAAGATGTTATAATATTGTAAATCAATTGGTAGATATTATTGGATATATTGATGTTGTATGGGAAGACGATGGAAAACCTCATAGATACTTATATACCAGAAGTACACCAAATGTAATGGCAGGCACTAGATTTGCTTACTTAAAAACTAAAATTCCATTTGGATATAATGAGTTAGTAAATGCAGTTAATGATGCTATTGATAAAGAAGCAGAAATGGGCAGTAAGGTAGTTAATTCTGAAACAACTCAAGAATTTTCTTACGAAGATTTAATGCTAAGAGCAAAAGAAATGTGGGAAGAATTGGTTGCCCAAGACCCCGAAAATAGTATAAAAATTACTAATATTTGTGAAGAAGTATCAGGTGAAAAAAGAAAAATTTCTTCTTTTACACCAGAAGAAAAAAGTTTGCTTGAACAAATAGTTTTAAAAATACAAAGTTTATACTAATAAAAAGTGGGAGGTAAATTACCTTCCACTTTTTTGACATTTTTATAAAAATATGATATAATATAAATAGAAATGGAGGATTGTTAATTATGCAAGTCACCTGTTTATATTGTAGGCAAAAATTAGAAAAAGAAGAAGGGGTTAGAGTTGGTACCCGATATGCTCATAAAGAATGTGTCGAAAAGAGAGAACAAAAAGAAGCATCAGCTGAAAAAAAGACTCTCATACCTACTGTTCCAAAAAAGAACTTAAAAATCTGTTATTACTGTAAAAAAGAGATAAATATTGTAGAAGAACCATATAAGAAACCTCGAATTAATAGATATGCTCATTTAAAGTGCTATGAATTAAATTATACCGAAGATGAACTTTATATAGATAAAATCTATTCTTTTCTTAAATCCATTGGTATAAAAGTTGACTATGCTTTGTGCGAGCGTCAACGTAATCATTTTATTAAAGATTTTGGATACAATAATGAAGGAATTTTATTAGCTTTAAAATATTTTTATGAAGTTAAAAAAAGTAGTCCAGACAAATCTGGTAATAGAATAGGAATTGTTCCATATGTTTATGAAGAAGCTCAGTCATATTATAGTAATTTAAATAAAAAGCAAAAGAAAATTGCTAAAGATGTAAAAGAACAACTTAAAATTGTTCCAATTACAATTCAAATCAAAGGCAGTGAAGAAAAAGCTTCCAAAAATTACATAGATATAGATAATATAATTTAGGAGGCATTAAATGGTAGATAAAGAAATTATAATTCAAGTGCTTTGCAGCCTTATGCAAAAGCCGAGTTATTTAAGCGAAACAGATAAATATTATTTAACTCCAGATGACTTTTCTACAATTTTTGAAAAATATATTTTTTCTGCTATTTTTAATTTGTATAAAAGTGGAGCAGAACATATTACTGTAGTAGATATAGATGTTTATTTTAATGACCACGCTGCCGCTAAGGCAGTTTTTGAAAAAGAAAAGGGTATAGAATTTTTACAAAATGGTTTAGATTTTGTTCTACCAGAAAACTTCCCTTTTTACTACAAGAAGTTAAAGAAATTTAATTGTTTGCGAGATTTAAAGAAGATTGGTTTTGATACTTCTAATTTGTATAGTGATAACTTACTAGATGATAACTCTAAAAAAATTAATGAAAGATTCGAAGAATTAGAAATAAGTGATATTTTTGATATAGTAAAGCGTAAGTTTTTAAAGGTAGAAACTGATTATAAAAAAGGTGACGCTTCAGAAATAACTAAAGCTAATAAAGGTTTGAAAAATCTAAAACAAAAATTAAAGCAACATCCAGAAGTGGGTTCTCCATTACAGGGTATGATTTTTAATACCGTTTGTCGAGGAGCGAGAAAAGGAAAGTTTTATTTGCGAACTGCGTCTAGTGGTACAGGTAAAACAAGAGCAGCAGTAGGCGATGCTTGTTATTTATCTTATCCATTAAGATTTAATCAAACATCTTGGAAATGGGAATTATGTGGTTCTAATGAAAAGACTTTATTTATAGCTACTGAGCAAGAATTGGAAGAAGTGCAAACCTTAATTTTAGCTTATTTAACTGGTTTAAATGAAGAAAAAATTCTGAATGGACAATATTCAGATGAAGAAGATTTAGTTCTCTCTCAGGCAATAGAAATTATGGATACTTTTTCAGATAATCTACTAATTGTTCAATTACCAAATCCAAATATTGAACAGATAAAGGCTACAGTAAGACAAAGCTGGATTGTTAATGATATTCAAAATGTATTTTATGATTATATTTTTTCTAGTCCTTCCCTGCTAAACGAATTTCGTGACCTAAGGATTCGAGAAGACGTTGCTCTTGGCATGATGTCCACAGCTTTAAAAGATTTGGCGGTAGAGATGAAACTTTTTGTAATGTCTTCTACTCAAACAAATGCTAAATCCGAAGAAGCTAAAGGGGTAAAAAATGAGAGTATTCTTCGTGGCGCTCGAGCCATTGCTGATAAAATAGACTTAGGAGCAATAATTTCTCGAGTAACAGATGAAGAAGTGGAAGTATTGAGAGATGTAATTGAAAATATAGGTATAATTCCTAATCAAGTAATGGATATTTATAAGAATCGTAGAGGTCGATTCGTAAATATAAGAATTTGGAGTTTTGTTGATTTGGGGACTTGTCGGAAAAAAGATTTATTTATGACTGATGGAAAATTTCAAACAATAGACAATTTTTCTGTGGTTGATTATGTTTTTAATACAGAAAATAAGGCGGTTGTTTCTTTAATTAAAAAATTAAATGAAGATTTTGCACAAGAAGAGCGTTCATCAGAAGTTCATAGTGGTTTTGAAGGGTTATTATAATGAGATATCAAGATATAGAAAATAATCTCTCTATTGAGGGCATTAAAAATATAATGAAAGGATTAGGAGTATATGCTTTTGAAGAAACTGATAAATATATAATATATCCAACTGTATGTCATCATTATAATGCCGAAGATGGCAGTATGAAACTTTATTTTTATAAAAGAAATAAAAGGTTTTATTGTTATACAGAATGTGGACCAATGACTATTTTTCAATTCTTAGAACATTATTATGAAGTTAGAAATATTAAATATAATTGGTATCAAGATATATATAATAAAGTATTAAATAATTTAAACATTACCTTTATAAATAATTTTGAAAATTTAACTATAAACCCAAATCTTTTTGAAAAATATCAGCCACATAAATTACAAGATTTACCAACTTATAATAAAAATATATTAAACACTTTTATTAAATATTATCCAGTAGAATGGTTACAAGATGGTATTACTCAAGATACTATGGATAAATTTGATATAAAATATTCTATTTCCGAGAATAAAATTATCATTCCTCACTATAATGTTAGGGGTGAATTAGTAGGGATAAGAGGAAGGGCTTTAAACAAAGAAGAAATAGAAAACTTTGGAAAGTATCGTCCAATTAAAATAGAGAATACTTTATATAGCCACCCTCTATCTCTTAATCTTTATGGATTAAACTATACTAAAAATAATATTAAAAAAAATGGCTATGCTTTTTTGTTTGAAGCCGAAAAATCTTTAATGCAACTTGATAACTTTTCTATGGATAACTGTGGTGTGGCGGTCTGTGGTAGTAATTTTAATAAATATCAATTACAAATACTTTTACGCAGTTGCTATCCAAAAGAAATTATAATTTGTTTTGATAAAGAAAACAACGGCTTTGATGATAAATATTTTAATAAATTGTGGAATATAGGGAAAAAATATTCCAATTATTGTAACTTTTCTTTTATTTATGATAGAGAAAATTTATTAAATTTAAAGGATTCACCAACTGATAAAGGTGAAGTAATTTTTAAAAAATTATTAGAAAGAAGGACGAGGATAAAATAATGCAGACAAAATTATTATATGATATAAAAGATAATTATGGTGAAAATTTATTAAGAGAGAGAGGTGTTAAAAATATTCAATCTTTTTTACATCCGGGGTTTGAAGATTTTGAGCCACCTTCTTTTTTAGATAATATTGGTAAAGCAGCTGACATCTATTTAAATGCTCTTAAAAAAGAAAAAACTCATATAGCTTTAATAGTTGACTGTGATGTGGATGGATATACCTCTGCGGCGATAATTTATCAATATACTAAAATTATAGCAAAGCTATTTAATTGTGAACCTTTAATTGATTTTTTTATCCACGAAGGAAAACAGCATGGCTTGCAAGATTTATGGGAAGAAGTTTCTTCTCAGTCTTATGATTTACTAATAATACCTGATGCCAGCAGTAATGATGGTCAATATATTAAAGAATTAGATATTCCAACTATAGTATTAGACCACCACTTGATAGAAACAGAAGAGAAAGATTATTTAGATATAAATTCTTTACCGACTGCAGCTCTAGTTAATAATCAAAGTTCAGAAAAATGTTTAAATAAGAATTTATCTGGTGCGGGCGTGGTTTATAAATTTATATGGTATTGTGATAGTTTGTTAGAGATAAAGGAAAAAGATAACTTTATTGACCTAGCAGCTTTAGGTATTTGTGCTGATATGATGAGTGGGCTTGAAGTGGAAAATCAAGCTTTTTGGAAATATGGGTTTAGTAATCTAAAGAATCCTTTCTTTAAGGCAATAGTTGAAAAACAAGCTTATTCTATTACTGGAGAAACTGCCCCCACAGAAGAAACAATTATTAATTGTCTTAATCCAATTACTGTTGCATTTTATGTCGTACCAATGATTAATGCGATGAATAGAGTTGGAACTATGGAAGAAAAAAGAAGAATGTTTCTAGCCTTTGTAGACGGAAAACGACTTGTACCAAGTAACAAAAGAGGGGCAAAGGGTGAACTTACAGAATTGTGTATAGAAAGCGTAAGAGAGTGTACAAATGCTCGTAGTCATCAAAATAAAGACAAAGAAAAAATTACCGAAAAATTAGAAATGAAAATTTTTAAACAAGACCTTTTAGAAAATAAAATTTTGTTTATTAGATTAGAAGATGATGATGTTTTTCCGGCAGAACTCAATGGGTTAGTAGCTACAGAGCTTGCACAAAAGTATAAACGACCTACGATTGTTGCCCGTTTAAATGACCAAGGTTTTATTCGAGGTAGTGCTAGAGGAATTGATGAAAGTAAAATGGAGTCTTTTAAACAATTCTTAAATGATACTAATTTATTTGAATATACTCGTGGTCATGATATGGCTTTTGGTATATCTATTAGTAATAATAAATTAATGGATTTTCATAAAATTGCAAACAATCAATTAGCAGATTATGATTTTGGTAATTCTTATTATAAAGTAGAATTTGAAAGAGAGGGAAATGATAATTCTATCACAAATATAATTAAAGATTTAGATAGATATAAAAATACTTGGTCGCAAAAAAATCAAGAGCCTCTCATTTCTGTTCAAAATATTAAAATAAATACTAATGACATTATGATAATGGGAAGATTAAAGAATACAATTAAAATTCAATATAATGGAGTTTCTTACTTGAAATTTTTTGCCAAAGATTTAATTGAAGAATTAGAATCGTATCGTGGAGATATAACAATCAATATAATAGGTACGGGGAAAATTAACAAATGGATGAATAGAGAAACCCCTCAAATCATTATCAAAGAATTAGAAATTCAAAAATAAATTTGATTTTTTTATAAAAAAATGATATACTATTTATAGAAAATAAAAAGAAATAAAAAAAAAGGAGAGGAGAATTTAAATGGACTTTAAATTTTGGGGGTCGTTACACAATCACACTGACCTCTCCAATTTAAGATTAAGAGATTCAATTAATAAAGTTGAATCTCTTATTGATTATGCGTTAGAATTGCATCATGAGGTGTTGGCAATCACCGAACACGAAACTATTGCATCAGCTATAAAAGCAGAAAAATATTATAAAAAAATTAAAGAGAAAAATCCTAATTTTAAATTAATTTTAGGTAATGAAATTTATCTTTGCCGCAATGGATTAAATTTATCTAATTATAATTCAAAAAAAGATAAATTTTATCATTTTATTTTATTAGCTAAAGATGAGATTGGTCACGAACAAATTAGAGAAATTAGCACCCGAGCGTGGAGTCATTCTTTTTCTTATCGAAAAATGACAAGAGTACCAACTTATTATCAAGATATTTTAGAAGTGGTAGGAAGAAACCCCGGACATATTATAGCGTCAACAGCGTGTTTAGGAGGTTGTCTGCCAACTCAGCTTTTAAGGTATAGAGAAGGTCAAGAACAAGACTCTGAATTATATTCTAAAATTAAATTATGGTGTGTTCAATTAAGAGATTTGTTTGGTTCAGGTAATTTTTTCTTGGAAATGCAGCCTTCTTTTAATAAAGAACAAATTTATGTAAATAATAAAATTATAGAGTTATCAGAAGAGCTAAATATTCCTTTTATTATAACAACTGATTCGCACTATTTAAAAAAGGAAGATAGACCAATTCATAAGGCTTTCTTAAATTCCCAAAATGGCGACCGAGAAGTTGATGCTTTTTATGCCACAACTTATTTAATGAATACGGAAGAAATTTGTTCATATATGCAGGAATATATAGGTATGGATAATTTACAAAAAGCTTTTGATAATATTGCTTTTATAAAAGATAGTTGTGTAGATTATTCTTTACAAAAGTCATTAAAAATTCCTCGATTAAGTTGGAAACAGCCAAATCAAATTAAAAATGTGGAGAAATGGATTAAATTAATTCCAGAATTAGAACTTTTCTTAAATTCTCCTTATGAAGGAGACAATTATCTTGCAAAATTAACTATGAATAAGATAGAAGAAGATGCTACTTTACAAAATACAGAAACTTATAAAGAAATTAATGCTTGTTTTAATGATATTTGGGTATCTTCTGAAGCAAATAAAGCACGATGGAGTAATTATCTTTTAAACCTTCAAAATATTATTGAAGAATGTTGGAAAGCTGGAAGTTTAGTAGGAGCGGGAAGAGGCTCTGGAGTTGGTTTTTTATTATTATATATCTTAGGAATCACACAAATCAATCCTTTAAGAGAAAAGACAAAAACTTTTAGATTTCGTTTTCTTAATCCAAAAAGAGTAAGTCCTCTTGATGTTGATATAGATATTGAAGGTTCTAAAAGAGATAATGTATTAGCCGGCTTTAGAAAAACTTACGGTGATGATAGAGTAGCTAATGTAATGACTATTAAAACTGAAAAGTCTAAATCAGCTATCTTAACTGCCGCAAGGGGATTAGGAATAGATGTTGATACTGCTCAATACCTTTCTTCAATGATAGAGTCGGACAGAGGACAGTTAAGAACTTTAAAACAAACTTTTTATGGTGATGAGGAAAATGGAATTTCTCCTAATAAAACCTTTCAAAATGAAATGATTAATAACTATCCCGAGCTATGGGAAGTAGCTCAATATATAGAAGGGTTATGCTGTGGAGTCGGAGTCCACGCTGGAGGAGTTATTTTTGTAGATGAGCCATTTACAAAAACTACGGCATTAATGAGGTCACCAAAAGGAGTTATTATAACGCAACTGGATTTACACGACTCTGAATATGTATCAAATATTAAATATGATGTTTTATCAATTGAAGCTTTGGATAAAATTCATATTTGTTTAGACTTATTAATGGAATATAATTATCTAATTCCCGAGCCAACCCTAAAAGAAACTTATGAAAAAGTTATTGGTATTTATAATCTTGAAAGAGAAAATAAAGAAATGTGGGAAATGGTTTGGGAACACGAAATTATGAGCTTATTTCAGATGGAACAACAAAGTGGTATACAAGGTATAGCTATTTTAAAACCTACCTCAGTCGATGAAATGGCAATTTTAAATTCTACAATTCGTTTGATGGCACAGGAAAAAGGCGGAGAAATGCCAACTCAAAAACTGGCTCGTTTTAAAAATAATCCTAAAGAATGGGATAGAGAGTTGGCTTATTATGGCTTGGGAGAGAAAGAAAAGGCAATTCTTGAACCAATAGTTGGGATTTCTTATGGTTTGTGTATTGCTCAGGAACAATTTATGCAGTTGGTACAATTACCAGAATTGGGAGGTTTTTCTTTGGAATTTGCTGATAGATTAAGAAAATCAATTGCAAAAAAGAATCCCGCAGAATTTGAAAAAGTTACTAATGAATTTTTTACAATTACAAAAGAAAAAAATTGTAATCCAAAATTGTGTAAATACGTATGGAATGTATTAATTTGTATGAGCCGAGGTTATGGTTTTAACCAGTCACACACTTTAGCTTATTCTTTAATTGGTTTACAAGAAATGAATTTAGCTTTTCATTATCCTTTAATTTTTTGGGATTGTGCTTGTTTAATTGCCGACGCTGGTGGAGACGAAAATGATTTTGAAGAAGAAGAGGAAGAAAGTGAGGAAGAAGAAAATTATAATAATTGTATAGAAGAATTTGGAGAGGAAGAATTAGAAGAAGAAAATGAAGAAGAAAGTAATAGTAAGACTTCTAAAAAGAAAGCTAAAAAAACCAACTTTGGAAAAATAGCTATTGCCATTGGAAAAATGAGGGAAGCTGATGTAACAGTAACCCCTCCAGATATAAATTATTCAACTTACACTTTCTCACCAGATGTAAAAAATAGTTTAATTCGTTATGGATTAAGTGGAATTACTAGAATTGGCACTGATTTAATTAAGAAAATAATTAATTGTCGCCCCTATTCATCTGTAAAAGATTTTATTGAGAAAATTAATCCCACTAAGCCGCAAATGGTTAATTTAATTAAATCTGGAGCTTTTGATAGTTTCGGAGATAGACAAAAAATTATGTCTGATTATATTAAAAGTATTTGTGGTGAAAAGACTCGTTTAACTTTACAGAATATGAATATGTTAATTAATTTTAATTTAATTCCAGAAGAATTAATGTTTGAAAAAAGAGTTTATTGCTTTAATAAATATTTAAAAAATTATAAAGAAGGAATATACTTTTTAATTGATACAATAGCTTATAATTTCTATTCTGAATATTTTGATGTAGATTTATTAATTCCATTAGAAGATTCTGAGTTTAGTTTTAAAATTTCTCAAAAGGAATGGGATAACATTTATCAAAAGAAAATGAATCCAGTTCGAAGGTGGCTTAAAGAAAATAAGGAAATAATTTTAACCAAAATGAATCAACGGCTATATGATGATATGTATAAAAAATATGGTGCTGGCTCAGTTAGTAAATGGGAAATGGACTCCTGTTCATTTTATTCACATAAGCACGAGTTAGCTGATGTAAAAAAACAAATCTATGGTTTTGAAAATTTCTTTAGTTTATCTGAGCAACCCGATGTAGATAAGGAAATTGTTATTAAGGGTAAAGAAGTCACATTGTATAATCTTCATCGTATTATTGGTACTGTTTTAGATAGAAATAAAAATAAGAAAACGGTAACTTTATTAACCACTGATGGAGTAGTTACAGTTAAAATTTTTGGACAAGTCTTTACACAATATGATAAACAAGTATCTATAAAAGATGCTACTACTGGTAAGAAAAAGGTAATAGAAAAATCTTGGTTTACCAGAGGTAATAAAATTATTGTAACTGGTATTCGCAGAGAAGATAATTTTATTGCAAAAAAATATTCTAAAACCCCTTATCATATTGTAGAATTAATTAAAGATATTAATGAAGATGGTACAATAGAAATACAGAAAGAGCGTTTTGAAATAGAAGAAGGAGGTGATTAATATATCTATTGGTATGTTTGATAAAGATTTAAAAACTTTTAAAAATTCACCATTTAATTTGGAATTAATGAAACTTTCAACTTATTTTAAAGATAGGGGAGAAATTGTTACTTTAGTACCAACTTTCTCTCCAGAAAAACACCAAAAATTTTATTATTGGCAAGACTACTTTACAGATAATATTACAGAAAAAATTACTCAACCAAATGTTACCATCGGCGGCAGAGCGTTTACTAATGATGTATATAAACCATTAAAAGAAGAAGTTGAAAGACAAAAGCCTGATGTATTTTTATATTCTAAAATGAACAAAAGGTACTATGATACTAAGGTTGCGACTGAAGGTTTTAGGCTAATGACGAATGCAGTTCATCTAAGATTGTCATTAGATGAAAAAAAGGTTTGGGAAGATTTTTATTGCCAAGTGTCTAAAAAAGGTGCTCTTACAATTTTTCTACACGATAAAAACTTAAATGATATAGAAGGAGCTAAAGAAGCTGTTGATTTTCTTTTTAAAAAAAATCAAAGAAAAAACACCGCTTTAGCAACAAAATATCCTATTATAGTAAATAATTATAAAGACTTAGAAAAATGGTTAAGCATAAGGTCTTCTCTTAATTATTATACAATAATTTATCAAGGAATTATGAAAGATACAGAATTGATTGACTTAATGAAAAAACCTTCTCGGCTTATTAATAAAGTGCAATATAATGTAGGGTATGGATGTTCCGATGAGAATCTCTTTTTAAAGAGAGATTTACCAAAAATTTTTAGACAAGTAATTTTTTTAAAGAAAAGAGGGCATAAAATTTTACTTTATTGTGAGGAAGAAAAATTTAAAGAAAAAAGGATTCCTCGTTTAATCCAGTTTTTTAACGCATATTTAAAAAGCTTAGATTATAGGAAGATGCTGAATCCTGAACTTGCTTGTAAATATGATACAATGTATAGTTTTGCCGATGCTGTTTTACCTTTTCCTCCCGATTTACGAAAAATGTTTAACAAACAAGAGGTTAGATTTTTATTTAATTTTATTAGAGAAGTTAATCCAGAATTGTTTGTTGATTTATACGAATGTCGTAATGTTTATTTAAAAGGAGATGAATTTGTTACAGATGTTGAGTACAACAGAAATCAAGAGAAAAATTGATGAAAATAATAAAGTAATACAAGAAATCACCTCTTCTAATCTTTTTGTTTTAAATAATACAGTGGCAAAATTATTAGCAGAAAATCAAGAACTACAAAAGCAATGTCCCCATCATTTTACCAATGGATATTGTGATTATTGTTATAAGGAGTGTGATAACAATTAATAAGATTATTTTATATACAACCCACTGCCCAAGGTGTGAAGTTTTAGAAAAGAAATTACAAGAAAAAGGAGTTATTTATGAGATTTCAGAAGATACACAATTTTTAATTGATAATGGCTTTTCTGAAGTACCTATCTTAAAAGTTGATGATGAATATTTAACTTTTTTAACCGCAGTTGGTTGGTTAAATTCAATTGAGGTGAAAAAATGAATATAAATATTAGATTAAATAAAAACTTTACAACTCAATTTAATAAATTACTAACTGAATATGGTGAAGAATTTGCTAAGCTGAATGGACTTTCTGATACTTATTTAAATTATACCGATTTTATTGATAATTTTATTGATAAGGACACGGTTGCCGATGCTTCTATTGATGGTAATGCAAATGTAGGTCATAAAGATATTGTAACTTTACTAAATGAGATGCCAAAGCCGCACCGTAAATTGTTAGCTTTAAATAAAATTTATTATGAAATGAATAAAAAATATGGCTTTAAGGAAGCTAATAAATGGCTAACTTTGGAATGGACAAGAGCGTTATATATGCACGATGCAGATACAAGCACCTTTAAAAGCTATTGTTTTGCATATGACCTCAAAGACTTAGCTGAAAAAGGCTTATTCTTTTTAGAGGGATTTAATAGCTCTCCACCAAGACATTTGGGAACTTTTGTTGATTTTATAAAAGAGTATGTTAGCTTTGCCACAAATCGCTCTTCTGGTGCAGTTGGTATGCCAAATCTTATTCCATATCTATATTATTTCTGGGATAGAGATGTCAAGAATGGTTATTATACTGAAACTCCAGAAAGATATGCTAAACAACATATTCAAAGACTTATTTATGGTTTAAATCAACCCTGTACTAGAGATGGCTTACAAAGTGCTTTTACAAACACTTCTATTTTTGACCATCCCTACTTAGAGGCTCTTTTTGGTGGGGCAATTTTTCCTGACGGAAAATTTATGATTGATGAGATTGAAGGTATTATGAATTTCCAATGGATGTTTTTAGAAGAAATGAGCAACATTCGTAGTCAGAATATGTTTACTTTCCCCGTTAATACAATTTCTCTTTTGAGAAAAGAAGGTAAGTTTATTGATGAGGATTTTGCAAAGAAAGCTATTAAACATAATATGAAATGGTCAGACAGTAATATTTTTGCCGATAGCTCCGTCAATAGTTTAGCTAATTGTTGTCGTTTAAAATCTAACATTGAAGATTTGGGATTTTTTAATAGTATTGGTGGCACGGCATTAAAAGTGGGTTCTGTAAAGGTATCTACAATTAATCTTGCCCGAATTGCATTAGAAACTACAAATGAAAAAGATTTCTTAAAACTTCTACAAGAAAGGATTAAGGTTAATCTTGAAGCTCTTGATTGCGTACGTCATATAATTGAAAGAGACATTGAAAAAGGACTTTTACCGAATTATACAAAAGGTTTAGTTGACCTTAAAAACCAATATAATACAATTGGAGTTATTGGAATTTATGAAACTATGAAAACTTTTGGCTATGTTTATCAAGATGAGTTGGATAATTCTTTTTATAAAGATGAAGCTTATAATTTTGGTAGAAAAATTTTCAAAGTGATTCATAACACTAAAGATAATTTTATCTTAGATAAAGATTATATGGTAAATGTTGAAGCTATACCTGCAGAACAAGCTGCAGTAAAAATGCAAAAAGCAGATGAACTATTATTTCCCAATAAAGTTGTAAAAGACTTGCCACTTTATGGTAATCAATTTATACCTTTAGGAATTAAAACAACATTGCAGGAAAGAATTAAAATCGCCGCAGCTTTTGACAATTTTTGTAACGGTGGCTCGATTCTGCACGTAAATTTAGAAGGACCTTTTAGTAATTTTGAGCAAGCTTGGGATATGTTAAATTATATAACTAATCAAGGAGTTACATATTTTGCTTTTAATACTAAAATTCAAGCTTGTAAATATAATCACGCTTTCTATGGAAAGACTTGTCCAATTTGTGGAAATCCAGTAGAAAATGAATACACACGAATCGTAGGATTTTACACTCCCGTAAGAACCTATTCAAAAGAAAGAAAAGAGGAATTTAAAATGAGAGAGTGGGAGAAAGTTAATTAATGATAGATAAGAATTTGTTAGTAAATGCCAAAAAAGCTAAAGATTTTATCAATAAAATTCCCTGTAGTGACGATACTAATATCTCTTTAATTTATTTAATTCAAGGTCTTTTTCCCAAAGCAGAACAAAAACTTAAAGAGAACCTTGAAAAAAAGTATATTAGTGGATATATTGATGGAAGGAAGGATGCTTTAAATGGTAATTAAAGGATTAGTAGAAACAGATTTTTGTAATTATAAAAAAGCTTCTATGTTTATAATCTTTCCTAAATGCAACTGGAAATGCGAAAAAGAGTGTGGGAGAGCTATTTGTCAAAACAGCTCTCTTGCACGCAGTCAGGAGTATGAAGTTCCAATAGAGACTATTGTACAAAAGTATTTAAACAATCCAATTACAAAAGCAATAGTTTGTGGCGGTCTTGAACCTTTTGATAGTTATGAAAGTTTAATACAACTTACTAAAAGACTTCGAGAAAAAACAGAAGATGATATAGTAATTTATACTGGTTACAAAGAAGAGGAAATTTTCCCTCAAATTCAACAGATAATTAAATATAAGAATATTATAATAAAGTTTGGTAGATTTTTACCAGACCAAAAAAAGCATTATGATGAGATTTTAGGCGTAAATTTAGCAAGTAAAAATCAATATGCAAAGAGGTACGAATGATAAAAATAATTTTAAATCCCGATTTGGAGAGAGTTAAGGAAATTAAAAACAAAATAAAAGAAAAAGGTGGATATTGCCCCTGTAAGCTTTTTAAAAATGATGATACAAAATGTATGTGTAAAGAGTTTAGGGAACAAAAAGAGGGAGAATGCCATTGCGGGCTTTATATTAAAATATCAGAGGTGTGATATGGTAGTTAGTAATGTAAAAGTGTATGATTTGGAAGAATCTTTAATAGCTAGTGGATATCCAATGAGAGTTAAGTTAGAAGAAAAAAAAGTTAGTGAAAAAGATTTATGTAGAGCAAAAAGTTTAATCAAAGCTTCAGAAAAAGATAACCAAGCACATATTCAATTTTTAACCGGTATAAGAGTTAATTTTGATTTAACTTTTTCTACTAAAGCTTGGGTTGAAGCTGAACGATATCGTTTTTTAGAATTTGTTAGCTCTCAAAGTACAATGCATTGCCTTCCTAAGTTTGAGCTTTCTAATCAATATAATAAGTATGTTGACCCAAGAATTATAAATGTTATGGAAGAAAAAATTAATTTTTATAATCATACTATAGAGTTAAGAAAAACCTCTAAAGACCCAAAGGTCATTGATAACTTAAATAAAATTTTAAAAGAATTATATTTAGAGTTATTGTATTCTAACCCCTGTGGCTTTACTTATACTGCCCGAATGACCACAAATTATCGTTGTTTAAGAAACATTTATAAGCAAAGAAAAAATCATAGACTGCCGGAATGGAAGAAATTTTGTCGATGGATAGAAACTCTTCCCTACGCAGAGGAATTTTTAATAAATTAAAGGAGTAAAAATGAGTAAGATAATTGATTTTCCAAAGGAAACCGAAAAAGAAGTAAAAGAAAATAAAAAGAAAAAGCCCATATTACAAGATACTATGGATTCAATTGGTCAATTTGTAAATTTAGATGGTACAGATGAATTTGTGAAATTATTGTCATTGCCAGATAGGGAATTTCTTCCCTTCTCAAAATTGGTACTTTCCGAATTTGAAGCTGGTTTAAGAGATGCAAATAGTAGATTAGAGATTACCAAAGCTTTAAATAGTAAAGGATTAAATGCAAGTAACTTAGGGGAATTAGCCTCAAAAACTTGTGAAGCTATTGATACTCAGTTATCAGAAATTTTTTCTGTAGTAAAAAGAGATTTTTTAAAGCAATTAATAATGCTTTCGGCAGATGCGGTTATTTCTACTTCTGGAATAGCAACAGAAATTCTTGCTATTCCTTTTGAAAAAGATAAAGAAGCTCTTACGCCAGATTATGCTAATGTTGGTGATGCAGGTATGGATATTTATGCTTTAGAAGATATAGATATTGAACCCGGTGAAACAAAATTAGTTAAAACTGGTATTAAAATAGCTGTACCTTTAGGTTATGAAATCCAAGTAAGACCAAAAAGTGGTATTAGTTTAAACTCTAAAATGAGAATTGGTAATGCCCCTGGCACCATTGATAGCCAATATCGTGGAGAAGTGGGAATTATTGTTGATAACATTGACCCACCAATTAAAGATATAACTTATGATTTCGATGAAAAACATCGACCAATTATAACTTCTATATTGCACGGCTCACCAATACATATAGCAAAAGGGACAAAAGTTGCACAACTGGTTATTAGTAAAGTAGTATCTGCTCACTTGTATCCAGTTAATAAAATTGAAGAAATTGAAGGAAATCGTGGTGGTGGCTTTGGTTCTTCTGGATTAACAAAAAAGGTGAAAGATAATGTCAAAGATTAAAATAGAAGATATTCAAAAAGAAATATCTGCTTTTAATTGGAAAGTGTTATCAACTGAATATAAAAACTTAAATGAAGAGATGGTTTTTGAATGTTCAGAAGGTCATAAAGTTTATAGCTCATGGGGTAAAATAAGAAAAAAACTTATTTGCCCCGTGTGTGAAAAAAATATTTATAAATATAAAGAAAATAAAGTTGTACAAAAAAAAGCTAAGGTTAGAAGAATCTTGGCATTAGACCAAGCAACTCATATAACAGGGTGGTCAATTTATGACGGTAATCAGCTAATTAAGTCAGGTATTTTTGAAACCAGACAAGAGAATGAGATAAAACGAGATTTGGCTTTAAAAGAGTGGTTAATTAATATGATATATCTTTGGCAACCGGATTATATTGGTTTAGAAGATATACAACTTCAACAATTCAAAAAAAATAATGATAATATTATTGGAGTTCAAACTTTTAAAACTTTAGCTCATTTACAAGGCATCTTAATGGCAACTTTACAGGAATTAAATATCAATTATGGACTTTGCCCGCCCGCTACTTGGCGTTCACATTGCAAAGTAAAAGGCACTACAAAAACCGATAAAAAGCGTTCTATGCAACTTTTAGTAAAAGAATGGTTTGATATTTCAGTAAGCAATGATGAAGCAGATGCTATTGGCATTGGAAAATATGTTAGTGAAGTTTTGGCGAAAAAAAATGACATAGAAATATGGGAATAAAAAAAAGAGGGCTTTCGCCCTCTTCTTAATTAATTAAACAAACTTTTCTAATTTATGTGTAATGCGTTCTTTCCATTCTAATAAATGGTCTTCTACTAAATCTTTAAAACAATGACCGTCTTTTTCCTCATCACATAATTTATCAAACAGTTCTTTAGTATGAGGGAAACTTGTGGTTATTCTTTCTTTAGCAGAAGTATATAGAAATTTAGCAACTTCTGGGCATTCATTTGTTAAATGTTTAGCCCAGTCCATCCACATTTCGGCATCTTTTAAATCGTCTGTCATTTTATTATATAATGCTTTATATTTTAACATATTGTCTACCTCTAAGCTATCTTTCTAATAGTAACATTAACATTATTAAAGACAGCCTCTTCTCCAGTGTTTACAAAGGTTAAATTAGTTGTATTATCTATTGCACTGCAACACGGTAGTACTCTAATAATTGTATTAAAGCTAATAGCTACCAAATCTGTTGTACTTGCTGAGGTAGCCGAAGAGGTAGCTCCCGGAACAGCAACCCCATTATTTTGAAGCTGAACAGCTACTGTTCCGGCGGTAGCGGCATTTGTCGCACCAGTACCATTAAAAGTTACATAATAATATCCAGACTTTTTTAAAGTAAAAGTAGAAGTGCCGGCGGAATGGTTAGTTACACAGTTATTTCTAATTGAATTATTATTAAAGTCAATAGTTCCATTAGTAGATATTGTTTGAGAAGTGTTTGTATAACTATTTACCATTCTTAGTCACCTCCTTTAGGCACAATTACAATTACAGCCATAACCCACATTACTTACATTAGTTGTATAAGGTGAGCAAGTAATATAAGCTGGTGTTGGGAACGGGCGAAGCTGATTAATTAGATTAGCATTTTGAGCCTGTTGAGAAAGCTGGAAATTAGCTGTCTGTAGATTGTCACGAAGTGTTTGAATTTCTGTCTCACACATTTTGTCAAGGATTCTCTGTGTATTTTGATTCTGAGCATTAATTACATCACAGAATCCTTTTGACATCTCATATTTAACACCATCAATATTTCGATTTGTTTCGCAGCAGCATTGCTGACTATCAAATCTTGCTTGGTTAATATTAGAGGTTACATTATTAAAGCCTTGACATAAAGCTCCTTCTACACCATTGAAGCCCTGTAGAGCAGTTGTGTTCATAGCATAGAATCCATCACAAAGTCCGTTGCTTAGTCCATCAAGCTTATTTACAATTGTGTTGGTATCAAAACCTCTTTGTAATTCTGCTTGAGTTAAAGCGTTACCTGCGGCATCTCTATTACCAAAACCGAATCCGTTTCCTCCAAAAGCACTAAATGCCCAAATCCATACAAGATAGACAAAGGGATTATTCCACATATTATCCCTATCATTATCTGTTAAAGCTGCGACCGTTGCTGCATCACAATTGTTACGGTTAGTTAAAGCCATTACATCAGCAGCAGATAAACCGTCTGTCATAAAAAATTCCTCCTTTATTTAGAAAATATTTATATTATAACCCTTTTTGGGTTATTTTAAACTGTTAATAAAATTTAAACCATTTTGAATATCTATATCAGATATTCCTTGATTTTTAGCTTGTTGTACTAATTGTTGTAAAGCATTATTATTAATTTGTGGTAAAAATTGTTTGAATTGCTGTTGATTTAATGGTATGTTTTTTGAAGCATTTGTAGAATTATTCATAAACATAGAAAAAGGATTCTGTTTTCCATTTCCCATCATATTCATAAACATACCAAAAGGGTTAGATGAGTTCATTTAATTTTCCTCCTTTATTTATCAGAGTAGAGAGCTTTTTTTCTAGTTCTTCTACTCTTTTTTTATAACTTTGATAGTCTGCTAATAAATTTGTTGTATCCGTTTCTTTTTCCTTTTCCTTTGGAGTTTCATATGGCATTAATTTATATGCCATAAACATTGGGCTTCCATTCTGCATTGTTTTTATATATAACAAGTTCTCGGAAGGACAAAGGGCTAACGATAAACCAACTCCCATTGGTACATTTGCCACCTCTAATGAGTTATTAATTGTGTATACACTACCTTGCGGCTGAGGGAATAACTGAGTAGGTTGAAATTGTACTGACGGAGAAGCGGAAGAGGGATTATTTTGTATTTGATTGTAAAGCTGTTGAAAATTATTAGCCATCACCATTCCTCCTTTATCACTTTTTCTCATCCGATTATAAGTAGAGAAAAGCATAAGTAAGTATAATTTTTTTGGTAAATTTTAATGAAAACTGAGATGTTTGTTTTAAAAAGAATGTGGAAAATCAACAAAATTTTCTAAAAAAGAGAGGCATTAAGCCTCTCTTTTATCTTATGATTTCATTAAGTTGTTTTTGTAATATATTTATGTCTGTTGTAATATTATTTAATTGGTTTTGAGTCGTAAGTGAAGAAGAAACATTTGAATAATTACCCGTGCCATATTCTACATTTTTTATGGTTGCAGCCATTCTTTGGAATAAATCTTCGTAATCAGTTCTATAATTTTGAATAGTAATTTTAGTTTCAGCAGGGTTATCTAAATTATGATTAATCTCAGATACAATAACTTCTTCTTTATAAGGAGTTATTTTTTCTTCATCTGACCAACCAAAAAATTCAGTATCTTCTATAAAGGTTTTATCTCTAATCTTAAAATCATATAGTTTAAATTCTGGTAAGGCAGAAATTTCTAAAGCATCAATTGTATAGCTGACTTTAGGAAAAGCATTTTCTCGTGCCTTTTCTATTGCTGAGAAATAATATATATTATCATCCATAAAGTCTTCTGACATCCAAGTTCCTTCTTGAATAAAGGCAGCATATTTATCATAGAAATCTCGTAAAATTTTAACTTTTTGTTGGCTAATCGAATTAATTGAAGTTAAAATGCTATTATAATTTTTGCGTGCTGTAGTGTACTTATTATTATAATCTCTGTAGATACGCTTATAAGCGGGAATTAATTTTTTATAATATTTAATAGTTTCTATGTAGCTAGTAAATAGTTTGTTGTTTTTAAATTCTTTAAAATAAGAATCATTGTTTTTAGTCAGGTAGTTGGAATAGCTTTTACCAGTTAGTTCATAGAAATTATTATAGTATTCTGTTAATAGTTTATTTATATTATCTACACCAAGTTTATAAGTTTCAACCATAGCTAAATACTTACTTTTTAAAATGCTATAAGTACCCAGATTTTTACTGTATTGTCTATTATTATTATTTAATTGTCTTAATAAATAACAACAATTATCATAATTCTTTAAAAATAGTTTTTTTGAAATTAATCCTTGGTTAATATAATAAGACAAATCTAATATAAAGTTTTCTCCAATCGGATTGTTTTCAGCTCTTGCAATAGAGCAGAATCCATTCTCTCCATATTCATTAGAATTACTTTTTACTATTAATTTTGTAGAAATATTAGAAGAATCTATCGACCTTTGAATTGATTTTAAGTTAATACCATATTTAAATCCTGCATTATTAACTTGATACTGTTTTCTTTTAAAATATAAATATTTTAAAGGTTTATAAGTTTGTGTGTCATATTCTATATCACCCCGTTCAGAATGAAGAATCTCAAAATCCATCCAACAATCAAAAGTTTCGCATAGTTTTAGTAAGATATCATAAACATTGCTTTCTGTTGCAACAATTGAATTTTTCTTTTCGTAGGTTAAATCAATTTTAGGAATAAAGCTTGGGTCATCATAATATCCTTTATATTCATAAATCATTTTATTAGCTTCGATAACTCCCTCATTATCACCGGGATTAAAATAGTAATAAATTGTATTATTTACATTGTCATTAACTTCTGAAGGATAAATTAAATTACCGTCCTTATCTCTATATTCTTTAAACAACTGACAATCTGCAATTCCGACATAAGATTCTCCACCTGCGCTATAAACTACATCTCCAAGTATGAATAATCCAAAATTATCCTTAATCAAATCAGAATATTCTAAATTACCATATTTTGAGTCATCATAATGATAATCTCCAAAAGCCACTAAATCATAAATTCCATATATTCCTTCACCTTTGACTGTTGATGTCTGAGTAAAACCTGATACATTCCAAATATTAGACATTATTAATAAATCTATCATATCCTCGTGAGGAATACCAGAAACTTCTTTAGTTAACCCCTTTGTTTTTGACCAAGTTGTGGAAGTATCCCTGTTATAATTTTCTTTATAGGCGTATGTGATATTTGTAGCGTGAGTTTTAGGATTATAAAAAGAGTAATTATTAAAAATTCTAAACCCGTTATAGCTTAAACTCTTAGAAGTACTATCGTTCCATAAAGATTCTAAAGTAGTTTTTCTTTCTCCATTTACATCATATCTAAAATAATTTTCATTCCAAATAATCATATTAATTGGAGAAAAATAATATTGTTTTCCATCTTGAGGAAAAGTATAGGTAAGTTTTGTATTTTTATTATTTATTAATTCTTGAAGAGTCCATTCTCTTAAATTTAAACCGTCCTTCGGCTTTTGTCCAGTATAGTCTCCATATCCACTAAAATACTTAATCATCTCTCTGCCCGGACCTTCTTCTCTAGAAGTTAATATATAAGCTATTCTACTAGTATCTGGGTCTCGCGGATTATATTCTGTGCCAGAGGGGAAATTTACTTGTTTAATAAAATTAACGGCATTACTTTCTGTACTCCAATAATTAGCTAAATATCTTTGCACAAAAAATAATGGCGCCCCACCATCTTTTAATACAGTATTATTATAATATACAGGCACAAGTGAATTTGTATATATATCTTTTTCTGAGGCTAAATTATTAGTATCATTATTAAAAGAGATATAAGGAGTTATTAAGTTCTCTTTAGACTCATTTAAGGCAGCGTTTTCTATATTACTATTATATTTTGCGATAACTGGATGTAATAAATTAAGTGGTAACATATCATTATTTAAAACAGATATAGATAGAGCATATTTGTCACCCTTATTAAGTTGATTTATAGTATAACTATAATCAGAAAAACCAGTATTATACAAACAAGGAAAATAAAATCTATTATATCTACTATGCAAAGTATTACCAAATAATTTCCAGTTTAAAATAGGAACTTCAGAAGCTTTTCTTGTTAATGCAGCATCTTTAGTTTTAATTCTTGAAGTTAAATCTAAAGAAATTAAATTGGTAACTGCTGTTTTTCCATTTTGATTACATGTATCTAAAGTTTTCCAACCATCAGTAGAAATAAAATTATTAGGATTAGTAATATAATTCTCTACTAATGGAGTAGCTTCATATTCTTTTTCTTGGTAACCATAATATGTTGTATTGCCCTTAGTATATAAATCACAGTATTTATCTAATAGGGGATAATATCTTTTCTCTTGTGGGGAATAATATCTATCAGCTCGGTACAATAGATTTAGAGTGTAAGATAATATTAAAAAAGAACTATTTTTAGTAGGAATTACAATATCATTATTTTTATAAGTAACATCACTAATCATATAATAATTTTGATTAGATATTTTATTACTACTTTCTAAAGGTGGGTCATCAAGATAATAAATACAAGACAAAGTATTTTTTTTAGCAGATACCTCTCCGTAGAAAAAGCATAATTTTCCTTCAGGCTTTAGATTAAGTGTTGTATCTTCAAAAATTAATTGTCCTTTATTATTTAATTCACATTTTTTACAATTAATTGTATAAATTCCTTCTGGAATAGTAGCAATATAAATGTTATCTTCTAAGGTTTGAACCAAAAAATCTGATTTTGTTTTGTTTAAACTATAGTTCGTTTCTTGTATTGCCCGCTCTGCCAATTCAAAAATATTTCCTGTGTTATTTTCCAATTCTGTATTGTAAGTAATATTAAACCCTACCTTAGAAAGTTCATTTTTAATAAGGCTTTCTGCTTGGTAAGTAATCTTATAATTTTCAGTCATTTCGCTGATGTTTTTAATTATAAAATCATACCACTTATCTTTATATTTAAGTTTTACTTTTCTTTCATTAATTAAAAGAGGTAAATATGGGTTATCTATTAATTTTCCCGTTTTATTATCATAATATTTAGCATAGATAGAGAAAGTTAAAGTATTATCTTCATTTTCTTTTAGAGATAAATTACAATCAAATGCTGCGGCTGGATTATTAGTATCTGCATCTTTTAGAGTACAAAGTTTGTTTTCTTTTATAAATGTATCTGGCTGATTTAATGGGGTAAATAGTAAATCAGTGATAGTTAGATTGTCTAAAGCAGAAGAAATAGAATTTTCAGTTTCTCTACCTATTAATAATAGAAAATCTCCTTCTAACTTATAAGGGGTACACCAACCAATAAAAGTCTCGGGAAGGACAAAAACAGAATCTGTTCGTGGGCCAATACCCATTCTTTGCCAAAGACCAATGCGACGAGAATAACTACTGTTTAAACTAACAGTATCAATAACGATATCAAAATTAAAAGTTTGGTTAAATACATCTCCTGTAGTTTGTAAAGATTGTAGCCAAAGTGATTGTTCACTATTTTCCCCGTTTTTCCAAACAATATTTTGTTCTCCGGCTGAAACCATTGTTGTCATAGAGTCATCTGTGTATTGGATTAATTTAATTGAAGTAGCAGTCTTTCCTTCATTAGAAACCTTAAAATAATATTTTGGAGGGATTATATCTTCCAGTGCATGAGAGCCTTTTTTAAATGAACCATCTTTAAAGAAGCTAACTAATTTATCTGTTCCAACTGGTTTTTGCAAATATAATTGTAATGTAAAGCCAAAAGAAGAGCGTGGGTCATCCAAAGTAAAATTATTTAATTGATAAATTACTCCATCTAAAGGAGTATTAGGTCGATACCCAACCTCAAGGCCCCTACTAATTTTATCCCACTCTTGTTGTGATAAAAATTGCCCAGTGGTAATTTTAAAATTTTTACATCTTAAAAAGATTTTATGCCTTTTTTGTGGCTGTATCCAATAACTAGTAGTTCCTAAACCTTTTGCATAGGTTTTCAAAAAACTAAGGGAATATGATTGTGGAACTTCCGTAATGATGTGACTAGACCCATATAAAGCTTCTTTTTTATTAATCATTTCAGGAGGATTTTTTTGAAATTTAAACTTATCATGAGTTGTAATAGGTTCTAAATAATAACTTAAATCATTCAAGTCACTATAATATCCTTGACATATGTTTATATAATCATAATCTGTAGGCTTTTCCACATTTTCCCACAAACTAATCTCATATTCATTATTCATTTTTTATACCTCCTTAATAATATAAATAATCATAATCTAAAGTTACATCACGACCAGACCAGTCTGGGTCAACCGCCCCGCCTAGACGGTCTATTTTTAAATAACTAACTCCACAAGGAATTTGAAAAATATCTCCCTTTGTAATATATCCATTTACTATTATTTCCAATCCTTTATTATTTTTTAAAGTTATAAGTTTAGTTAAGCTATTGATACAATAAGATTTAAATTGGATTCCTTCAAAATCTTCTCTAATTGAGGTTAAGCTTAAAACAAAATATTTAGCTTCTTCTTTGTTTTCATTTAATAAACTAATTTTAATTTCTCCTATAGAGGAATCAGTAGATAAATAATTAAAATTTAAAATAAAAGAAGTTTCTATATCGCCGGGATTATATAAATTTAGAAGGTGGTTATTATCCTTATTTATTGTATCCTTTTCTATTCCATTTGCAGTTTTTTCTTCTATTCCACTAGCTTCAATCCACTCATCTTTATTATTATAAATGAAATCCCATTCTGGAATATTATATAGATTATATTTTTCCTCATATTTAAAACGACTTCTTGCATAAGGGAAGTATGCTATAAAATTCAAAGTTCCTTCACCCTTATAAATTCTCTCCCCGTTTTCTTCAAAACAAATATATTTTAAATTGGGAGTTCCATTAATCTTTACTTTATATACTTTATAAGGGGTTTCATCAAAAATTAAATCTTGCGGCTCTGTGTTGCTTAAAACTTGCTTTAATAATCGCAACTGTTTTTCTGTTAAAGAATCAAAAGCAATGGGGATATCAAAAATTCTTTGAGTGTAATCAGAACCAAAATAAAAAGTTTCATTTCTTCCAGTTACTGTCGCTGTTCTATCGGTATAAGTTGGAAGTAGGTTTTCAGTAAACCTACTTCCATCACTTACTCTTAAAATTCCCAGTTCGGAAGAATGAAACTTGCCAATTGTAAAGCCGATATAATCGCCCTTTAAAAGTTGCATTTGTTTCACTCCTTTATCTCATAAAACTTATAGCGTTGACATTTCTATATCTTGCATCACTAGCAATAGATTTTTTTACTTGTTTTGCCAACTGTTCTACATCATAATCTTTCTCAATTTTATCTACATTTATGTTAACTTCTACATTAACATCTCCAGTAGATTGAGAAGGAATACTATTATTATTATTATTATTCTTCATTACACTAGATAACACTTCTTTTAGAGTTAAGAAATTTTGTGTATCTTTTGCGTTTAATATTAACTCTGGAGAACTCTTAGTACCATCTAACCAAGCTGGACCAGTAAAGTCTGCTAGACCACCTTTTTTATATTGAGGAACTGACTTGATGGCAGAAGATTTAAACCATCCAGTATATCCCGAAGTTTTGTGGTGTCTAACTAAAACATAACCATTCTGTTCGCTAAGTACAATATAATTAGGGTCATAATCAAAATATTGATGACCGCCGCCTTGTCCAGAAGAATTTGCATAAATTCGAGTATTTGGGTCAACTTTAATTTTACTACCAACCCTATATTTTTTATTGTTAGAATTAGAACCTTGTTTTTTGCTTGAAGTAGAATTAGTTTTCTTACTTGTAGAAGTTTTAGTCCAATTTCCTCCAGTTTCTAAAGTTCTAAAGGTTCTACCATCGGGCATTAAGAATACATCATTATAAGTTGTGTAGCCTCCTTTACCCTTTACTCTAACACTACCATCTGATTGAATAACTCCAGTTTGTTGCTTACCATTACCATCAGTAAAAGTAATACCTTGACCGCCATAATAGCCTAATTTTTCGAGTTGCCTATCTTTTGCGTAGGTACTAATAGATATCTTAGCTGATTGTTCAAGAGTGTCTAACCAATCCATTTTTTGCATTGAAGATAAACCAGAAAAAGTATCTTCTTTCTTTAACAATTTTTCTAATTCACTACCTTTTAATAACGCCCCAGTGGCAGTAGTTCCTTTGTTGATTAAAGTATAAACTTCATTCCAATATTTACCTTCGTTTTTAGCAACATCTAATTGTGCCTGCATTATACTGATTTGAGTTTGACGTTGGTCAGAAGCTTTCTCGTTTTGTTGTTCTATCTCACTCAATCTTTGGTCAATCAAATTATCAGTATAATCTTGTTCTTGATTAGTTAATTCTTCCTGTAATTGTTTTATAGCTAATTCGTTTGAACCCGAAGTATCTAATTGTAGATAAGCTAATTGTCTTTCTTTATCAGTAATTTCTTTTTCTGTTTTTTGATTATTGCGGTCTTGACGAATTTTATCTAAATTCTCTTGAATTGCACTCATCAAAGCATCATTACTATTATTAATAGTTTCATCTAAATTAGATAAGTTATCAATAATCTTTTGTTCTCGATTTAAAATAGCGTCATAAACACGCTGTTCAAAATCCATCGTGTCTTCTCTACCTTGCTCTTCAAGTTCCTTTAAAGTATCAGTATATTCGTCAATTGCATCTTCTGCATCATTCATAGAGTCTTGAAGTTCTTCCAATTTGGAAATATATTCTTCTATTCTATCCCCCAAATCATTATCAGTAACTCTATTAATATTGCCCCAATTAATTTCAATTGTATTGTCTTTCCAGTTGTAAGCTGCGTATTTTTTAAGGTCAGAGTTCCAAGAAACAGTATCTTTGATTTCTTGTTTACGATTTACATACATTTGTTGTTGTAATCGTATTTCTTCTTCAAGAACTTTAACTTGACTTTTATAGTTTTTATAAATATCTTTTGCTGTTGATTTCCTATTCTCTAAAAGTCGGTCATATTTCTTTTCAAGTTTTTCTCTTTCCCTTAGTTTCGCATTAATATCAGCAGTTAAGTTATAAAGCCAATCATATGTATTTTTCCAAGGTTCTTCTTCTTTTGCAGAGGAAGACTTTTTTGTTGACGACTTTTTAGTCGAAGCCTTTTTGGTTGAGGCTTTTTTAGTTGAAGTATCGTAATCAGAAGTTTGACCTTCTTTTCTTTCATATCCACGAGCAAAACTAAAGAATTTTTGCTGATGACTTCCCTTTAAAATATCTTTGGTTTCATCAGCAGGGAAAATAACATCATCTTTATTAACTTTTGTAATTTCTGGGCCTTTCGCTCCCAGAAGTTTAGCTTCACCTTTTTTATTATAAGATAGCTCTGGACCTTCTTCACCAACCAAAGCATTGGAAGAAACTGGAGCTTTTTTAGTTCCTTGGGCAAAAGACCAACCTTTTCCCGTTGAAAAAGTAGGGGGTTTATTTAAGTTGATTCCAAAAGTATTGGATAGAACTTTACCGAATTGTTGAGGTGGTCCTTGTACTTCTAGGCTTTCATTATTTAAAATTTGATTTAACAGCTTAGCGTCTTCAATACAGTCTAAAATGGCCTGGTCTATATTATTTCTAATATTAGTTCCCGCCTCACTAGTATCGACCGTAGTAAAACTATCTGTAATGGCTTGAGCATAAATAGTTGCGTCGGCTTTTGTTTGAGCTTCTTCTAAAGTTTTAGCAACCCCATTTTCTTGAACTTCAGTCAGCTCTAAATCATAACCCTTTAATTCAATTGTGCCATCTTTATTTTCTAAGTTATCAATTTGTTTTTCTACTGCTTCGTAAATTAAATCATCTTTAACCCCTAAAGAAGAAAAGGTATTAACAAGTTCATCTAAAGAAGCTTTACCATTAATAAAGGGGTCTAGCCCTCTATTTTTCTTACCCCAAATTTCTTCCATAAGGGACTGGACATTTTTAAGTTGAGTTTCAGTATCGTCGTCGCTACCCAAATCAAAAATTTTTATTTCTCCAGAATCTTTGATTCTTTTTTTAATGTCTTCTACGGTAGTTAATTTATCAATATTGATATCTAACTCTTTAGCTAAATCTTGCCATACTGTTAACTCATCTTTTCCATAAAGTTTACCATAATTAGTTAAATCTTTTGTATTGATAATAGTTTGTGTTTGTGTCTTTTGAACTTTTTCAACTGAACCACTACCTACTTTAGTTTTCCATTCATTTTCTAAAGTACTAATTTGATATTCACTTTTCTTTAAGAAATCAGACCAACCTGCGGCATAATCATTCTCTCTTAATTCTTGAGCTAAATCTCCAGAATAATTTTTAAAATCAGTGAGCATCATTTTAGCATATTCTTCGGTAACATTATAAGATTTAGCAATTTTTTTAACTACTTCATTAGTTGAAAATTTTCCGACATCTAAATCAATACTACCATTAGAAAGTAAAGATACTCCTAGCCCCTCTTTCTTTAGAGCTTGAGCATAATCGCTATTTGTTGCCAAATCTTTCCAAGCACCATAAAGATTATTATAAAGTTTCTTTAACTTCTCTCCATAAACTTTAGTTGCTTTTTCTAAATCTTTATTAGCGGCTTTTTCAAAATCTTCACCAAAGAATAGGTCTAAATAGTTATATAATTGTGTATTACCATAAGCCCCTTCTTTAAGCCAATTGGCAACTTTTTCAACAATATCATTAACTTTATCCCCAACCTCTCCTTCATCAATACCGGGGTCAAAATTGTCTAATAAATCAACTGATTCAGCTACTACATTATTTAACTGTTGAGTGCTATCTGCCAATTCTAACAATCCATTAGTTACATCCTCAATTCCTAAATCACCAGAACCAACTGCCGCAAGCGTATCTGCTAAAGTTTGGGCTGCTATATCTGTATTTTCTAAAACATTTTGAAGTTCAGTAGATTCTTCGGCATATTCTTCCACTTTAGAAGCAGTTATTTTATCGCCTTTTTTAAGGGTCTTAACAATGTCTTTCTGTATATCTTCAAAACTACTAGCTTTAAAGAATTCCTGCATTTGAGCACCGACACCATATGCTACTTGACCTACTTCTGCCATACCCTTAGCAACTTTTCTAATTTCCTTGTTACTACTTGCTAATCCCTTTTTAATTGCAGTAGCACCCTCAATAGCGCTATCCCAATTAACATTTTCAAGGGTTGAAGAGAATTTATCCATATATTCTTTAATGTATTTATCAGATTTATTAGATAGTCCATCAAAAACAGTGGATATTACTGAAGTAGTCCCTTTTTCTCCAAATTTTTTCAACAAAGTATTTTCAAAATTAGTTATAGAAGAGGCTTGTTGAGCGTTTAATTTTTGAATTACAGCGGAATAACTATTTAATCTTTTTTGGGTATTGTCATTTTCAGTTGCTTTTATAGCTGTACCAAATAGTTGCTTTTTTTGCCGTAATTGCGTAGTATGTATATCGGTCTTTGCTTGCTCAAAAGCTTGAGTTAATTCTTCTACGGTTGTACCCATTTCAGAGGCTAGTTCACTTGCACTTTTATCCATTTTTTTCAAATAGGTATCAAAATTATCTAGTTTATTATAATCTAAAGTAGTATCTCGATTTAAAATTCCAATAAACTCTTTCTGGTCAGTTAATGCCATCTTAGAAATTGCCTCATAGGCATTATTTATATATTTTTGATAATTTTCGCCCACTTGTTGTGATGCTAATTGAAATCTCATCGCATCTTCTTCCATATCAGAAGCGATTTTAGAGATATCTCCACCGTAGAAAGCATCTGCATATTTTTTCTTTAGGTCGTCTCCGCCAACGCTATCAAGGTCTCTTTTTGCCTTTTCTACCTCTTCCTGTAAGTTGCCACTTATTTGAGATAATCCATTAGCTAATCCTTCTGATAAGCCAGAATTTTGTAAAGCGTCGCTAATCCCTTGTAACATTGTAGTTTTAATAGCAGAGGTATTTAATTGGTCTTTAGCCTCCTTCGCTAATCTACTTCCTTCAAAGTCAGCAGAACCATCTACACTTTTATAAGTAGCTGCAGAGCCACCACCTGCTGCTATTTTATCATTTAATGGAGAAAAAATATTTTTATTTAAATCGGCTAGCATTGCTTGAATACTGTTAGCACTATAGGTAACACCATTAATTGTCAAATCTTTAGTATTAGCCTGAACCCAATTCCATACATCAGTTGATGTGTTTTCTAATCCAACTGCCGAATCTTTTAAAAGGTTTTGTTCTTCAACACTACGGTCGGTTGATGCCTGAGCCTCCTTTTTTATAGCTTCCAATAAAGAATTATATTTTTCATAGCCTTCTTTAAAAGTTGCTCCCTCTTCAAGCGTCATTCCAGAATCCGAAAGCCCATAAACTTTTTCTCTTGCTGCACTTTCTTTTTCATTAATGTCTTTTTGCTGTTTTAAAAGTTCGGTATATTGAGAGCCAACAAGAGTGGAAGTTTGTAATTTAGAAACTTTTTCCCCTTCTTCTTTAAGAAGTTCATTTTGCCCCTCTTCATTTAAAGTTAACAGACCAGATTTATCAGTAGTAATATATTTGGCTAATTGAGGATAAGTTTCAAGCAACTTAACAACTTCTTCATTAGCTTTAATTAATTGGTCCTTCCATTCACTTGTGCCAACTGTTAAATCTTCTAAAGATTTAACTATTTCATTATAATTATCAAAAGATTCCTGTAAATCATCATAAGCCGTTTTCGCATCGTTAGCAGCTTCTTTAGAATCTTTTAAGGCTTGGGTGGCTTGCTCAATTTTATATTCAATTGAAGCTTTTTTAATTGCATCGGCAATCCACCAGATGGCTCCAGCTATAGCTGCTAGTCCTGCTAAAACCCAACCTACTGGCATTGATGCTATAGCGGCATTTAAAACTGAGGTCGCACTTGCTGCACCATTGGCAGCAATAGCCTCTACCTCTTCTGCCGAAGCTAATCCTAAAGATTGCATTATTGCTAATCTTTTTGCTTTATTACAGAATAGTAATGCTGCATAAGACCTTGCTTTTATACCAATACCAACATTTTCTTGATTATTTTCTGCGATTAAGTTTAAGAAATAACGCTTAGAACCATCAGATAATTCATCATTAAGACTTATTCTCTCTGATATTTTTGCGGTATCTTTATTTAAATAAAGAAGAGATTGTTTATTGGTGTCAAGTCCTAACTTTTGAATTGAATTAAGACCTTGTTGTGTGGCACCTAAATTTTTAAAGATATTTGTTCTTTCTTTATATAAATTATTAAGAGAAGCTACAGATTGTTCGACTGCCTCACCTTTATTAGCTTTATCTGAACCCAAATATCCAAGTGCATTTCCTATAGCGAATTTATCATCTTCAGATATGGCATTTTTTAATTCGTCTCTAGCGGCTTGGAAAAGTTTTGCCGATTGTTGATATTCTAAAGTACTTTGTTTTACTTTGTCAGAGGCCTGTGATATTTGTCCTTCAAGTCCAGAAATCTTACCTAAATCATCCATAACTGAAACTTGAGCTTTTGAAGGCTCTGTATTTTTACCAATTAGAGAGTTAAATTTCTCTCCGAGTGTTTTAGCAGTTTTTTCGGTTTTGTCTTTATCTTTAAGGACGCCATCCATAAAGTTTCCAACCCAATCTAAACCTGCTTCAAAGCCTTTTTTGCCAAGCTTTAAGCCAACAATGATTGTACCAACTCTAAAAAGTCCTCCACCAAAGTCGCCTAAGCTATCTGCAATATTATTAATAACTGATAGTAAGTTTGTTAACGCATCAACTACAAATTTAATAGCATCACTGTTAGCCAGACCCATAGCGAATCTATCCCATTCATCTTTTAATCTAGCCAACTTGGCATCCATAGATTCCATAGTTTTTTCAAACTGAACGGCAGATGCACCAGCACTGTTGTTTGCGGCATCAACCAATTCCATTGTACGGTCATAGTTATCCATCATTGCTATGAAACGTGACTGCTGTCTACTACCGGCTGCCATAGTTGCAACATATCTTTGGGTTGCGATATCAAGACTATCCCATTTACTTGCTAACTCTAAGAAAATTTCATCCAGACCTTTAGCTCCAGTAAAGAAGTCTTTCAAAGAGATACCAACTGACTTTAATGCGGCGTCAACTTTATTGATATTAACTTCTTCTCCTTCCACATCAAAGATTTTAGAAGGACTGGATTTCATTTCGGTAAAACGAGCGATGATTGTTTTCATAGCTGTACCTAGATTTTCAGCCGATTCACGAGTCGTTTCAATCATTTGAGCAAGAAAGGCTGTAGTTGTCTCAAATTCCATATTCGCTGAGTGAGCAATTGAAGCAGTCCTTGTCATAGCAGAAGCTAATTCATTAGTATCAGATGCAGTAACTGCGGCTAATTCAGAATAAACATCATTAACTCTTTGAGCCGAAGTTTCATCTAATTCCATGTTAAAACCACGTAAGGCAGCTGTCATAAGGTCGGTAGCTTTTGCGTTATCCAAATTAGCAATACGAGCCATCTTCATCGTTTCAGTACCAATCTGGGTAGCCTCATTTACATCAAGACCTTGCTGGTAATAAAGAGTTAATGTTTCATATGCCCCTTTAATTGTAGTGCCTAAATCCTCTGCCATTCGAGTATATTGTGGTAATTTATCCCACATATCGCTGACATTAAAGTCGGTAACTACAGCAGTTTCTGTCATAGCCTCATCTAGGTCTTGAACAGTTGTAAAAGCTGACCTTACTGCTCTTTGGAATAAATTAATTGTATTTTGTAGACCGAAGAAATATTTAACTTGTTGTCCTAATTGTTCGACTTCTTGTCTAGCATTTTTTAAAGTTTCAGCTGAACGACTAACTTGATTAATTGTAGTCCCCATATTTCGAATGGGCTCTTTAGTTTGTTCAGAAGCTGTACCAATTGATTTAATTGCAGAGCTAACTTTTTCTAAATCTTGCTCAGGCAAATTTAATATAGCACTTTTAATTTCTTCAATTCCTTTTCCAGAAAAATCTAAAGAGGTTATCTCAGTTAATTTTTGTCTTAAATTATTTAAATGAGTTTCAGAAGTAGAAAGGTTATCTATTTCTGTTTTTAATTCACTAATTTTATTTTCCCAAGCAGATATTCTTGCTGTAACACTAGTAATACTACTATTATTATTATTAATTTGAGTATTAAGAGAGGTAAGATTTTGTTTTGCGATTTTAAGCTCTGCTCCTACTTTCTCTAAACTAGCACTTAAATCAGTATATTCTGATTTATTGTAGGCTTTTTGTCCACTTTCGTCACGAAGTTTTTGCTGTTGTTTTTTAATGTTGGTTTGCTCGTTTAATAGTTTATTATACTTATCGCTGGCTTGAACTTGTTGTTGAGCTAAAGCAGCACCCGACTTTTTTAAAGACTCTTCTTGAACTTTCGCATCTTCTAATTTCTTCTCATAGCTCTTTATAGAATTGATTTTATTTTCTATTGCTGTTTTTGTGTTATTAACAGCATTATAATATTTTTTTAATTCAGTTGTAGCTTTACTTGTTTTTTCGATAGTATCTTTAGAAATTAAACTTCTTATAGGTTTTCCATTTAATTCGTCAGTGTATCCATTAATTATTTTAAGCAAGGCTTCTACTTTCTTATAAGAAGAAGTTATTTTATTAACATCAGAAGGTCCTTTTATTTCCATATTAGAAGCTTCTGTTAATTTTTGTATTTCATTATTAATTTTTTTAAAGGTGCTATTAATTTCTGTAGTTAGACCTTTAGATAAATTAATTTTAGAAAAAGAATCTTGCATTGTTTGAACGCTAGTTTTTAAGTTAGATAAATCTACTTTTGCGTCAAACACTATATTTACTCTTTTATCTCCCATTTTGTCCTCCTAATAAAAAAATCGACATTAACCAGTAAGTTAATGTCGATTTATTATAAATCACTATCTATATCATCATTTAAAAAATATTGTTCAAGAACAATTTTATTACCTCTTGAACCAACGGGAATTCCAACTAATGAAAAATTAGCTACCATTGGTGAAGCATTCTCTCCCAGAGTCATAGATAAATCAGACATCAACTTTACTTTAGGAATTTTTATTATTCCTGTTTTTATATGTCCAGTAACATCATCCTGAGTCTTTGTCTTAGCTTCTAAGCTTAAAAACCCAGAAATTAATTGTTGTCCAATTACTACTTTTTCTCCACCATTAGTATAGTTAAAGTTATAAATTGCCCTAATATTTGTGAAAGGGGTATTAATTTTATAGACTTTATCTTCTACTTTGCTATAATTAATTTTTTCTTGCGTTTCTTTATCATAAAGAAATAATTTATCAGCTGGAATATATTTTAAAGTAACCAATCCGTTTTCATCACTTTCAAGATTATTTTCAGTTTGTGTTACCTTTATTGGAGTTTTTGTGTATTTTAAAATTTTAGAGTTACTTAATAGAGCAAACTGTTCTTTAGAAAAAATTCCGTTTGAAAAATTAACAGTAACTTCCTTAGTTTCTTCCCAAAAAACTCTATCTTGGTTGTTATATCCGCCTGATGCACGAACTTTATTTTTAATTTCATTAAAGTTAGAAATGGTGATTTTATCAAAAAGAGCAATTGTTTCTCCTTCCTCAAATACTTTTCCAAGTATCTCTATAGGATAAGTAAGTTTTAAATGCATATCATACAACTCTTTGAAACCTAATTCTTTCTCCATAATTCCTCCTAAAAAAATAAACGGCAAAAGCCGTTTATTTTATATTAGATTTGTGTGTCTTCAGTAGCTCCTGTTATACTATACTTAACAAGCTTCATCATCTTACCGTCTGATGGACGCATAACACGAAGATTCATATTAAATACTGAGGGGTCTCCTTCAGCCTCAAGAGTAATTGTGTTCTCTGACTGAACCTTAGCCTTTTGTATTATGAATTGGAAAAATTCATCCTTACCTGTTACTTCAGAACGAGCATAAGTATCTCCTGTTACATAATAAGTGCCAGGGAAAGAATTAGCTGAAATTTCAATCTCTTGACCATCTACTGCTAATTCAGAAACTAAGAAATAAGTTTCACCGGCTGTTAAAGTTGTTGAAGCTGTTGAATCTGCGAGAGTTTTCTTAGTACCCTTTTCTACTCCCTTCGCATCATAAACCTTTGCGTCATCCGGAACTGCTACTACCTTTCCGCCCGGAAGTTCAATATTTGTAGGAACTGTTTTTCCTTTAAAAGTGATTGTTTTAGTGATTTTTGTAGCTGATGAAAGAGTAGAATCACCAAACATAATAGCTAAAGATTTAGCAGAGAATAGAGCATCTTCTAGAGTAACTGTAATTTCCTTACCATAGTCCCAAATAATAAGTGGCGGATTACCTTTACCACCTCTAGCTTCAGCTTCTTCTGCTGTTTGTTCTATTGTTGATACTTTTAAGGTATCTAAATAGAGAACTGCAGCACCACGAGTACCATCGGAATTAATATCATAAAAAGTTACATCAGCGACTTCTTTGATACCATATCTTTCTAGTATGTTAGCCATATTATAGCCTCCTATTCATTTAAATTTTCTATCCAATATTTAGGTTTAACTTTTTTGGAGTCGGCGCCGGCTAATAAACTCTGGATATCTAAGTTATAAGCCTCTTGATGTCTTTTTCTATCCATAAGTCGGACTCCTGCGACATATGGTATCTGCCTAATATTAAGTGGATTAATACCCAAATCCATACAGCAAATTGACTCCATTACAGTATTTAAAGAAATTCCCTTTCCAGATTTTGCTTTAATTTTATCTCTATAACGAGCTTTTGCTTTAATACGAGCAATACGTGGGTCTTCATCTGCAACATATTCTTCAACCATTTCAGCCCCAGAAGCAAGTCTGATTAAGTTTTGAAAGTCAAAAAAGTCTTCTTTGTTTATCAATCGTAACTCATCTAAAGAGGAGATTGAGATTATAGTTTTATTAAAATCGCCAACCATAATTGCGTTAGCATTAAATAAAAGAGTTACTGGTTCTTTAATAAAAAATTCTATACCTTTTTGAACTTTTTGGGCATAATCTTCATTGCTGGCTGCAGTAGCCATTATATACTCAAACGGAGTTGGCATTTTCTCCACTTTATCAAATAAGTTTTGTTCATTAAACATATCTAATATATCTTCTTGTTGAAGGAACAAAATTGAACGATACAAAGGAAAAAATTTATCTTTTATATCTAAAAAAGTTGGAGGATAAATAAAAATATCTTTTTTTTTAAATTCAACAGGTAAATTTAAAAAAAATAAAGATAAAGCTTCAGATTTATTAATCATAGCTAGTTATTTTAAAAACCTGCTGATAACAGGATACTTCTGTAGTTAAAAAATTTAAAGAAAAATCTCCTCCACTAATTTTTCCTAACCCATTTACACTTTTATCTTTTAAGCTTTTTTGAATTTCACCCATTATAGCAAATGGGCGTAAATTACTATCTTTTATAGTCCATTCGGTAAAAGGAACAAAATTTTCTACTACAATTGTAATATCTTTAAATTCAGAATTAATTAAATTAATATCGCCGCCCTCAACTCTAATTGCAACAATAGAGTTAGCGGTTTCTTTAGTATCTACATAAGGAACTATTTTAATTAATTTACTTTTTATTTCTTTATTTACTATATCTAAAGGAATATCATTCTCAGCTAAAGGATTTTTATTATTATAATATAATAATTTAATAAGATTTTGATTAGCTAAAAGCCTCTGCATAATTTTTTGTAGGTTAAGACCTATTTCCATACAATTTCTAACCATTTATTCACCCTCCTCTAACCAATAAATGTCCTCTTTTTTATCTTCTTCATTGATTTCAGGTAAAGGACTCTTATCCATTATATAAATAGGGTCAACTGTAACATATTCAACACCTGGGGTTGAAATAATATCATATCCAGTTACTCGATAGCCTTGTTTAATATTTTTAATCGTAATTTCAAAATAGCTTTGTTTTTGGAGATTTTCGTTTAATGGTAGGATTAAAAAATTAGAATTACTATCTTCTAAATATATTACATTAGCACTACTTGATTTAATAGTATCTGTAATGGCTGCTGTACCTTTACCGTGAAAATATGCCCAACTTTTTACTATTGTACCTTCTTTATTTTTCCACATAATCTTATGTGTCATTTTTAATACTACATAACGGTTATAGCCGCTGGTTCGCATATTTTCTAACCAATATACCATCCATTTCTCTTCTTCTTTTGTTTCTTCATTGGTAATTTCTAAAATTGTTCCATTAGGAATAATCAATTTTCTTCTGGTCAATAGATAATGTAAAGTTTCTGTGGAATCTTGTTTATAAGGTTCTAAACTACCTACCTGCTCTTCTTCTCCAAGTAAAAAAGTTACTCGATAAATTGTCTTCTTCAAATAGTATTCAAACTGATGTTCTCTCTCCCCTTGAATCCTTGTTTGATAAGTAGAACCAAATTTATTTAATCTTTTTCTATAAATATCATTATAATACATTATTTTTCGACCAAAGACATACAATCAAAGATTGTACTTCTAAAATATTTATATTTTAAATATCGGAGAGAAGATAATTTATAAAATAATATATAATAATTTATTGTTTTTTGCTCATTAGAATATCCTAATAATTCGCAGAGAATAGAATCTAAAAAAGTTTCCCATTCCCCATTTTTTTCAAACTCGCATAATAAACCATATAATTTACTTTTAAATTTATTAGTATACCCCTCTTTCATATCTGCCACATAGTCACTCATCTTTACCACCTGCCAATTTCTGATATGGAAAAGGTTTATTATCTATTGCTCGATAATAAATACTTTCATAATCTTTCGCATTTTTCTTTTCTTGTAATAGTAAATTACTAAATTTATCAATTAAATTAGCCTGAGAAAAATCCCTTTCATCGTATAAAGGTTTAACATTTTTCCAATCCATTATTACTCGATTTAACCACTCAACTTTCATATAAGTAGCTAAAATCTGAATTTCTCTATTGTTTAAGCTTGAAACAAAATTATTTTCCTCAATTTCTAAACTTTTTTTAGGGAATTTAAACCATGGTATGGCGGCGTCAAGAATAATTCTCCAATCTTCATTAACCTCGTTGCTTGTCCAAAGTTCCCATTCGTCTTCTGTCATTCTCCCTAAAAAAGCATCATACACTTTTTTTAAAGGAGTCATATTAGTCCTCCTTACTATCTCGGCTTAGTTTAATAGCAGAAATTATATCTATATCCGTATATTTTTTAAGTAGGTCACATCTGTTTAAGTCAGAAATTTCGTGTTCGATAGCATAATCAACTAATTGAAAAATCTGCTCTCTGGGAAGTTTCTTTAAAAGTTCTCTTAGCTCTTGAACTGGGGCAAGAGTTAAGTACCTTTTTTTCTGAGAATCAGTTAAAACAATAATATGAGGTTCTTCACCCTCTTCCTCTAAGCCTAAATCAATTTTATCTCTTAATTCATCAATTCCAAGTATGCCTTGCTTGAACATATATTCTACACCATCTTCATAAAGAAGTTGCTGTAAAGTTTCAAAAGGAATAGCTTTTACTGCTCCTTTCTTTTCCCAAGTCCTTGAAAATCTTAAATCATTGCTCTTAATACCAACTCTACCGTTGGTTAAATTTTTAACCTTTACAATTCTATTTTCCATTCTAATTACTCCTTTTACTCTTTATTTTTTAAAAGGAGGAGAGAACCTCTCCTCCCTTTCTTATATATTAAAGGTCATAAACCTCTGAATATGTTTGTGCGATACCAGTATTCTGATAAATTGCCCAATCATGATGACTATGAATAGCAGCACCAATTTTTCTATATACATGCATTTCTAAAGAATTATCTCTATTCTTAAAGTCATTGATTTGAGTACCACCCTCAAGAACAAGTTTAACTACCTTTTCCTTACCTGTTGGTAAAATATAAGCGATTTGAGGGTCAATTTGAGTCTTTGTGTTAGTTTCATCAATGAAAGACTGAGGAATCTGAACAATTGTTGTACCACGGAAAATATTAATGTATCCAGTCTTATGAATTGCATCAATATCATCTGGATGGTATACACCTTGATAATTTGTTCCTACAGGAACGATTGCATCAGGACCCATTGCCGCAATGAACTCAGGCGGTGCAAAAATAATTGCATTGCTACCATAAGCTCTAACTACATTAATAAGCTTAACCATTTCTTCTCCATTAAACGAAGAACCTGTAAACTTATTTGCTGCCGGACGACCCTTAGCATTAATTGCTGCACGAAGAGCCTTTTGTACTTCTCCGAACATAGAATCAGTAAGTCCTTCAGTAATAATTTCCATTACATCTGACATTACTTCAGCACCATCTAACAGTCTTTCAAAATCAACTGTTACAGCACCACCTACTGCGTAAGCAGATACTTCATAGCTACCTCTGTCAAGTCTAAAGGTTTCGTATACACCAGAAAGACCAACTTGAGTAAGGAACTGTTTTGCTCTATTTTTACCAAGTCTTGTCTTAAAGATAGCTTTTTGATTTTGTCCAACTACCTGAATATCAGCAAAACCACCCATTGCAGAAATAACATTATTAGGAACGATTTCATCAGCAGTATCAATTATAATCTGATAAATGTCGTATCTGTTTTTCATAAACATATTTACTGAGCCAGCTAATTCTTTTAATCCATCTTGTATAGCTTGGTTAACCGAATTAACAGAAAAGTTTGCCGGAGCAGTCTTTTTTGCAGAGTACATAGCTAACTCTTTTAATTTTTCTAAAGTCATAATCTATTTTCCTCCTTATTAACCAATACACTGGAATTTTATACCAAATTGTCCATCTGGCATTGTAGTACCTTTTACTACCTTGAGAATTGGAGAAGTTGTAGGTTTAGTATCACTAACTACATGAGTACCATCTGTATGATAAGTAGCATAAAGTGGTGTAGTCTTTAACTTTTCTACGGTACAAGCTTCTTTAAGTTTATCATCATCTGTAAATTTTTCAGCATCATAACTAATTGTATTAACCGTATAAGTATCTCCTAAAGTAAGGTAACCCATACGAGGTAAAAAAGTGCCGGGTACTAGACAGAAATTTTTTAAACCGTCTTCTCTCTCGTCATACATATGTTCCGATGAATAGTTTAATGCAATTGGTAAAACAGTGGCAGCTGTAGGTAAGCCAATAGTACGAGTAGTTTTATCAACTGTATAAAGCATGCCATTTTCAGCCGGCTTAGCTTTTGTAAAAGAAGCTGAATCTAATTTACATTGAGCTTCAATTCTGCCATCTCTACGAAAAGTTACATTATTTAATTCAACTTGTCCATAGCCATCAATTGCTAGTCTTTGAATTGCCATTATTATTTCCTCCTATTTACTTGTGTTCATAACGAGATAAGATTTCTTCAATTCCTGTAGTAGGCTCATATTTTGGGATTTTAAATCCCGGCTGTGTTTCAAGAGCAAAAACAGAAGGATTTTCTTTAACTGCGGCATAAGCCAGCTCTTTATCTAAGTCTTCTACAGTATACTTATCTTTGTTTTCTTTGAAATTAACTAAAACATCTTCTGAAATAGTTTTAGAATACTTTTGAAGTAAATTATCTTTTTCAGAATTTTCTATATTAGTTTTGTAAGTTACAAGCTCTTGGTTGTTTTGTTTTAATGTTTCAATTTCTCCTTGAGCCTGAGTAAGTTTTCCCTCAACAGCTTCTTTTTCTTCCGTTAAAGTACTTTTCTCTATTTCTAAAGTAGAAATAGTATCTTCTTTCTCTTTAATTTTGATTTCAAAATTAGAAATTTTTTCTTTTGAATCTTTAGCCTCTTGTAAAGTATTACTAAAGTTTTCATCTACTTTTTCCAAAGTATTGTTATTTAAAGTGCGTAAAGTTTCAACAGCAGATTTTTCTGATTCGCTAAGATATTCTACATATACTAATGTAATATCTCCTAATTGAACTGCATCGTTATCTTTTGTATAACAAACTTTATAGGTTTTCTCATCCTCATACTTTTTTACAATAGCATAATCGTCATACACATCTAAAATACTATATTCTACGATATGGTCGTTTTCTTCATTGTACTTAGTATTTAATGCATACCAAATTTGCTCATACTTTTGAGAATCTGATAAATTAAATTTAAATTTCATAAATTTCTTTCCTCCGTCATTCTGTTTTTTTGTTTCGAGTTGTTGAATAAATTTTGTCATTTTATCATATAAAGTAAAGAACGCCGCCCCTTCAAAACAAGGCTCTACATCCTCTCCTAATACTTGTAAACCTAAAAAACAAGCATCTTGATAAACAAAATATCTACCGCCATCAATAATTGACCATTCCCCTTTTATAGAGGGAACATATAATTCCATAGATTGCGGTTTTCCAACAATCTCTGACGCTTCTTTATATAAACTTGTAAATAATAAAACATCCACACAAGCATAAGTCCGTTCTATTCCGTCTTCATCTAAAAAGTTTTCCCATTTTAGATTAGGATTTTCCGGAACTATACCATAAATTTTTCCAATATCATTCGCCGCACCGTGGTCAGTAAAATCTTCATCAGACTGACTATAAATACCCTTGATTGGTACATAACTAATGGTTGATAAAAGTTTGTCAGCAAATTCATCAGTAATATATCCACCATTACGATTAGCTTTTTTATAAAAAATTCTGCATCTAGCTTTAGATAAAACTTCATTATATCTTTCCAGTTGACTATAGACAACCACTTGGAAATTATTAATATTTTGATTCATTAGCTGCCTCCTTGATTATCTGAAGATTTTTCATTATCAATGGTTCGTGGTGACTTCTCATCTTCTTCTTTTTTAGGAGCACCACCGACATCGCCACTTTGAGTGTATGCAGTAGATAGAGGGATTAATAAATCAGATAGTTTTAAAACATCATTTTCTAAAGTTTTTATATTACACAAATCACTTTGAGAAAGTCCTGCCGCAATCGCTGGCAGAATAAAGCTATATCCAGAATTAGCTAAAGATAAAGAAGATTTTAAATAGTCTTGATAATTATAATTAGTAATTGGTAATATGTTATATTTAAATTCTATAATATTATTAGCAAAAACAATATTAACAATATTAGTTAAATAATTAGAAAATTTATCAATTAAGGGACTCATAAAAGCTGTATCATTAGTAATCGAATTTTCTAAAGATAAATTACCGGTGGCCGCAAATAGTTGACTACTAGCACCAGCTTCATAATAAATATTATTAACCATTTTTTCTAAATTACTAATATTATTATCATTGGTAGTTTTTGAAGTAGCTATTTCTGCATCGGTATAAGTTGTTAAAATATCAACATTCTTATTCTTTCTGAGCATCTGTACTGCACCATTATGCATAACTTCTGCTTCTTCTGGTTCAAATAATAATGTTCCGTCATTTGTGTGAGGAACTTTTTGGATAAGAATTTTTTTAATTTCATCCTTATCTCTTTCCATATCAAGTTGTACAGCTTCGTCATAAAGAATCGTAGCCGGAATCAATGATAAAAATAAAGGTCTACCATCATACATAGAAAAACAAATAGTTTTTTCAACTGGAAGCATTACCCATTTATTTGCTGTTTTTCCGTCACGAAATCTTTTATAAGCCCTTTGAACATTTTTCGGATAGGCGGCAAGAGCACTGGCTCTATCACCCTCATCATTAATTCTACTAAAATAAGTTACATCAAATTCTATTAAATCATTATTATTTGCATCTTTAAAATTAGAAGAACAATATCTTATTGGCAGGTCTAAAACTGAAAAATTTTTATTATCTAAATTAACTACCAATCCATAATAAGCTCCATTAATTAAAGCTTTTAAGGCACAATTATTTAAAAAACTAGGAATACCAATTTTCTCGCAAAAAGATAAAGCTTTATAATACCTATCCTGTAAACTGTCTTCTGTTAATTTTCTTTTTCTCTTTAATATCTTTGGAATTAATATTCCTTCATATTTAAAAATGGTTGCATAATAAATTAAAATTCTGCGATAAAAACCGTTTTTATAAAAATAATTTTGAGATAAAGCTCTCTGTTCAGTTAGAGAGCCTGACTCAATAATCTTCTTTATTTCATCTAAACTATAATCTTTACAAGGCTGCCTTAAATTTCGATTACTCCATATTCCATTGGAATAACTGTTATCATTCGTGGCAATCATATCTGTAAAAGCTTTTTTAAAAGTTTCTAATGTAAAATGTTTTATTTGTTCAGGTTTATTTACTTGACTTTCATCCATAAATTAACCTCCCGAAAAGAAAATAAGTTTACGAGTACCAGAACCGTTTCCAAATCTTCTTCTACGCTTATAACTTTCTTCTTCAAGTTCCTTAATTCTCCATAAGCCATAAGCAAATGAATAATACTTATCATCTGGAAAACGAGTATTAATTGATTCTAAAACAATGTCCATTCCTGTTCTTTTTAAGCGTAAATTAGCCATTTCCTCAAAAAGTTTTGTTGTCATTTCGTGAGGTAAAAGTCTTTTTATACGCTGCTCAGGTTTCATTTTTTGACCAATCTTTGTTTCAAGTAAGGCATTTTTTGCTGATTGTTCAGTAATCAAAAAACGAACCGTGCCGCCGTTTAAACGAGAATAGGCATTACCATTAATTTGAGATTTTAAACTACCGCTAGCCTTAATTCCATACAAAATTTGTGGAGCTTCTTTTGGTTGAACTTTCTTATAAGTATCATCATTATGAAAACCATATGCAGGATAAGATTCTCCGAACTCATCTATTTGTGTTCTAATCATCTCATCTGCAAAGCCAACACCTAAGCCATTTGTATCAATAACTACTTCTTTTGGCTTAAAATCTCTAATAATTCTTTTTAATTCAATTGCTTGTTGATAGAAAGTTTTTGCCTTTATGTTTTTACCCAATACAAAAATATTAACCAAAGAACAGTAATATTTTCCACCTTGAATTTTAACTTTAAAGACACTACAAACTGTTTGGTCGTGAATTCTACCTACGTCTACTGATAATAAGTAAAATTGTGAAGTTCCTCGTCTAACAGAAAAGTGCGTTTCTGGATTTTTTAATTTTCGATATTTTTGTAATTTATCAAAATTAAACCAAGAATCTTCTCCTCCGCCAGTCCAGACCGACATATACTCACGAGCAAAAGTCTCTTCATTATAAGAAGGTGACATTTGCAATTCTTTAATAAAAGAACGGTCTAGTAAACCGTGCATTACAGGAACTCGATAATCACAACCCCAAACAAAGGCTTCTTTAGGATTAATAATTTGCATTTCTAGTAAATCAATAAGCTTCATATAGGCATATGAAGACTTAACGCCCGCCGAAGTCATATAAAGTTGTTGTTGGTTGGGTTCATTTGGATTAACTTTTCCCAGTGCAGTTCTTCTTGAAACATTCATTAAAGGAAGGACTACTGAATTTAAAATTTCGCCATCGTGGTCACGGACCTCGTCAATGAGTCCTCCCTGACGTCTTCCTCCACGTTCCGAGTCTAAAGCACCAACTACATCAAAGATAGACTTATTACGAAAAAGTAAACTAATATAATCTTTTCCAAAAGAACCCTCCCCAATAATTTCTTTTTTAAGAAGAGGATATTTATCCCAGATTTCAAAAATTTTATCTTTAGCTATTTTCGCAGATTGATTTTTACCAGGGGCGCAAATGAATCTTTTTGTTCCGGGCAAAAAAATACATTGCAAATAAATTGCTAAAATAGAAAGAAAAGTTTTAGAAAAAGCACGACAAGCTGTAACATAATGATATCTATATCTAAAGCACGCCCGCAAGAAAATTCTTTGGTAAAAGAATAAATGGAAATTTGAATCCGATGGGGCAATGATATCAAGAAAAATATCTGGATAGGCAATAAATAAATCCATATAACGCTCAAAAAGCTCAATATGTTCTAAAAGATAACTTTCAGTTAAAATAAAACCTTTGTCAATTTCAATTCCATCTTTCTTTTCTTTTATGACCGTTTCTTCTAATTTATCTAATGTTGATTGGGAGAAAAGACTAAATTCTTCCACCGTCTTCCACCTCCGCAACAAAGCCATCATCGTCATCAAAGACTTCATCAAAGCCGGCCTTTTCGTACATATCTAAATCATATTCTTTGTTAGTGTTATAATAATCTTCTGATTGTTTAGCTTCTTTTAATTGCTTAACTCTCCGTTCAATATCTTCTGAAATTCCACTTTCATTAGTATAAAGTCTTCGATTAAAAGTTTCAATATTTTGCATAGTTTCATCAACTATATCTTTACTAACATCATCATAAAATTTAGGTTGCCATCCTTTCTTTTCCAACCAGCGGCAAAGTTCTCCAACCGATTCAAAGTCACTAGCACTTTTTACATTCTTAGGAGTAAAATCAGCCAGTTTAACCAATTTATCATATGAAGCTAATAATTTATCGAAATCTGTTCCAGACCTTATTCGGCTATCAATTAAAAGAGAAATCTTACAAATTTTCTTAGCTTGGTCCATTGAAATTTTTCCATTAACATTTTGAGTATTTAGAATACCTTGTAATAAGTCTTCCAAATATTCGAGTTCTTCTTCACAATAGTCTGGACCCCACTTAGCCTGAAGTTCTTTTAAGTGTTTTTCCCTAATTTCGGGTAATTCGCTTTCGATGACCTTGGCGTCCTGTAACTCTTTGAATTTTCGGAAATAATCTCCCCATCCTAAACTTTCGTATTCTTGAGCCTTAAAGACATTACAATAAACAGGAAAAACATCATCCCCGTTATCTTTATGAAGTCTCTCAAACTCTTGAGGAACAAAAGGTATATCTAAATATTGACAAAGTTTATCGACATAAGTCCAATTAAAATCGTTTTCTCTTAATAAATTTTTAAGACAACTTGTACAAAAAGGAATAACCCCGTCTGGATAAAAAAGTGACCGTGTCGGCAGAAATTCCTCTATTGATAAGGTACTGCCGCAATGCTCACATTTTTTAAACAAAACTTTTTTAACTTTAACTTTAGGCTGAAGGCTCATTTTCTTTGCCCCCTTTTTTAACCCCTTTTTCCGTTATCTTTTTGTTAATTAAATTGGTTTTTTTTCTTTTTGAAGAGTCAACCGCTTGTTTTAGAACTTTAATTGTATCTCTTCTTTTCTTTTTACTCGAAAGGCAAAATTGTTCTGTGGTGTCTGCTAAAATTTCATAAAAGTCTTTGGGAATTGATTTACCTTCTTTGTCCTTTTCTTTCTTAACCATTTCAACTTTAAAGAATCTAACCAACCCCAGAAATTCAATTTCTGAAAGTTTAGAAACTAAAAGAAGAAAATTAGTAATTTCTTTTTCGGGAATCTTAATTTGCTTTTGTTGAGAATTTGAGTTTTTTTCGATTACGCTCATCTCTATCACACTCCTTACATCTATTAGAAAATCCATCTTTAGAACGACTTTTTCTACAATAATTTTTGGTGGAAATTAAAAAGGTGCGGCCGCATACTCTGCAATTTTTAAAGTTCTCTGGAAAAAATAAATTCTTAATAAGCTCTTCGTGGTAAGCGGCGGCGGCGTTAATTTCCCCTATAATTTTTTGTTTGAAAAGTGTTGAAATATAATTTGCAGTATAAGTTTTTTGAAATTTTTGATTAATAAAATCCGCTATTTTTTGGTTTGGAACTTTCTTTAATTTTAAGTCTAAAATTTGTTGTAGGTAATCTGGTAAATTGGCTTCCTTTATGTAAAATTTTAAAGTTTTAAAAAGAAAAGGAGAGGTTTCTTCTATATCTTCTAAAATAATTGAATCATAAACTTCGTAAAAGTGAGTAAAAAATCCGTAAAGGTGGTCTGGATTTTTAAAGTCAAAAAAGTTTTGGTTTTTTCTTTGGTCTTGAAGTTTCCAATAAAGAGAAGAAATTAATTCGAGTTCTTCCTCTGAATAAAGCGACGGCCGCAATTCAGAAAAGGGTTTAAAAATCAATTGAGAGAAAGAAGAATTATCTTGAAATCCTAAAGGGAAAACGGGAATTTCAACTCCAAATTTGGGAATCTCTTCTGGGGTTATAACCAAATTAAAACTCTCAACCAAAACTGGCGTTGAATAGTTATCTCTAAGTGTGTATTGCTCCGTTCTAAGTTCAACAAGACGATGGCGAAGTTTTAGGTAAGAAAATTGGTTGAGAGAAGTGGCTTTTTCTTTAAGAGAAAGCTGTTTTTCCTCATCAATGCGGGAAAGAAGTTCTGGTCGAGGTGGTAACTTTCTTTTCCCCGTTTTTAAATCGTAAAAGTTAAGGAGAAGTTCAAGCTCATCAATTTGTTTAAAAAGGGAAGTGAAAGCTTTTTGAAGTTCAGGAGAGGCTTCTTTTAAGGCTTCTTCTCGAGAAAATTTTTCCTTCTTAACTTTAAGAGGGGTAGAGTTAATGTGGCGAACTTGGTTTTCGTTAAAGGTCGGGGATTCAATTAAGGCATTAAGGCTTTCTTCTGGTCGCCGAGTCCAAGTTTTATTCTTTGTTTCAATTTGAATTTCTTTTTTTTGATTACAATTTAAACCATCTTTATCTTTTCCCCACAAGAGGTAGTTAGAAATCGTTTCTAATTCTGTAGGGGTTAGGTTTTGTAACTTTGGGTTAGTGAGATATTTTTGTAAAAATTTTGACCTTTCTTCTCCAGATTCGAGAGAGAAGTCAAGGTTTAGTCTGTTCATTTTATTCCTCCATTTTAGATTAAAGTTATCCTTTAAGTTAATTATACACTAAAAAAGTTCCAAAGTCAAATTTTAGAAATTGTGGATTTTAGATAAAATGTATAATTTTAAAGGTAGAATTTTAGAAAAAATTGCTAAAGAAATGAAAATTGAGTTCAGTGGGATTTTTTGCCAGGCCATTTCTGAACCGTCCAAAAAAAGTAGGTTATTTCATAAAACATACCCGCCCTTTATAAATTTTATAAATATATAAGTAAAAAAATAAAGAGGCTATATAGCCTCTTTACTTTATATTTATTATTGTATATTTTTCTGGACTATTTGTAAAGCCTTTATAAAAAGTAACTGTTAATTCATCACCATTTACAAAATTATTAGTATCATTATAAAAACTATAAACATCGCTATTTGTACTAATATAAATTATATTTTTATCTACATTAACAACTGTTGCGGTTTTAGTTTCTGTAGTTGTTGCAAAAAGTGCAACAACTACAACAAATATTAAACTTAAAATAATTATAATTTTTCTTTTCATTTTTTAAACTCCTTTTACTTTTCGCAAGTCAAGTTGTACTCTTGTACAAATTCTTCAAGCGTTGGAAAAGTTTTGAACAATTCCATAATTTTATTAACGCTTTTAAAACTGTTAATGTTTTGTATGCTTTTCTTTAAAGTTTTTGCATTTGTTTTTTTTGTTCTTAATAAATTGTTTTCTTTTAAAAACATTAGAAATAAACCCGTAGGAATAACTACACTTGCCCTCATTACTGGAAGGTTCGGACTATATATGGGACAATAAATTATGAAGTTAGTCTTTATCATTTTAAAGTCTTGTAAATCTATACTGTAATAACCCAAATCGGCGGAATTTTGTTTACAGTCTAAATTAATTTTAGTTTTTTTACCTTCCATATTTTTATAATATTTAATAATATCATCTTGGTTTTTTGGTGAAACTCTGACTTTATTTTTTAAATAACGACTAACCGCCAACTCAAACTCTTCACCCCTTTTTCCGTTCTGATTACCGCCCACGCTCACGCAGTCAACAGAGCCAAAATCAAAAAAAATGTTGCCCGTAAGCTTGCACATTTTAAGAGCAAGTAAAGCCCTTGACCTTTGTGTGCTTATGGTTTTAGTATCGTTTATAACCTCTTGCAAATCTTCAAGAGTATATAAACCGTTTAAATTATAATCGTGCTTATTATTTGTTGTGATTTCAAAATTCGTCATTGTTAGTTACCTCTTTTTTAAATTGTCAAAGGATTTCTTGTTCCCTTGCAAGTCCTATTATATAGCCGTTTCAAGTAATTGTCAATACTTATTTAGAATATTTTTTCAAAAACTTGCAACCTTGTACAATATATACAATACAAAAAAATTGTACTATTTAAAAACTGTACAATTTATCTAAAAAAATCAATCTTCTAACAATCTTTTTGTACAATATCACTAATCGTACTTTAGACGCAAAGTGCATATTGCACAAAAGCCTATTTTATAGTATAATAGAGTGGTAAAAGGTTAGATAAAATTAAAATAAACATATTTATAATTTTATAATCTATTCTAATAATGCAATGAATAATTATATAAAATATTAGAATATATAGAAAGAAAATAATAGATAATAAATTATATAAATATATCAATAAAATATAAATATATACCATCTTTTTATCAGTAGTTCAGGTGGCAAGGTGTGTATAAAAATAATGGCGAGGGAGGTAAAAATTACCTCTTTTTGTTTTTGTTTTCTTATTTTTATTTTTTAAAAAGTTCAAAAAAGCTGCGTTTCGGTTTTGAATGAGCTGCGTCGCCGCTGCAAAAAATTTTTTAAATTTTTAAAATTTTTTTTAAAAAACTATTGACTTTTTAAAAAAGTTATGTTATAATATAGTTACAAAATAAAGAAAGGAATTTTAAAAATGAAAGCTACAAAAAAAATTACAATGACAAAAAAAGAAAAGAACGCTATTATTAACGGCTTAAATCTACTTATTGAATACGGCTATGCCTATGAAGAGATTTTCGGGTGTAATTTGACTGATGATTATGCGGTATGTTTACCAGATGAAATGTTAGAGGCTTTTAAAGCCTCTTTAGATAGTTCTTATATTAATATTATTAAAGACTAAAATAAAATATTCATAAGATAAAGAAAAGAGGTGAAAAACAAATGGCTACAATTGTTATTTCAGTTTTTGCAACTTGGTTTATAATTAGTATTTTAATTGCAATAGGTGATACTTTTTTAAAACAAGATGTATTGTGGGACGATTGGTTTATTATAATTGTATGTTTCCCATATATTATCATATCCATACCGTTTGAATTGATTGTGAAAACAATAAAAAAATTAAAAAAGAAAAGAGGTAAAAAACAATGAAAATAGCTACCGTTACGGCTCTTCACGGGCGAGACTCGGACGAATATTCAAAAATTGAAAATGCTATTAATACTCTAACAGATTTTCAGGAGTTTTTAAAAAATAATAGCGTTGATATGAGCAAAATTGATGAAAATACACTTTGTGTTTTCCGTAGGCAATTACAAAGATTATTCTCTCCAAAAGGTTTGGTTATTGATTGGGTAGATAATGATTGATATAATAAGAAAATAAACGGTTTATATAACCGTTTATTTTTTAACTAAAATTGCGTCTAAACTTTGGATTGTTCTTTAGACGACAACCGTCTAAAACTTAAAAACTAAAATCATTTTAGACGCAAAATTAATTATAAATTCTATTGACAAATTCAAATTTATAGTGTATAATATATACATAAGATAAGGAAAGAGGTGAAAGCAATGACAATCGCAGTAATGATAATTTTAACAAGTTTGATAACTTGGCTTCTTCTTGACATAATCCTTGCTATTTATGACTATAATAAAAATCAATTTTATATGTGGGAAGATTGGTACACTTTTATAGTATTTTTCCCTTATTTGATTTTTATTTGCCCATTTGGTATGGCAATTTGTACAATAAAGAAAATTCTTCGTAACTACAGAAAAGAAAGAAAATATAATTCAAAACATAGAAAGGATAGATAATAATGACCGCTGGAGCATTTGTACTTGTAATATATTTTGGGTTCTTATTTCTTTTTACCCTCGCAAATCGTTAATTTGTGCAATAAAGAAAACCATTCATAAGTATAAGAAAAATAATTCAAAACATAGGAAGGATTGATAATAATGAAAGCAACTTATATTAGAGAATTAGTAATCACCACAGAAGAAATCGAAACAATTACAAGAGGTCTTGAAAAACTTGAAGAATTTATAGATAGTGCTAACGAGTTGGAACTTGACCTTTTTGACATTTACGAAATGGATACTATTTCAAGCTTACGCAACAGGGCGGAAGATAACGACTTATTTCTTGATGATAATATTACAATTAAAGAAACGGAGTAATCCGTTTCTTTTTTTTACCTTGTTTTGCGTCTAAACTTTTAATTTACTTCTTAGACGGCAACCGTCTAAAGTTATTTAATCAAAATCAATTTAGACGCAAAATCACTAAAAATTTTTTAAAATTTTTTTTAAAAAACTATTGACAAATTCAATTTTATAATGTATAATTAGTATATCAAATAAAGAAAGAGGTTTTCACTATGACAACTATCGCAACAATTTTAACTACCTTAATTATATGTGCCGTGACAGGACTTTTACCTTTAATAATAGTCAAAACTTATTTGGCTATTGAAAGTCATTTCATCAAGAAAGATATTTTAAATAATAAGTTCCTTTATCTGGCTTATTTAAATAAAGCCGAGGAAAGGGAAAAATACGGTAGAAGAGCTTGGTACATTGGGAAAAGAAAAAAAGCTTTAAAAAATAAGGTTGATAACTATTACAATGAGATTCATTATTTACCAAAATATATGGTATCTTGTAAAGAAACAGAAATCGAACAGACTAAAATTTATATTAGTGAATGGGAAACTATCCGTCAACGCAACTGGGAAAAATTAGATAAAATTGATACAGAATTAAATAAATGGAAAAAATTCCATTCATTAAAAACTTATGACGAGGAAAAAATCAGGCAGATACTTGCCTGATTTTTTTTATTGTAAATTGCGTCTAAACTTTAAGAAATTAAGACTTAGACGGCAACCGTCTAAAATAAAGAATTGAAAGTTTAGACGCAAAATTACTCAAAAAATTTTTAAAAAATTTTTTAAAAAACTATTGACTTTTAAAAGTTTTTGCTATATAATATATACATAAGATAAAGAAAGGAAAGACAAAAACTTAAAAAACTTTTAAAAAAATTTTTAAAAAATTTTAAAAAACTATTGACAAATAAAAAATTCTATGATATAATAAGTACAGAAAGTTAAGAGATTAACTTTTAAATAAAAATAGGGTTGCGACCTAACGCTAAAAAAGAAAGGATATATTATGACAAACAGAGAATTTTTGAACAGCGTAATTAACAACAACATTGACACTGCCGTTATTGATTTTGCCGAAAATCAGCTTGCAAAGCTTGATGAACGCAATAAAAAGCGTTCAAGCACAATGAACGCAAGACAGAAAGAGAACGAAAGCATCAAGGCTGAAATTATTGATTTTATCAAGGAAAACGGTCAGAGTGTTGTCGCAAGTGAAATCGGCGAACAGTTCGGCTTTTCTACTCAGAAAGCAAGTGCATTGCTCAGACAGCTTGCTGAAAGTGGTACGCTTGCCGTTGACACCGTAAAAATTCCAAAGAAAGGAAAGGTAAAGGCTTATAGCCTTGCGGGCAATGAAATGACTGCGGACACCGAAAACGATACCGAAAATGAATAAGTAAAAATAAGGTGGGCAACAGTCCACCTTATTTTTACCCAAATTTGCGTCTAAACTATTAGTTAAAAAATTTAGACGACAACCGTCTAAAGGTTATTTTATCGAAAAATAAACTTTAGACGCAAAATTAACTTAAAAAACTATTGATTTTTTAAAAAATTTATTGTATAATTATTATAGAAAATAAAAGAAAGGAGTTTATCAAAAATGAATATTATGGTAAAATCACAAATTGAACTTGACAAAATTCCACTCGATACAAAAGCACAAATTTCTATTAAATTTGGAACTATTAAAAATCCCGCTGTTGTAAAAAATAAATATTTTTACAATATTTTAGTATATGGTAAAAGCGTGGTAAAAGTATATGGCAATAGCAATATTGTAGCATTTGATAATAGTACTATTCTAACATATGATAATAGTATTGTTGAGGCATTTGGCAATAGTACTGTTATAGCTTGTAACAATAGTTTTGTTAGAACATATGATAATAGCACTATTACAGCATATGATAATAGTATTGTTGAAGCATTTGATAATAGTACAGTTGAAGCATTTGACAATAGTACTATTATAGCTTGTCATAATAGTTTTGTTAAAACATATGATAATAGTACTATTAAAGTATATAATAATGCTTAAAAAAATATTAAAAAAGTAATATAATTTTAATAAATAAATTAATTTTAAAAATAAACGATTTATCTAAAATCGTTTATTTTTTTAACTTAAATTGCGTCTAAACTATTAGTTAAGAATTTAGACGCTAACCGTCTAAAGCCATTTAATTGAGATAGAGTTTAGACGCAAAATTTGCCCTAAAAATTTTTTAAAAATTTTTTAAAAAGCTATTGACAAAATCAATTTTATAATGTATAATATATACATAAGATAAAGAAAGGAAAAACAAGAAACTTAAAAAATTAAAAACTATTGATAAATAAAAAATCTATAATATAATAAATACAAAGGTGGAATTACAATGAAAAAATTTGAGATTGAAACTATGCAAATAAACGAAACTATATATACAGAAAGTGTATTTGTGGGTACAGGTAGAGAAATATTAAATCTATACAAAAATTTAATGAAGCACACCGAAAGAGTGTGTAATAAATGGGAAAACAATAACGGACTCCCATATGTTGATATAAGAGGAATCCAAGGTATAGAATTGTATCTCACACAAGAATATTCCATAAACTGGACACCTCGTGTTCGGATTATGGGAAAGAATGAAACGGCAAAATTCCTATTAGAGAGATGTGAAATGTAGGAATCAGCCTATTCTTTCAAAAAATAAAATAACAAAAATATAATCAAAGGGTGGGTAATAACTCACCTTTTATTTTTTATTATAATTTGCGTCTAAACTATTAATTAGACAAAGTTTAGACGATAGCCGTCTAAAGATTATTTTATTAAAACAACTTTAGACGAAAAAAAAGTCTTGACTTTTAAAAGAAAATATATTATAATATAGTTACAGAATAAAGAAAGGGTGCTTATTGTGACAGATGAAAGTTTAATGTTATTAGTATATTTTGGTGTTACCGCTTTTATACTTTTTGGAGTGCTATTTGAATTACTATATAGCAAATTAAAATATATTAAAAAAATTAAAAAACAGCCACATAAATTCACGCAATTGTTGTATTATTATAATACAATACAAAAATACACTAAAATGTGTATAGATTCACATAATATACTAATTAAAAAAATAACAGAACTAAATAATATATATAAAGCATTATTAACAGCAAGTAAAATAGAAGATATTGATAAAGTGACTTTATCAAAAAAAGTAGAAATTCAAAAACTTGTCATAAAAGACAACCTTTTGGAAACCTTGTTAAAAGAACAGGAAAATGCTTTTGAAGAATTAAAAAAAGAATTAAAAGTTGATAATTGTGATGAAAAACTAATTAAAAGGCTTACTAAATAAGCCTTTTATTTTTTGAAGAAAAGCGTCTAAACTATTATAACCTTTAGACGGCAACCGTCTAAATCAGCTTTAAAATAAAAAAGTTTAGACGCAAAAATTATCTTGACTTTTTTAAAAAAATATATTATAATTACTATAGAAAATAAAAGAAAAGAGGAAATTCAAAAATGATTTATTTCGATATGGACGGAACAATCGCAGACTTTTATGGTGTTAATGGTTGGCTTGATTGCTTAAACAATGAGGACACAATGCCTTATAAAAGGGCTAAACCGTTAATAAAAATGAATGTTCTTGCAAGGGTATTAAACAATTTACAGAAAAGAGGTTTTGAAATCGGTATAATTTCTTGGACTGCTAAAGACAGTTCTGAAAGCTATCATAAAGCTGTCGCAAGAGAAAAAGAACAATGGTTGCATACTCATTTGAAAAGTGTAAAATTTAATGAAATTAATATTCTTAAATATGGTGTTCCAAAAAGCACCGTAGCAACCGAAAACGATATTCTTTTTGATGACGACAAAAGAGTTAGAAAAGAATTTTGCGGGCGGGCATTTGATGAAACAAAAATATTTGAAATCTTAAAGGCTCTTTAAAGAGCCTTTAATTTTGCTATAATTTGCGTCTAAACTGCCGCTGCGACTTAGACGCTAACCGTCTAAAATAAAGAATTAAAAGTTTAGACGCAAAATTCATTTTTAAAATTTTAAAAAATTTTCAAAAAACTATTGACTTTTTAAAGTTTTTACTATATAATATATACATAAGATAAAGAAAGGAAAATAACAATGAAAAAGAAAAAGATATTTTGGGAACTTATGGGGTATATAACCTTAACAGGTTTAATTATCGGACAAATTACTGTAGGCTACTGGTATTTATTTGCACAGCTTATTTATTTATTTTGTAATGCAGTTAATGTGCTTAGGGATTTCTCAGAGCATATGCCATATTCTTATAGAGTAAAGGATATTTGTTTTACTGCTATTACAATTGGTTTAATTTGTCTTTGGATTTTTTAAAGGGGAGAAAATAAATGTTAAATAATATTTTATATATCGCTATTGCCGCACTTATTACAATAATTATGGTATGGATTATTGAAATTTTTATTTATATTTCTAAAGTAAAAAAGAATAAAAATATTTTCAAAAGAATTGTAAGGTTGGAAAGAAGAATTTCAATTTACAACAAAAAATTAAAAAAATTGCATACAAGTTATATTGCAGTTAAAGAGTTTGAAAAAATTACAGCCAATAGCTATTATAATAAAAAGTCCTCTTTCGCTGAATATAGTAGAGATATGGACAAAACATTAGATATTATGGAATTGATACAAATTACTATAAAAACTATTACAATAAGAAAACAAGAGGCAGAGAGAGAACGAAAAAGATTACAAGGCATTATAAAGGTTGATAAATTAAGATTTAAAATAATTGCAAGGTTCATTTGAGCCTTGCTTTTTATTTTCGTCAAAAAGCGTCTAAATCTTTAAGTTTCAGGGTTTAGACGCTAACCGTCTAAATTTTATTTTAAGATTTTAGACGCAAAAATTTGCTTTCTTTATAAAATTTTATTATAATTATCTTAAAGAAAAAGAAATTTTAGACGCAAATTTTTTAGAAATTCTAAAATTATTTTTAAAAAACTATTGACAAACTAAAATTTCTAATGTATAATATAATTGAAATTAAAAGAAAGGTGGCTACTTTTATGGCAACACGCAAACAATTGAGAGAAGAAATCAAAAAGCATTATATGGAAAAATTCATTGACTTTTTGGATAAAAGTGGTGAAGATGTTTTGATTGTAGGTTCAAACAAGCTGGCTTTCCCTGTTACTGACAGCGAAAACAATGAAGATTTTATCGAGCTTACAATTAAAATTCCGATAGGTGCTAATAAAGGCACTGAACCATATGATGGATATGCAATGGCGGAAGACTACGAAATCCATCAGCGTGAAATGGCTGAAAAGAAAGAGAAAGCTAAGAAACTCAAAGAAGAAAAAATCAAAAGAGATAAGTTGTACAGAGAAAACAAAAAAAGACAGAAAGAAGGAAGAGCGGTTTAACCGCTCTTTTTTTAAAACCTTTTTAAATTTGCGTCTAAACTATTAATTAGACAAAGTTTAGACGGTTGCCGTCTAAAGGTTAAAGATTAGAACTTTAGACGCAAAATTTGCCTTAAAAAAATTTTTAAAAAACTTTTAAAAAACTATTGACAAAATCAATTTTATAGTGTATAATAAGTACATAAATTAAAGAAAGGGTGTTCAAAAATGAACGAGATAAAAATTGATAAACGAAAAAATTATTATATGGTGTTTGATACGGAAACATCAAATTCACTTGATGACCCGATTATGTATGACTTGGGCGGTGCTATCATTGATAAAAAAGGTCAAGTATATGAAACATTTTCTTTTGTAATATGGGATACTTTCTGTAATATGCGAGAGCTGATGAAAACTGCTTATTATTACGAAAAAGTACCGCAATACTGGGACGAAATCAAAAGCGGTCAGCGTAAAATCGTATCACTTTTTACTGCAAAAAAATATTTTTATGACTTATGCAAAAAGTATAATGTAACGGCTATTATGGCACATAACGCAAGGTTTGATTATAAGTCAACTAATGGTACTTTACGCTACTTGACAAAATCAAAATACCGCTATTTTTTGCCGTATGGCATACCACTATGGGACACTTTAAGAATGGCAAAAAGTACGGTGTGCAAACAAAAGTCATATATAAAGTGGTGCAATAAATACGGTTATGTACAAAAAAACGGTCAGGTCAGGGCAACGGCTGAAATTTTATACCGTTATATGGTAGGTAATAACAATTATACAGAGTGCCACACTGGACTTGAAGATGTGTTAATTGAAAAAGAAATTTTTGTGTGGTGTATGCGACAGCACAAAAAAATGAATAAAAATTGTTTTAAGAAATAAGGGCAATCGCCCTTATTTTTTTACTTTAATACTTTAACACTTTAAAGCATTAAAATCTCAAATTCCGTCTAAACCGCAACGCCTAAGTTGAATTTTAGACGACAACCGTCTAAGTTTTTAACTGCTCAAAGTTTAGACGCAAAACTCCTTTTAAAAAATTTTTTAAAAAAACTTTTAAAAAACTATTGACAAAATAGGCTTTATAGTATATAATATATACATAAGATAAAGAGAGGAGTTAATCTAATGAAAGTTTCAAGAAAGGTATTGCGTGACAAAAAGCGTAATGAATATGTCGAATTACTAACCGAGTTATTAAAACCCCGTGAAGATGTTTTGCGAGTCGGCAGTAATGAGATTGCCTTTCCGATTGTTGATGACGAGGGCAACGAGGATTTTATTGTAATCACCGTCAAAGTACCGACTGGAGCAAATAAGGGAACAGAACCCTATGACGGCTATGCAATGGCGGAGGACTATGAAATGCACCTCAAAGAAAAAGCCGAGAAAAAAGCAAAAGCCGAAAAAGCAAAGGCTGAAAAAATTGCCCGTGATAAGGCATATCGAGAGGCAAAAAAGAAGCAAAAAGAAAAAAGAGTAGAGCAGTAATGCTCTACTTTTTTAGCCTATTACTTTAGTGCTTTAAAGCGTTGAAGTCTAAAACCCGTCTAAACTGCCGTAACGATAAAGATTAAAGTTTAGACGACAACCGTCTAAAGTTAACCCATATTGAAAGAGTTTAGACGCAAAATTTATTTTAAAAAAAATTTTCTAAAAAGACTTGACAAAATTTTCATTCTATGGTATAATTTATAAAGAATTAAAGAAAGGCGGTTTGATAACCAATGCAACAAATTTATACAAGTAAATACGGCTCTATTTTTTCACGCACTAAAATTCCGAAAAAAGAGGGCGACTATGTTTATTTTATTCAAATCGGAACAACAAACGAACGGCTTTTCAAAGTTGGCACAACAAATAATGTACTGCGGAGAATGAAAGAACATAACAAATACTATAAAAAAGATATTTATATTTTGTGGGTATCGCCCTGTTACTCAAAATATACCACTTTAAGGGTAGAGGATAACACAAAAAAAATATGGTCAACATTAACGGGATTTACCTATAAAAGAAATGACCGTTTTATAATAAGTCCTGTTATAACCAAAGTACAAATAAAAGTCAGAAAAATTTATGAGATTGCACTTGAATAAAGTGCAATCTTTTTTTATTAATAGTTTAGACGGGTTTTTAAGTTTAGACGCAAAGATGTTTAGACGGGTGCCGTCTAAACTCGTCAAAATTTAAGGGGTGTCAAAATTCTTCTCTTGTCAATTTTTAGACGCAAAATTTTTTATTTCAAATTCCCAGCTCTGTCAAATTTTAAGTTAAAATAAGCTGCGTTCAAATTTTCTTTATAATCACTGCCGCTGCAAATTTTTTTAATTGAAAAAAAGCTACGATTAAGACAAATTTTTTCTTCTTTAAAATTTCAGCAGGGAACTCTTTTTTTAGAGAAGTTGCTTTCATTTTTAACTTAAGAAAAAAACGCAAATTTTTTTGAAGGTCAAATTAATTTTAAAGTCAAATTTCAGCTAGCGGCCCTAAGCTTTCTCTTCGATTAAGTCTAAATCCTTCCTCAGTTAGAACTCTAAAAATTTTTTAGGAGAAAAGGAAAAGAAAAAGATAACCAAATTAGCGTCAAATTTACGCTAAATTGACTATCTAAACTAAATTAATTATACTCTTTACTTTATTTATAAAGTTAAAGCCAAATTAGCGTTAACTTTAAATTAAGATTAGATTATTTTTAAAGACTCAGCGGCCACAGTCAAATTCTTAAAGAAATCAACTTTTCAATATCGGAAAGTTTAGTCAACTTTTCTAAAGCGTCAAACTTCTTATCGTGTCAAATTTTAAGCCCGCAGCGGCAACTAATTTTAACTTTAATCTTAATTTGAAAGAAAAGAAAATTTGACTTGGCGGCTTCACCTTTAAATTAAATTAATTCTTAAATTTTAGAAATTAAATTTTGATTTTTCTTTAAAAAACCACTATAATATATATAGAAAATAAAGAGAGAAGAAAGGAGAAAAGAAAAGGGAAAAAGAGGAGAAAGAAAATTTGAAAAAACCTCAAAAACCTTATATAATATAAGTGTAATAAAGAGAAAGAAAAGAAAAACTAATTTTAAAGTTGCCAACTACTAAGTGTTGGAGAAAGAGGTCTATATGACACAGAGAGAATTTTTCAACGCAATCGCAGAGAACGAAACTTTGACTGAGGAAATGAGAGATTTCGCAAAGAATCAGATTGTTCTTCTTGATAAGAGAAATGAAAAGAGAAGAGAGGCAACTTCCCGAAAGGCAAAAGAGAACGCACCTATTATCGCCGCTATTCTTGAAACCCTTACAACAGAACCTCAGACAGCAGCGGAAATCGCCGAAGTTGTAGAAATCTCTACACAGAAAGCAAGTGCTCTTCTTCGTCAGCTTGAAGAAAAGGGAGAAATTTTGACAACTGAACTCAAAATACCGAAGAAGGGTAAGAGAAAATCTTACTTTATAGTAGAATCGAAAGAAGCCGATTAAGGCTTCTTTTCTTTTACGCTTTAAACGCTCCTTTGCGTTTTAAACGCTCTTATTATTATATTATTATTATAATATTATTATAATATTATTATACTATTTATTTTTTTATTTATTTTTTTATTTATTTTTAAAATTTGATTTTCTGCGATTTTTGAGCCAGACACTCATACCTATAAAATAACACAACTATCTATCAAATAACCCCTATTCCTATAAATCAATACTCATACTTATAAAATAATACTCATACCTATAAATCAACACAATTATCTATAAATCATTGTTAACTTCTATAAAGAAACTAATCTTAATTTTTCTAGCCTCTTGCCGTGCCTCTTTATTGCTATGGGAAGGACTCTTACTCTAATAACTACCGAGGAATCGCCTAAGATTTCTCTTTTTTTTTATTCTTTTTTCCTCTTTCATTTTCTTTTTATTCCTTTATTCTTTTATCTTTATTCTTCTTTATTATTATTCCTCTTATTTATTATTATTATTATTATTATACTATTATTAACCTTCTCTCTCTCTTTTCCTTCCTTTTCTTTCCTTTTCTTTATTATTACTATTAAATTAATTTTCCTTATACCTTCTCCTTCTTTTCCTTATACCTTCTTCTTTTCTTTTCTTATTATTATACTATTATTATATTATACTATTTCTTCTTCTTTCCTCTTTCTTTCTTCTTTTTATTTTTATACTTATATTAATCCTTCTTTTTTATTTATTATTATTATATTATTATACTAATTTCTTTTCCTTTCTTTTTCCTTTTCTTCTCTTCCCTCTTTTATCTTATTATACTATTATTATATTATTATTATACTATTATTATAATTAATCTTATACTATTATTATAATAATATAATAATAAGATAAATTCCTCCTTAATTCTCCTATAAGTAATCTTTTTCTAATAATCTCTCTAAAATTTTAAGAAATTTTATTCTGAGAAATTTTCTCTTCCTTTACCTTTTCTAACCTTAATCTTTTAATCCTAATCTTTAACTAAGTCGCCGCAAGTCTTTATAAATTTTATTATATAAAAAAGATAGACTACTTAAAAGCCTATCTTTTTAACCTCTTTAGGAGTTGACGAGAGGAAGCTTTCCATTTTTAGCTCCCAATCATCTTCGTCAAAACTATAAAATTTTCTTTCCGTAATTGCCGCCATCGCTGTAAAAAAGCTACACTTAGGAAAGTCCCGTCTTACCTTATCCATTTCTCTTACCTCAACAGAATTTCCATTCCGAAAAGTTAAAACAAGCTCTTCCTTTCCGGCAACAGAATGACTACCAAAATTTTTAATTCCTTCTGTTGAATATACCATTCCATTTACTTTAATAAACATTAGCATCTTCCTTTCTTTTTATAACTATATTAATTACTATATATCTTCATCCAAATAAAATGATTGAGGCAGTCTCTTACTATAGTAAGCTCTTTTTCCATAAAGCACTTCCATATATCGAGATAAGTCAAAACCTTCCTGACCTAAATTATACAACTTATCTCTAAAATAATGAAGAATTTTCTGCAAGTATTGTTCTCCAATTTCTTTTGATGCCGCACCGGTCACACCAACTCTCAAACCATTATTTAAGAGAAGAATAATTGCATAAGGTTGTATAGCAATATCAAATCGCTCATAGTCCTCTTTATTAACTAAAACGACTTCGCCGCCGAGGACATTATCAACATTAAAGAAAACATTCCTTACTTTAACTACATCCATTTAACTACTCCTTTGAATTTTCGTTAATTAATTTGTAATAATATTTCATTAAATATCACTTACTATAAAACAATTTCGAATCCTTAATGGGATAATAAAATATTCGTCCATCAGCGGCTGTAATAAAGGTAGTTAAACCATAATAACCTTTTTACGACTGTTAAAATACCATTAATATCGTGAATTGTTTCTACAAAGTCTCCTATTGTGATTTCTCCCATTCTATATTACTCCTTTATAAATGCCTTATTGCTTGGCTCTGAAAATTTAATACAACCTCATCCTTTATATCTATTACTTTTTGACAAGCTCTTTCTACCATTTTATAAGAATCGTAATTAGTGGTTTCAAATTGAATTTTATATTCTCCCTTTTCATTATCAATTTGAACTTTATATGATGTTCCCATTTGTGTCACCCCTATCTCAACATACTCCGACAATGAAAATATATATGTTTTTTATAAATTTTTGCTCCACAAGGTTTGCCAATAACTTTATGGGGTCTTGGTAAAACTTCGTTATAATTTTTCTGGGCTTCGTCATAATTTTTCTGGACTTCATAGTACTTTGCCAGAGCTTCGCTATACTTTTCCAGAGCTTCACTACACTTTTTTAGAGCTTCACTACACTCTTTTAGAGCTTCATTATACTTTTCTTGTGCAGTGGCGACATCCTGATTTACTTGTATTTTTTCTTTATACAGCTCTTCATATTGGTCAGCCAATACTTCTGTAGTATCTTTACCACAATATTCCTCGATTTTTATAAAATCTGTAACTCTTATCGAAGTTTGCTCATTCATTTTTCTTCCTTTCCATCCATTTTTACGCCGCAACCAGGACATTCATTAGGTATTGTCAAATGTGGTAATAATTCATACGGTTCTAAATAATGTCCACATTCAGAGCAATAATAATAATCTCCATCATAATCATAGTCTTTTATCCATTCAGCCATTTTCATCGTCCTTTTTATCCATTTTTGCACCACAATAAGGGCAATATGGGTATAACGGATTATTCTTAGAATCTAAGAATAAGTAATTATCACATTCTGAGCAACGATATTTGGTGTGCCATAAAGTTTTTCCAGTCGGTATCCACTTTCCGTGTTTAACTTGTTGAATATAGAGCCTGAAAAGTGCCTTATCTGGCTCATTTTTTAACTCTTTTTCAATCATTACCTTTACGCTCTCCCTTTTTCGGCACCAATTCACCAATGAGGTTTAAACCCTTGTAACACTCATCGCATAGATGTATTTTAACTTTTCTCTTACTTTCGATAGGAAATCGCAACCCGCTAAGACAATCAGTATCAACTCCTATATAAAATTCTTTCATTTTAACTATGTAAGGATTTTCGATAATTTTGTAACAACTATCGCATTGGTAAATTTTCATTTATTTCACTTCACTTTTCTTGTAGAACTCATATCTATTATCTTTATTATCGTGCTTAAAAACTTTTACAAGGCTATCTACACTCATATTATTTACCCATATAGCATCGTTTGCTGCTCTATCGAGCAAAAAGATAGTTTCCCCACTCTTAATTCCATCAAGCACATCAGAATTACAAACATTTTCATACTTTATCATTTGCTTTCACCGTCCTCGACACGCTGATTCCATTTTTCAGCGTACTGTCCAATATATCCGGTTTCTTCATCAGCATCTCCTGCAGGGATAGTAAACGGCATATCGAATTTATCAAGTATACAATTTTGTTCCGTATCTTCATGTTGGTAGTATTGATGAATAACTGTTTGCCCATATTTATTTACAAAAGAGTCTCTATGAAATTTCATTTCACTGCCGCAGAACGGACAAGATTTGAGTTTTAATTCAAACATTACTTTTCACTACCTCCAACAATCTGATTCCAACATTCAACACATTTGTTAGAATCTTTTTTGCAATCCTCTACGCTCATCAACCCTAATTTGCAATTCTCTGCACTCATCAACCCTAAGTCATGAGGACACACATAGGAGGGCTTACCGTTGTTATCGAGAGGAATATTTGGATATTTCTCTAATAAATCCGTAAGATAAGTTTTTTGTGGGTGCGCATCACTCCACTGCTGAACGACTTCGATTGCTTTTTTGGGGTATTGTTCCTCGAAATCAAAACAAGTCATATTATCAGCACCATTATTGTCTTGACTAAGAGGGCACTTAGTACAACAGATTTGACAATTATTAGTCATCCTGCATTTTTCTTTTATAAAATTAGCCGTCTTACTACAATCAATCATTTTCTTCACCCTCTTCATTGTTTTTAATAGGCAGATTCCAGCATTTTACGCAGTCACCGCCACAGTCATTATCTATTTCTTTCACTCCTAAGTCACATGGGATTACACCATCAGGTATTCCTCTTTCATCAAGAATAGCGTTTGGATAATGACTTAGAAATTCAGTTAAGTAAGTCTTCTGTGGGTGCGTATCGCTCCACTGCTGTACAATTAAAATTGCTTGTTCAGGGCAGAGTACTTCAAACTCCCCACATGTCATCCTATCGGTTGCATCATTATTCCAACCACTCAGAGGGCAATCATGGCAATCAATTCCGCACTGATATATACCAGCACATACTTTACGCTTTTTTGTCATTCTTCGCTTCTCATTAAAATAGTTTTTAGCGATATTACAATCAATCATTATTAATCTTCCTTTCCCTCAATAGAGCAACTGTCAAAATTTTAAGTATTTATGCTCTACGCTTTCCATTCCAATCATATTTAGCAATCATATCTTGTGCCTTTTTAAATCTAACTTGTTGAGCTTTATATGTAGCAATCATATCTTGTGCTTTTTTAATTGCGTGTTTCTCATCTGGGGCATAAACATAGACGCTGCAAACTTTACCTTTTCTATGCTTTATAATATTTCCTTTTCTGTTACATTCACTTATTTTTGCCGTATTATTAACAGGATTATATACCCAATGATAACATTCTTTTTTCCCATCCTCATATATTTCAATACGAGCATCACCCCAATTAGTGGAATAAGCTTCTTTATATCGTTTTGCTTTTTCGTAATTGGTTGTTGCTGTACAAATATGATAGTCTGAATAGTCTCCTTTTGTAATAATATAAATTTTCATACTGTCCCCTTTTTGACTAACGATACAATTTTTTCTTTTGCCTCCACAAGCTCACCATATTCAAGCTTATATGGCGTATCTTCTTTAATCTTCTCTCCGTCAACTTGAACAGCTTTAAAATTAACAATATTCAGATTGCTATCTCTTTCAATTAATACAATTATAGAACCTTTCTTCCCTTTTGCGGTACTATCATTATCACCTACAATTACAGCGTTACTACCTCCTGCAAGCGTTGTACCACAATCGCCTAAAAGCTTAGCATTATTGCCGCCTACAAGTGTTGAACCGCAATCACCTACAAGCATAGCATTATATCCTCCTGTAAGTTCAGCACAGAACTTACCTATAATTGTTGTATAGTCACCACCTGTAAGTATTGCACCATCGCCTCCTATAAGTTTAGCACCTTTGCCTCCTATAAGTTTAGCATAATTATTACCCACAAGCTTAGTACGGTCGCCACCCACAAGCTCAGTCCAATCATCACCTACAAGTGTTGAATATTCATCACCTATAAGTTTAGCACCTTTGCCTCCTATAAGTTTAGCACTGCACCTGCCTACAATTGTTGCGTGGTCACCACCCACAAGCTTAGTGTTATTGTCTCCTACAAGCTTACTATTGTTGCCGCCCATAAGCTTAGCACAATCACCTCCTACAAGGTTAGCGCAACTACCGCCCACAAGCTTGGCACAGGTGCCACCTATAAGTTTATCATTGTATCCACCTATAAGTTTAGCATAAGAGCCACCTATAAGTGTTTCATCATCTGACGCTTCTACATTAGATTTCATCTTCTGAGAAGCAAAATCAAGACTTGCATCAATAAACTGTGATAAACTTAGCTTTGAACCGATTTTTAACTTTTTTGTACAAAACTTTTCATTGTTATCTGTTTCAACACTGGATAACGCTTCAACTTCTGTAAATTCTGTAACATTACCTTTATAATCAATAAGATGATAATAGTCAAGTGTATCAATAGGGTTTTTACAAAAGTGCATCCCGCTTTTGCAAATTTCTGCATTATCTTCTTCAAATACGGTGTTTTCTTTATATACCTTATCCCTGCAAATTAATCCTTTTCTAAACGCTTTATAACCCTTCATTGTATATATACACTCCTTTAAACTTTTACTATTCTTTTTGATAAATTTCTTACGGGCGTTACTTTTCAAATAAAATACTTAAATATTATCTTTCTTCCGTATCACAGTTCAAAAATTCCTTCCATAATAGCAATAACTATACCCAAACCGCCGCAAAGGCAATAAAAACCAACATTAAAAGGAACAATAAAACAAGAAGATAGAAATAGCATTATTCCGCCAAAAATCGCCCAAATTACTATAAAGACAATTGTTTCAGCAAAAACCCTCTTAAAGAGTGAATTACTATGTAGTAATTCTGTTAAAAAATTTGAAATTGTTTTTAAAAAATCTTTCATATAAATCTCCTTAATCTACAAATTGATAACTTACACTATGAACTTTATAACTACTTGGATAATTGTCAAGGTCAATTAAATATTCGATATGATGAATAAATTTTTCTAACAATTCTTCTGCGTTATCTTTAACTACTAAAAACATATCCGTTTTTAAAGTTGTAAAAAATATTGTATCATTAGGAATTTCTTCCATTTCAACGCTAGAAATTTCAATGATTTCTGGATACTTACCTAAATGAAATAAATACTCGATATGATGAGCAAATTTCTTAAAAGTTTCAATCGAATCTTTGTCAATACCAAGACAAATAGTAAGTTTAACATTCCTCATGGACCTTACTCTCACTTTCTTCTATATTATAAAAGATTTGCTTAAAGGTCGTTAGGAATAAAAGTTTCCTCAACCTCGTCATTGGGGCGGTCAGAATACATAATAATCTCATCCAAGGTTAACGGAGTATAATCAAAACCCTCCATCATACAACCACAATTATAAGCATTTTTTAATCCCATTAAATTAAAACATTTTGCAACTCTTTCAGCTTCTTTAGAATTATGCACGTGACCATAAAGATGATATCCGCCGTAATGCATTCGGTTATAACTTAAAATTGGATAATGGCAAAGAACAACACTTCTACCATTATCAACCACCTCCAGATAAGAATGATATTCAACCTTTTCTTTTAACCACTTGCCATCGTGGTTGCCGCAGATTAAGATAATCTTTCCGTTTAATCGAGGAAGATAAGCAAGCATATCTTTTCTTTTCCAGAAGAAATCACCAAGAACATAAACAGTATCTTCGGGACTAACTGCTTTATTCCAGTTCTGAACCAAGGTTTCATTCATTTCTTCTACTGAAGAAAAAGGTCTGTTATCAAATTTAATTGCATTTTCGTGTCCAAAATGGAGGTCAGAAATATAAAAATTCATAAGTTTCCTCTTTTCTTTCTTTATTTTCTATATATATTATATAAAAATTTTTTTAAAAAATCAAGCTTTTTCTTAAAATTTTTAGAGGTAGAGAAAGATGCCCAAGAAAATGCCGACCCAAATACCTAAAACAAAAACGCCTGCCATTGTTACCCAGAATAATAAATCCATTTAATCCAACTCCACTTCTTTTAATTCACTTTTTAAACTCATTAAAACTTTATTATACTTTTTATTTTAAAATCAATTAAAGTTATCTCTGCTTTAAGATGGCACAAATAAAAAAGCCAAACCAAAAGCCTCCCAGAAATAACATTATATTTATAAACAAGCCCATTTATACTATACCTCCTTCTTCTCTTTTTCTTCAAGATACGGCTTTTCTTTACAGCACTGCCATTTTACACTTGAATAACTTTTGTCAAGAACCTTCCAAAATTCCCTATAAAGTCGCCGCAGTTCCTTCTTTCTTACTCTATCCTTTTTAGAGTTCATCATTAAATTGAGAGTCCTCCTCATTCCCTTCTTCTCCATCATTACTAAATATACTATAGGATAAGGGAATTGTAACCAATTGCGAACTCCTAATTTATCTCTTAAAATTTCTGGAGGTAACCATTTCTCTTTTCCCATTTTATCAACTCCTTCGCTACCCTATGAAGATTTTTCTTACGAGTTCTTTTCTTCTTGGAATGATAGCTTAAATGCAAAATATGTCCTTTTACGCCCTTTTCTGCAATAAAAACATCAAGTAACTCATAGAAAGTTTTTAAAGGATGTGCTGGTTTTTCTGTCAATCTTAATTTTTCAATGATATATGACTGATTAGTATGAAGAAGTAATTCAGTTCTTACTTCATTTAATTTTAAAGGTGTATTTTTGTACCAAGTTATCATTTAGCTCTTCCTTTCTTATCAATTTGTTAAGATTTAAAATTAATTTAATCTTCTTTAACTTTAAAATCAAAACCATAAAGTCTTCGGGAGGGTTTATTACCTAAAGCGGTAATAATTTTTTCAGTCACTTCTTTTTTAGACTGGGTGGTTGAAGCAATTCCCTTAATAATTTTTATTGTATATTTTAATGGCATTAAAACTCCATTAAAATAAACAAGAGTATTTTCATTTATAACACACTTCTTTTCTTCTCCGTTTGTTGAAAAAGAAGCTTCTTGATAATCCAACTCATATTCTTCAATTTTGGTTAGTCTATCTCTTTTTGCTCTTTCTAAATTAGTTTCTCTTGTTACCCATTCAAGATTATTCAAACTATTATCCCTTTTATTATGATTTAAATGGTCAACAGTTAAGTCTTCGGCATTTGGAATAGGGCGAAAAGTTAATAAAACCAATCTATGAGCTAATTTCTTACCCGATTCAGTCTGAATGGCACAGTAGCCACTCTGATTAATTCGATAAGAAAGATTTCTTTTTCGGCGGTCTTTAAAATGTCCTAAACTAGATACCCATACACCAAACTCTTTATTAAACTTCCAAGTTTCAAGACTAAAAATAATTTTAGGTAACATAAAATCAACCTTTCTTTTCTTATTTTCTATATATATTATATAAAAAATTTTTTAAAAAGTCAAATAAAAAATGGTGTATTAAGATACACCATTTTCTCTATTCTTATACAATTGTACTTTTTCTTCTTCCCTTAAACCTCTTAAAGCTTCCATAATCTCTTCCTTAATCCCAGAACTATTTATCTTGTCAACAGCCGCATCTATCATTTCTGTATAACTTGCACCTAATGGCATATCATCAATTGCTTCTCCAACTATCTTATCAAGTTTATCCAAAGCTTCGTGTAAAGAAGGGGCTTCTTTAGTGGTTTCTTCTTTAGTGGTTTCTTCTTTAGTGGTTTCTTCTTCGGGAGTTTCTTCAAGAGTAGAAAATTCCCAAGAACCTCCATCTCCATTTCCCCCAAAAGTTGGAACAGAAATCCACTTATAAAAATTGTCATCTTCTGTCTTATTCTTATCTTTATTCTCGTCCTTACAAGAAGAAAACCGAGAAGTTAATTCCTTTAAGGCTTTACCAGTGAAATTGGTTTGCACTGTCCAATCTTCTGTTTTTGGAAACTTTTCTTTAATCATCATTTGAGGCAGAGCATCATTCTTTTTACTATCTACCTTTTTTCTTGGGTTAGTAATAAACTCATAAAACTCTTTTTCACATTCTGGACAAAGCACAGGACTTTCTTTCTCGAATCTTATAAAAACTTTCCTCATTTCACCATCAAAATCATTAGATGAAATTGTTTCAAACAGGTTGCCGCAACGGTCACAAAAAACTTTAATCATTATAAACCTCCAAATTTACCAATTTACATAAACATCTAATACGCCCGAGGCACAGCCGCAGTCATAAATTTTTCCCATTTTTCCAAAGGGAGTACTTACAACTGTACCCTTACTTAAATCTGATGAAGCCAAACAAATATATCCGTCTCCATCACACACAAAACCGTCACCGTCGGTATGACGATAAGGTATATTTAATCCATAACCCGGCAATATCCTTTCGGAATACCAAGTCCATTTATAACCTCCCCAATACAATACTCCAGAATATTGTAAATCTGTAGGATTATAATAAGTTTCTATCTTATTGTAATTTTCTTCTTCAACCTCAACCTCAACAGGCTTAGTTGCCTCAACTTCTTCAACAATCTTTTGTTCTGGAGCTTTTTCTTCGATTTTCTTTTCTTCTTTCTTCTCTTCTTTCTTTTTTTCTTTCTTTTCTTCTTTCTTCTGAGAAACCTTTGTTGGTTTTTGTGTTGTAGAAATTCCTTGAGTTGTTGGTTGTGTTTTCTCCACTTTTTTTGTAGTGGGTTGCGTTACTTTACTTTCTATTACTTTAGTAGAAACGGTGGCATTAGACTCTTCTCCTTTATTTGTTTGAGTACTACAGGCACAAACAGTAAATAATGTAAAAATTACCATAAGTGCAGTTATAAGTTGAACTATATTTTTCAAATAAACACTCCTTATTAATGTGCCAATACATCATAAGTAGAAATTACACTTAAATCTTTATAAATATTATTACCAATAAGGGCTTTGAATTTCTCTTTAGATGTCTGACTTTTTCTTAATCTTAATTCCATATGAAATTGAATTAAAACTGTTATATATAAATCTCTTTCGAGAATTGTTTTATACATATCGTGATGATAAGGAACTGTCGTTTTATTAACTAAATATGCGTATGCAGAAACAAATTGATGGTTATAATAATGAGATATTCCTTTATCATCTTTAGTTTCCGTAAATATCTTTCCAATATCGTGATACTGTAAAACTTCTACAAGAATGTCTTTTTCATAATTTTCTTTTGCTAAAGTAGCCGCAGTATCCATATGTAATCCGATTGGAAAAGAATGATGTGGATTGTTATGATTGATTGTTCGTGAAATACTTAATAGACTATCTAAATCCTGTGTTGGCAAAAGGTTATTCTTATTTTGAATGATTCTAATATCATCCCAACCTTCATAGTAATAAGGAACAGTAAAATGCTGTAGCTGTTTGTAAATTACTTCAGCTGGAACAACAACCTCTCGGGTTGAATCTGCTTTTCTTTTAAAAATTTCCTTTAAAGATGCAATTGCCACTACACATATCTTTTTACACGGTATTTTTTCAATACTTTTTAAAAAGTGAACTCGTCTTTTAAAGCTGAGATTTGTTGCATCATAAATAACATTTTTGCCCTCTTTTAAATCCGCAATAACACGATTTCCTAACTTTGAAAAAATCTTTTGCGGGTTCGCTTGTATATTGGCATCACCATAAAGCTCCTTTCTAATAGCATCAGAGGAATGAATGACGCCATTATATTTAATTGCAATTTCTTTTGCTAAAGTTGACTTGCCGCTGTAGCTAAGTCCAACCATCATAATAAAATAATTCGTCATTTCTCTTTCTCTCCTTAACCAAAATAACCACTATAATCTAAGATTACTGGCTGATTAGTTTTAAAATCAAAACCTACATTACCTGCGTGAATATCATTTATATGCATCTCATTAATAAAAATGGACAATTCTTCAAAATCCTGCCAATTCAAGCGGTTCTGAAAAAGATTGTCAATTGCAATATTATCCCCAACCTCTCCTTTTTCAGATGGAGTTGACCAAGAAACCAGTGATGAGGGAGCCTTAGAACAGGGAGTACAAAAAACATAAGAACCTGTACAATATCCCTCTTCACTATCGTATCTCTGCTCGTGAGCATAATACTTTTCTACCTCTTCAGTGCAAACCCTTACTCTTTCAGAGATATAAAAAGGATAACCATAAAAATATCCTAAAAAATAAGTTCCCGCAAAGCATTGCCTTACTTGTGAAAAATCAGCTTCCAGAATTTGAGTTAAGATAGCTTCTTTTTTACAATAATCAATTGCTTCTTTGTAGTCATCTTTAGTAAGATTATGATAATCTTTATTAAAGTTACTAATCAAATGAGAAGTATATTCCTCATTTGGAATTGTACAATTTCTTTCATCAGTAAAAGGAACTTTAATTACATAATCTTTACCAAACTGGTATTTTATAATAATAACCCCTTTTGTTGCCCCACTGTCACTTTCATACCAAGCGTTACCAGTTTCATATCTTCCGAAAGCTTTCCTTTGCCAGTTATGAAAACTGGTACTTGTGCCATTAAGTATAAAAGTATCAAAAGAATACTTTTTTACCAAGTCTTCAATTACTTTTTTAAAAAATAAACGAACTTTATTTTCAATCATTCTTTTCTCGCCTTTCTTTATTTTCTATATATATTATATAAAAAATTTTTTAAAAAAACAAGTTTTAAAAAATTACCTGATATGAAACACCATAATTAATAATTGAACAAGATAAATCAATTTTATTTTTAAAAGCTATCTTAAATACCTGACATATAGAAGGAGGGAATAAGGAAAACTCTGGTGAATACTGAATATAGACCTTAAAAAATTTCAAAAATTTTCTGCTGTTTTTTAGGAGTGACTTTAAAGCAATCACCACCAACCTCTTGTGTGAATATGTTTTTCTTTAAAAAAATATAATCTCCTATCTTCATTTTAATGCTCCTTTCTCCTTCATTTCTGTTAATCTTACTGCTACTTCTACAGTTATAGTATCAAAATACTCAAGAAAAATCTGTTGCAAAAGTCCTGATGCGTTTTTTTCTGACCATTTTTTATCTGTGTCTAAAGTATAGGTTTTATCGTCTTCAAATAATTCTATCGAAGGAATCTCATAAAATTTTTCTGGCGACAAATCTTCTTTAAATATATTGATTAAATTATTAACATTAGAAAAAGTGATTGCTTTATATTCTTCTGCATTATATTTATATTCAAGAATCATGCGAGAAGAAAAACCAGAAAAATTTGTGTACATTTCTGAAATTGAGACACCGTCGAAAATTGCAAATAACCAATTAATATGGTAAAAAACTCTATACCACTTTTGTTTGCAACGAGAACAACTAGTTATCATTCCCATCACTTGACGATAAAGAACAGAATAATTTTGAAAAAATACCTGATTAACTTTTGATTTAAGCTGTTCGTAAAATTCTTTATATAATGGATTAACTCTTATTGTGCTACTTAGAATTGGTTCAAAATAGGTAAAATTTCCTTTAAAGAAACTTGTAATAAACTTTCTGATATCAACAGTCTTAATCTTTCCATTATTTACTACAAGCTCATGGCAATCAATCTGTTTGTTTAGACAAAATTCTTCATAGGTTGGAAAAATGACCGCCACAGCATCATAATCACTTAGATTTGTTGCTAATTCATAATTTTGACTGCCAATTAAAGATATAAAGAAAATTTCTCTGCCACCGTCGCTTAAAATTTTTTCATAACCCCTTAATATTGCATCTACTTTATCTGCATAGTCCTTATTTAACAGACTTACCCTATCGTATCTATACATTTTTTCGCCCCTTTTTATTTTCTATATATATTATATAAAAAATTTTTTAAAAAAGCAAAAAAAGAGAGGTTAACCTCTCTTTAATCGTGATGCTTAAGCAGATATTCTCTCGAAACATTTTTAAAGCTAAAATCAGTCTTTGGATTTCTCAATACAATTCCCTCTCTATATACAGAAGGATTAACAACCGACTTCGCAGTCGCAACTTTCTTAAATTCGTCCAAATCTTTAGGAAGCTTATAATGAGCATCGAGAATTGGGACAAATTTCATTCCCATTTCATTTACCACCAATTGTGCCTCAGTAGAAGGTACTCTACCTCTGTCTGAACGAATAAAATTAAAGATGTATAAATCATCTTCTTTGAGCTTCAAAGGATTACCTTGAACGCTGCCTACAGATTCGCCTTGAACACAAACATAATCAAGCTCAGGATTCTGTTTTAAATATGTTTCAAGTTGCTCTCTAATATGGTATTTAAAAGCCATATCCCAATAAATGTTATGGTCGTGATAGCAATTTTGTTTCTCATCTTTCTGTCTTATATTTCGAGAAAGAACATAAAATTCAAACTTATTTCTTCTCTTCTTTTTTCTTTCAAGAATATAAGTTGAAGAAGTACCGTCCAACTTCTCAGTTACAATCCAATCATCCTCATTATTAAGAATAAAGGGAATGTTCTCAACTCTCTCTTCGTCGGTTTTATGAATATAAGGGAAGTGAGTTGGAAAAGCCTTTGGACTATCTTTCTTTTTGCCCAAAAAGACAAAGAGAAGTTTTCTACCCCACTCCCTCTTCATAAGCCAACGGAATGGCTTCTTTTTCATAATATTTTTATGTCTTGCCGCCATTGACATATATTTAATATCTTTAGCTTTGTTAGCCTTACGAATATTATCATCTTGAGAAATATAAGTTACTCCAAGCTTCTGTCCAACATCAGAATGAAGTGGTAAATCTTTAAATTCTGGAAAAGCAGACAGCGGCATTAGAAGTCCTTGTGAAATAACTTTACACATTCTTTGAGTCTTTACTTTAAAATTACGCTTTGCCATAAAAGTAAATCTCTCATCGTTGTCAGGAACTTTTGAGTCAATTTCAAAGTAAATACCTTTCTTTTTAGTTTCGTCATTAGGGTCAAAGTCGCCCTTTCCTACTACGCAATGCCAGCCACCAACAGTTGCTAATTCAACCCTATCGTAACCTTCCAATGGAGTGACCTTATCAACCTCTACAATATAAGCTAACATTCTCTCGCCTTTTTCGTTTAACATTATACATCATCCTTCCATTTTTTCGTTCTCATTTCAATAATATAATCTATTACTTTTTCATATTCTGTTTCTGTTAAAGAAAGTAGTGGCACGACTGTCTTATCAAAATTTGAAAAACCCGCCATTTTCATAAAGTCATTAACAAATTCTCCGATTACCCTATAGGTATCAATTCCCAATTCGGGGTATGTATCTCTTGATACTCTACTCACTGTTTTAGAACCAATCTCATTGGTATTTTCATAGCTCATTTTTAACTTAATCATTTTTATAATCCTCCAACTTAACGAGTTTTAAAACTCGATAGACCTCGGGAGGTACAAAACCAAGTTTTTGCAAATCTTCATCCTTTTCTATTTGGTGGTATACAGAAATTCCATCTTCAAGAAAAACAATACTATCTCCTACAATAAGTTCTGACCAATTAACAGCGTCACTTAATTCAAATAACTGACCGTCAATTTTTAAAACTATATTATCAAACTTTATTGGTCTGGTTATCATTTTAAAACTCCTTTTCTTATTTTCTATAAATATTATATAGAATTTTTTTAAAAAAAGCAAATTATAAATATTGTTTAATTAACTCAGAAAAGTTTCTTAAAAAATGAATCGAAATGGTGTCTTTTTGTAGGGCCGCTGTTCGCTGTATATCCCAAGCATTTTTAATGCCTGCCTGAGATTGCTGCGTTGGATAAAGTATTTCTGGAGTTGTAATAGTAACTCGAACCAATTTAGATAAATTTTTTTCTTTTGTATAATCTGTAATTGCCCGATAAATTAAATATAAGAAAAAGGACAAGGGAATTAATATACCGTTCAAGTTCATAATGTGAATAGCATTTGTGGTTGTTTCTTTAAAATCTCCAATAGAAGAGGCATCGTCAAATAATAAATATGCCACATCCTGAGCTAATAAACGGCTTAAATCTTCTTTATAATTTTCTTGATTACCAATTGCCCCTTTTCCTAATTGTAAAATTGCTCCAACCACATAAACAAAATTTTTATCTATATTAGAGAAAATTTCTTTAAAAGAATCCATTTTAATAGCTGTGCCGGCGGAGTAACCTCTCTTAGAAAAGTTTTCATTTAAGGTATATAATTTAGAAGAACTATAAACAATAAAGCCATTATTAATTTTATCTAATCTCTGTCTTAAAATTTCAAATGCTCTATTATTATCCACATAATTACCTAAAGAGTTTTCTTTTGTAATTTTTTCTATAGCGTCTTTATCTATACCATAAGTATAAATATTATCCGCTTTAATCTTTTTCTCTCCAGAACCAATTCCTTCAATTTTGTATCCTTGATTTTTATTGTTTTGTAACATAAAGATGAAGTTTTCCAAAAATTCTTGTTCTAAACCGCCTTGACCAGCCGCTGTCTGCATAGCAACTTTGTTCTTTCTAGTGTTACCCAAAATCGCCTGTTTACAACTCATTAAGCTAACTCCTCTTTTACTTTTACTTTCTTTAATTCTCTTTTTAATTGAATTTTTAATTTTATCAACTTGATACACTTGGCACATATTCCGCACGAAGGGGTTGGTGGCAGCCTTGCCTCTATATTTTTCTAAAGCTTCTACAACTTCGGCATAAGCGTTAGAATAATCTTTCCCAGTTTTATTTAATCCATTTTCTTGATTAGCACTGAATTGTAAAATTAAAGCTTCTTGTACAATTTCTGGCATTACCTCGTCAATTACATTTTCAATTGCTGAATTAATTTTTACTCCTTTTTTAATTTGACTAATAATTTTTCGAGAAATTTTTCCCTCATATTTATCCCAAACCTTACCAAAATAAGTGCCAAAAAAGGCAGTAACTGTTTTTTGTCCCTTGGTATTCTTTATTAAGGCTACATTTCTTTCATAAACTTTTTTTAAGTTCATCGTTTCATTAAGAAGCTCAATTATTTTCTTTGCTCCATCTGCGGAGGCTGTCGAATCTTTTACTCCCCTTCCTACATTAATACCATAAACTTTTCTTAAAAGGGCTTTTTCTTTCTTTTCTTCATTTTGAGCTAGTCTTAATAATTGCTTGGCAGCGGTGACGTCTTCTGAACCCAGAGCATTTCTGAATTTACCACCGTCCCTCAAATTTCTTTTAATTGTATCGTAAGTTTTTCTATAAGTCGGTCCACTGTCTTTTAATCTTTCGTAAAAAACATACATACTAGACAAAGAGCGACTTTGTATGTCTAAAGCTGGCATAATTCCTCCTATAAAAAAAGAGCGTTATTCACGCTCTTATGTATATAAAACAGCCTCTATTGAAGCCGATTAGGACAATTGTACAACCTCGTCCAGTAATAAAGTCATATTGGAAGTTAATGGTTGGTTTGCGTGGAAATGCCCACAATACCAATGTGTGAAAGTAATTTTATCATAAACCTCTTCTAAAAATTCTTCCATAGAAGTATCCGCTTCTCCATAATTAAAAGGAAGAAATAATTCTGTGGGTTCATATTTAAGTGGACAAGTATGACTAAAAATATAATCATATGAGTTATTTTTTGAAATAATTTCAAAAATTTCCTTTTTCTTCTCTTCATCCATTTGTTCATCGGGATACCAATATCCCCTTTTATGAACTACTCTCCAATATTTATCAATTGAATACGCCCCACCAAGTACAAGACACTTTTTCCCTAAAATTGTAATTACTCCATCATCAGGGAATAAAATATTAGAATACTTTTTTTCTACCCAACAATTACATTTTAAATCTCCTCTACATTGAATTTTTTGATAAGAAGGAATATGCTCGGGGCGGCAATCGTGATTACCTTGAATACAAATTAAAGTAATTGGTAAATTACTAATTTTTTGCTTAATCTTTTCTCTATAAGACTTACTTTTATCTATAAGAGGCTCTCCCCATTTTAAACCAGTATTCATTTCATCATAAATATATCCATAATTGATTCCAGTATCACCCAAAAGAATTAAATAATCTTCTTTAGTGGTATTATTTTCCCTGCAAAATTGAGGTAAAAAGCCAAACTGACCGTGAGTATCCCCTCTTACAAAAATTCTTCCCATTCCTTTCTCCTCTCTTATATACAAAAATCCCTTATAAAGGGAACTTGGCAGCGGAGAAGAGAATCGAACTCCTACCCGTTGGGTCAAAGCCAACTGTACTAACCGTTATACTACTCCGCTATATTTAATTTAATAACTTATTTTAGCCATATAAAGACCTTCGCCTTACTTTGATTTAGTTTTCTTCTATATTCAGCCACTAAGAAAACATACTTGAGCCTTGGGGAGCTACCCCAAAACGATATGCCCTATACCTCTTTAGAGGCAACTAAGCTTAGAAGGGAATGATTACCCTTAACTTTCACCCACCATCCAAAAAATATAATATCTTTTTAACATAAAAGGTATTTTCATCATTGTTTTTCTATTTACGGTATTGAGCTACTCGCACATTAAACTTGCCTTATAGTTAAGTTACCTTAACATCACTACCACACCCCTTATTTGAGTTACTAAGGTTTGCTAATTTCTCAGGTTAGCCTAACTTAGCTTATTCTTTCACTGAAAGCGTCTATTACGGAGCGGACAAGAATTTGCCTTTAAAAGCAACTAATCAAGCACATCTTTCCCACCAAGAAGACCCGTCTTTTATCTCCGCCCTTATTAGGTCACCCTAATAAGTTCTCGTTGATTTAAAGTATCCTTAAAATCCTTACTAATTGGAATTATTGGAAAGATTCTCGGCACGATGGCATTCGTCTTCACCGAGGTTTATATGATTAAAATAAACTATTAAATTTTCAAGGTACAATTAAATGGAGTGGATAAAGGGAATCGAACCCTCATCCTCGGTTTGGAAGACCAATGTTTTACCATTAAACTATATCCACATTTATTACCTTAAATTTTATAAGGCAAAATAAATTTTAATCTTCTTTAATCTCTGGCTCAATAATAATAAAATCTCTTATCTTCATCCAGATATCATTTTCACTTTCTACCCACAGCTCATTAAATTCAAGAGCGTGCAAAGCACCTAAAACAGATTTTGCATTAACACAAAAACCATTACTATCCTTTACCACGATTTTACCCTCAAGCTGTGAAGTAATATGAGCAAAATTAATTGCATCACTTGAAGTATCTAATCTAATCTTTGCTCTCATTTTTTTTATCCTTCCTTTCTTAACTTTCTATAAATATTATATAGAAATTTTAAAAGATTTTCAAATTTTGGTGCTCTTGAAAGGATTCGAACCTTCACTTGATAGAGCCTAAATCTATTGCCTCTTCCAATTGGGCTACAAGAGCATATAAAGCTTTTAATTAAGCGAATACATTTTTCAGTATTACTTTAAATGCGGAGGCTATCAAATCTCACTTCCCTCACATACTTAATTTGGCGATTTGACCTAACCATAAGCTTTTTTAATGGAGATACTATTTGGAATTGAACCAAAAATCAAGCTTTTGCAGAGCCTTGCCTTACCATTTGGCTATAGTATCATATGGAGCTTCTAGTCAGATTCGAACTGACGGTCTTTGGATTACTAAACCAATGCTTTACCAACTAAGCTACAGAAGCATAATCTTATTGTCTAGACTTTGACCACACTTAATGTTTGGATAAGATACTCAAACTTGGGTTTACCTATATCGTCGCTCCCTCAAACCACGGAGTATTTTTCGATTATACTCAACGCCTTCTTTCATCGCCCAAATATGGCAGGTATTTATTCCATTATTATAATTTTAAAATTATAATATAATTGGTAGGAGAGGATGGATTCGAACCATCGAAGCGAAACGCAACAGATTTACAGTCTGCCCCTTTTACCACTCAGGAACTCTCCTTGGTGTGCCATCGGAGATTCGAACTCCGGACTTCTTGATTAAAAGTCAAGTATTCTACCAACTGAATTAATGGCACAAATTTAATAAGAATGACACTCTTTGCTTGTATATTCGCAATGACCATCTCATTCTTATCTTTAAATTACTTAAAACCAGAGGGTGACAATCCTCATTTCCATAAAGGCGATAGATGCCCGTTCTATCCTTGGTTTTAATGGTGCTCTTAGATAGGATTGAACTATCAACCTCTCACTTATAAGGTGAGTGCTCTAACCAACTGAGCTATAAGAGCATTTAAACTAAATAAGACGCATCTTATTTAGTTAGGCTTTATCCGCAGAATCAGCCGCAATTCATCATTTTAGTCTTACAAACCCACTTACTAAGACTTGCTTTGATTTCGTTCAAAGGTTTTTCTAAAGCGGTTACGCCAATTTTTTAAAATTGGAAAAACTAATTAAATTAATTAGACAGAGAATCTTCTCTTTTTTAAGAATAGATATAATACTGGTAATTTACATCCGCTTTTAGTTATTTCTTCTTTTAAAGAAATCCCTTCAATTACAGTCCTATTGCGGCAAGGGCTAACAGTATTTTTAGGGGAAGCAACGAGGCTTGAACTCGTACCAATCCTAGGAATTATTCTAACCAATTGAAACTATACTTCCCTTAACAGTCAACTTAATCATTGACTTAATGGCTCTTACAGCAGGACTCGAACCTGCAACTCTCTGATTAACAGTCAGATGCTCTACCGATTGAACTATGTAAGAATATTTAAAGGTGCAGGGATAGCCTAACCCCACATCGAGCAGGAAAACACCAAGAATTTTTCTGCTCATTGTTTAAGCATCCCGACCAGTTTCTCGGTAACTGCGGCCAAGGCTTCCTTTTCGTTATATCCCGTTAGTAGAAACCATCAATTTTTCTTCTAAGGCAGATAACTCCAGTACTGCACTAACTTCTGGATATACGTTCAAGCAAGTATCACTTACCAAGTTTAACGACATTGACAAGTCGGCTAGATTAGATATAGAATTTTAATCTATACCCTACATATGGGAAGGACAATGACCTGGCTGTTTTTACTCTATAGGTTTCAGCCTAACTATTAGAGTAAGGAATCTCATCTTTCTGAGGCGTCACATTGTCCTCTGGAGCAGATGAAGAGAATCGAACTCCTGCTATCAGTTTCAGTTCGGAGAACTGATGTACTAACCACTATACTACATCTGCATATAAGATAATTGGCTGTTCATTGGAGATTCGAACTCCAGACCACCGTGTACACCAGTAGCTCTTCCTAACTGAGACTTAATGAACAATATATTATAAATACTAGATTCAGATAAGCAAGACTTTACAAATCTCTAGAATATCCGTGAAATAATCGTTATGTCTGCAGAACATATAATTATTTCATCCTACTTATCTGGTAAGCTTTCTTGGGCGAGATGAACTTACTAACTCTACCTTAGAATAAAAATAGCATCTAACATCATTTTATCCCTCTATAGAGATTTACTTAAATTTTAGTTATACAAGCAGCCCGTGTTTACCGTTACACTAACAACCGCATATATTGCCTTGCTTGTGATATAAGCTCTGCAAAGCATAGAGTTTGTATCGTACCACTCAATCCCTTATTTATTCGCTTTATTTTAGGTATCTAATAATTGCGATTAGATTTACTGGCGGCGAGGGTGAGATTCGAACTCACACACCTCTTTCCAGCTACTAACAGTTTAGCAAACTGCTTCCTTACCATTAGGATTACCTCGCCATATGGCTAGAGTGGTTGGACTCGAACCAACTTATATTCGGAAATTTAAAGTTCTTATAATATAGATTAAAAGTCTATTCCTAATGGGTAGAAGGATGAACCTCAACAGCCGAATATTTATTTAACTTACATTAAATATTATAGCATATATTTTATTATTTGTCAAATATTTTTTATTATTTAAAATTTGTTCGATGCGGTAATTTTAACATCTACATAATACTATTGCACTACCAACTGTGCTACATCCCGCTTTAATGGGATGGTGGGAATCGAACCCACATCACATAGTCCCCTGATATAGAAGGATGATGTTAGTCAGCCGCATATTTTTTATATTGTGGAAATTTGTTTCTCTAAAATCTTAATCCCAAATCAAGTGCTTGTTAGCGTAGAAGGATGAAAAACAATAGCCACTTTGAGAAAGAGATGTGGGAATTTAATGCTCTTTTAAAACCGTTTATTATATAGAAGGATGAGCATTACAGCCACAAATTATAAATAGTGGAAATCGGACTTTCTATCTTATTATTATGGAGGTGGCTAAACCACCGAAATTCTTTTTTTTTCTTAGAAGGAAGAAAGTCCATAGCCACAATAACTTCATTTTATTTCACAAATTATAACAAAGCAAATAGTTCATCGGTATCAAAAGCTGTGACAATCGGAACTTCTGGCTTTTCCTTTATAACGGGTTTTGTGGTACCCGTAACCTCGTCAAACTCTTTTGCAATTTCATAAGGTACTGTTGTATCATTACTAAAAATGATATCCGCTTCATTTCTATTTGTAACAATACTACCTCTTGCAATAGCGTTCATCATTACAAGGTCATAAATATTTGCCTTATTAAGATGTGTTAAACCATAGCAGGTTGCAGTTACACCCTGTAAATTACTTTCAAGATTATTGCCATAAAACCTCGGACTTCCATTCTGAAGGTTCATATCACACCAGATGAACTTACGCTCAACACAATCAAATATAACAGGTATAGCAACAGTACTATCAGCAGTTAAGTCAATCTTCATTTCAACTGTTTTCGGCTCGAATATCTCACCGCTATTTACATCTTCTCTTTCCATCCATCCGAAACGGCAATTGGGAAGCGTAGAAAAATGCTGTCGTGTAAAACTATAAACCTGAAATGCAATGTATCTACCAGCGTTTTTAGCAACTGCATCAATGTCCACATCAATAAACTCTGCTACACCATCACCGTTAATATTTCCGCCATTGGTAATGTCACCCGAATGATATGCTCTATATTTTGCAGAGCGAAGTTGTGTATATGATACACGGTCAACATACTGCCAATTTTCGTCATAAATGGTTGCAGAAAGGTCAATATCAACCCTGTCTTCACCCCAACCATTTCTCGCCTTATCGGTATTAGTCCACCAGATAAAACCACGAACAGCTGTAGCGTCTTTCTTAATGGGCAACTTACTACCACGAACAATGGTCTTAACAGCCTTACTTGCACTTCTCTGACTAAACGGAACAAGATAATTTTTGAAATCCTCATCAATATAAACTTTTCCGAGGAAATCTTTTTCCTTATACTGTTCAATTAAAGCATCACGGCAAATCGTTGCAATATTGTTACATACATTGCTATTGATTTTAGGAAGTTCATTTTTGATAACCATAGCTTTTGCAAGATTTCCCTTAGGAAAGAATACTCTTACAGGCTGATTATCATTCTCCATTCTTCCTATAAAATGCTGTCTTACCTGAAGAAGTACAGGAGTTGAAATTTTTGTTGCAACTTCTTTAAAACAGTTGACAATATAATTCGGATTATCTGCATCACGAATAAGTTTATCAAGTTGTCTTGCAAACTCTCCCGGTCTTGCCTTTAACAAGGTAGCGGCTTCACGCATATCTTTTGCGGTAATTGCTGCCTGAACCTTTCCCGCAAACATAAGAGGCTTTTTCTCATTTCTTAAAGTATTAAATGCAGCGTTAACATTATGATACTTTGCTTTTTTATATTCAAACGGATGAAGAATTTCTGCTACTCTAATCCATTCATACTGATAACGGAACAAATCCTCTGTTATATTACTACAACCAGCAAGCAAATCCATAATCATACGGCGTTCAACCCTACGAAGGTTTCTGTATTTAGTCCTTGAAGCAAGACTAATGTCGCCATTAGAAAGTGCTGTTACAAGTCGTAAAACATCTGTTGTAGTCTTGAAATATTTACTTATTGAATCAGCACTTTTGATTGGTGCTTTTTCAATAATAAGCTTTCCAATAAATGCAACATTCTCTTTAAGAGGAATTGTATTAGGAAGATATGTAGTATAATCGGGACAAGCAAGAATAATAGCTTCAATGTCCTCTTTATCCTGCTCCGAAATTGATGTCTTACTCTCAACAAGATTTGTGAAAATAGTCATCAAATCATCGTGACTTCCCATTGACAAAACAGTCATTTTATTGTCATCAATAAGTGGGAAACGCTCATCTTTTTCGTATTCGGGAATTAATGTACCAAATGACCAGTAATGAACGATTGCATTAACAAACAACTCGATATCACTTGCTTCTGCAACCTGCTGCGGGAAGTTCGGATACATTGGATTATATGTAACATCCGCACCAACAAGTTCTTTAAGTGCAGGAATAAGGGAACTATAAAAAGCAATAAAATTATCTCTTGTAAGATGGAATACTTTTTCAAGAAGTTCCCTTGAAAATGTAAAGCCAAGAGCCTGAATATTTTTCAAGCCAGAAATAACAAGTGCCTTTTCTGCCTTATCCTGCTCATAAGTCATATCGGCACTGCCAAAGTTAATCGTTACGAAATTGGCGGCAGGTTCAAACATTACCAAATGCTTACGGCGTAACAAAATCTTATCAAGTTCTGTTAATTTGAAATTCTTCATTATAATTAATCTCCTTTATTTTAATTTGTCGGTAATAATTGAAACTATTTTTAAGACTTAAATTTTCTTTTTATAGAAGGAAGTTTCAATATAGCCGTTAGGAAAAATTGATGGGAATTTTACACTCTATTCTTATAGCAAAAAGTTTTAGAAGGATGAATATTTTCAGCCACCAACTTGAATGAAGGTTGAGTTATTGTCATTATACCTACAATATGACTGGTAACACCGCCGAGGCTCGAACTCGGAATATTCGCCGTGAAAGAGCGATGTGTTAGCCAATTCCACTACGGTGTCATATGGAGCTGGTGGACGGACTTGAACCCTCAACCTACTGATTACAAATCAGTTACTCTACCAATTGAGCTACACCAGCATATATGTTATCTGGATTACCCTAGTTCCTAACTTTTTAAACCCTCACGAGTTTAAACAAATGCACGATAACAATACATTTAGAGATTCTTAATAATAACGCAGCTCTCTCCCTCACTACGAATAGTTTTTCGTTAGCTATTAACGCATAGCTTATCGTTCGCTACGGACGCCTTCTTTTTCTTGGGTAAAGCGGGCAGGAATATTTCCCGATGGGTGCGGAGAAGGGATTCGAACCCTTAACCTTCAGAATATGAGTCTGCTGAGCTACCGTTGCTCCACTCCGCAATATCTTCCCTCATCCAGTTCCTAGGTAGAGGGAATTTTCATAAAAAAATACGGTTTCTTTGCCTTTAAGACATAGTTGTAAATAGGTTTACCGAAAACCCCTCAGCACCTCCACATCAACTCATACAACGAAGAAGAATGCTTCAACGATGGCGTTACAAGGATAAAATACTTGCCTTGTATATCTTCCCTTATCTAATTCTTAGATAGAAGGGAAAGCGTTTTTTAGAAGATAAACTTCTCGGACGCAATATTCGCCCTGTTTTTTTAGAAGATAAACTTCTCGGACGCACACTCGCCGCTTTTGCTAAAACTTAAACCTAAGAAGATATAATTAGGTTTTATTCAAAAGACGAATTCGTCTTTCAAGTTTCTTAATGATACGAGCATTTGCTACCGCATCTCGTGACTTGAGTTTATGAATACGATTTGAATAATAAAGTTTAGTTCTTGTCATAAAATCTTCCTTTCATTTTAAATTGGTACAAGAGAAGAGATTCGAACTCTTAGCTACAAAGTCCCAAACTTTGCCGTCTACCATTGACTTACTCCTGTATATGTGAGGATTGCTTTCGTTATTTTATTCAGCGTTCACATAAAGATTACCCTCTAATCCAAAACTTAACGCTTCTGGTGGGACAAGAGGGATTCGAACCCTCACTAAATGGATTTTAAGTCCATTGCCTCTGCCGTTGGGCTACTGTCCCATGGCACAACTTATTTATGTAAAGATGGAGTTGCCAACCACCGTTAAATAATCAACAAAAGAAATTTCCTCACCTTTATTTTACTAAACGCTTTTTATTGTTTTACGCCCTTATTTGTTCAGAGTAGCTAACCTCCTACTTTATTCAGAAGCTCATCGAAATCTTAACTAAGTATACCTCATCAAGAAACTGTTTAACCACCATCTTTTTCTTCAAAAAGATTTAAAAGCATTTAAACTTTTGTCGATTCATTGCCCTCTCAATTCTACCAACTAGTATAGTATCCTCAGGCTTGGGACTGAGCATCGGCTGATTACAATAAAGCCTTAGAGAGGGAAGTCTTTTGAAAAGAGGTTTTTAGGGAAATTAAAGAAAGGATTGCTTCCCTCTCTATAAATATTATATCATATTTTTAATTAAAAGTCAAAATTTTTATTTCTAAATTTATTCAAAAAGAGAATCATCATAATTTTCAATCTCTTCGATTAGTAAGAAATAATCCTCTTCCAACTCCTCTTCTGGAGTCACGCCTAAATCAAAAGAATCAAAGAAATCAATCATTTTTTTATTCTCCTTTCTTAACTTTTCTATAAATATTATAACAAATATTTATTTTAAAATCAAATTTTTTGTTCTTAACTTTCTCTTAAAAAGTTTTTTTCTTAACTTTTCTATAAATATTATAGAAAAAATTTAAAAGAAAATCAAAATTTTTAGGAGAAACTTTCTAAAAAAATTTTTTTTCTTTCTTAATTTTTCTATAAATATTATAGAAAAAATTTAAAAGAAAATCAAAAACTTATTCGTAATTTTCATAACTATTTTTATGTTTATGTTTACGAGTATATTTAGTTTTATCTGGAATCACTCTGGTAATTGGTTTTACACCATTCCAAGAACCTCTTAGTCCATAAGTATATTTAAGCACTTCACTTTTCCTCTTCATTATTTTCTACTTCCTTCCTTTCTTTTTAGCCACATTTTCCCATAAATTCCACATTCTAATAAAGGTACTTCACGAATAACTTTTACTTTTGATGCTCTGACTTTTCCGTCGGAATTAATTGGCGTTACAATATCCTTAATTTTTACTTCAAGTTCAAGTATCGCAAGATTTTCCCAAGTTCTGCCAAAATTAAGCGCCCAATTAAGATGTGAAATGTGTATACCGCTTCCACAACTATTACATATATCTGTACTACAATTAGGCTCAGTTATTAACTTTCCTATTTTATATTTGAAGTTTATATTATAATCTGACACATACTCATTATCCTGTTTATGCACCGCCTTGTAAAATGTAGCTGTGGTGTTGTTGTGCTTAATGTTATAGTAATCCATAAATTCTTCAATATTTTTAGGCGTACAAACTTTTCGAGCATTTCCTAATAACTGAATATTACCTTCTCCAGTTTGTTTATCAGAGACCTGAACATTTTCATACGCTATAATAGAACTATTATCATGTGCTTTAATAAAACTATTACCATATGCTTCAACAGAACTATTAACACTTGCCATAACGAAACTGGTATCCCATGCTACAGCAACACTATTACCAAACATTAAAACAGAACTTTTATCATACGCTATAATAGAACTATTATCATATGCTCTAATGGTACTACAACCATATGCTAAAACGGAACTACAATTTGTTGCCCTAACATAACTATTATCCCATGCTACAACATGACTATTTTCACACGCTATAACATGACTATTCCCATCTACCCTAACGGAACTTTCTCCTTTTGTTATAATGTGGCTACCATTTGTTACAATAACATCACGAAGATATTTATTTTTTATAATAGCAGGATTTCTACAAGTTCCAAAATTAATAAAAATTTGTTCATTAGTATCAACCGGAATCAAGTCAAGTTCTGCTTGTGATTTTACTGTAATACTCATTTTCTACCTCTTTCTTTTAAACCAATACATTACATTTTAGACAATAAAGTAAATAATTATTCACTATTCACTATTATCACCTTTCTTTGCTAAAAATTTAGCTCTACGACGGCAACTTCTTGTTAGATATCTCTTAGCCCAATGCTTCCATTCGGTTGAAAGACAAATCCATTTTTCGCCGCTAAATCATATTTTATACAATCTTCTTTTGAATTAACGGTCTTTTTATAGTCACTTTTTTTCATTGAATAAATTTGCCACCTGACTTTCTATGTCCCTTAAAAAGATTTCATCTTTTTCTAAATTAGATTGTATTTTAAGGTGAGTGTTTTCTTCTGAACTAAGCCTAGATATTACTCTTTCAAGTTCTTTGGCTTTATATTCATAAGTAGCATTTATACTTCTATCAAATTCTTTTTTGAGTTTTTTCTCACAAAAAATTTCTCCCTGATATAATTCATCTAAATACTCATCTATTTCTTTTAGCAGGTAGTTTTTAAAATCAACATAGTTAGTGTCCCATTTCTCCATATCATAAGAAAATTGTGTTAATTTACCTTGTAATTTAAGATTCTTTTCGAGAGCTTTTTTATATACTTTTTTATCGTCAAGAAATTCTCTTCTTCTTTTTTTAAAAAAGAAAGAAAGTGGCTGTAAGAGCATTTCATCAACTACCGCTCTTTGGTGGTTGATTCTATTTTTCCACATTATAGATTCTCCTTGAAGAAAATTTTGATAAGAAGTATCAAAAGGAATATCTGCTTTTACATAAACAGATTTTAATATAAAGTCCTCGGTGGAATTAATTTCTCCTTTTTCAATTGCTGAAATAATCTTACTATCCATATTTCCTCCTTTTTTAATTGTTTATAAGTATTATAAATAAAATTTTTCTCAAAATCAAAATTCTATTTTCCCCATTCATTCTTCGTAATAGTATTATTCCAATATAAAGTATATGATGTTTTGATATCTTCAAAAATTAAAGTTAAAGTATATCCATTATCTGTTATAATTAATCTTACATTATCCTTTCTAAAAACGGTAGAAAATAGTCCATCAGAAACCATATTTTCCTTTTTATTAAGTATTTTAACCCACTCTCTAAAATCTTTTTCTGTCATTTTTAATTCTCCTTTCTTTTTATAATAAAATTATAAAGAAAATTCTTTAAAAAATCAAAAAAAAGATAGCACCTTGCGATGCTATCTTTAGGTTAAAAATTAAGATACTTACTATTTATAAAAATAATACTATTAAATTTTGATATACTATGCAAGAGCTTTTTTAGCGTTGGCAATTTTCTTATCCTTAGCCCTGATACCGTCATTGATAAGATAATAGATAGCATTGATTGTCTTTTCTTTAACAATTCCATCAACTGTAACATTACCTGCTCTTTGGGCCTCTTTGACTGCTTTTAAAGTGCCATCTCCGAAGCCGTCCGAATTATCAACCTTTGTCTTAATAATACCCATATTATATAAAGTAATCAGTTGCTTTTTAAAAGCAAGTATAGCCGTGTTATGTAAACCATATTTAATCATTTCTTCTTCCTCCTTATTTGTTGTGCTTGAGCCCGATGAAACATAATCAGGTCTGCACGCATAGCTGATGCAGCTTGCCCATCTTTTTTGTCTAAGCACAGAACCATTGCCGCCTCCAGTGTTACCTTCAATCGTGGTGTAGGAGCCATCTGAATTAGCTTTCTCAATAATACCTACATGGTCAACGGCATAAGCGCCCGGAACAATTGTACTTGCTTCATTACTCCAATGAAATAATACAACATCACCAGCTCTATAACCACTGCGAACAATTTTTCCTTTATTATAGAAAGTCTGAGCAAGAACACCGCAGCCGGCAGTTTTACAAAATAGCATATCATCTGCACCTGCCTGTTTGAATACCCACCAAACAAATGCAGCACACCAATCATAGCAATCGCCGGATACTTCCGCTCCATAAAATGCCGTGTTATATTTACAGCGTTTTACATTTGTGGCTCTTGTGCCAACTTCAACACGAGCAATTTTTAAAATTTTATCTACTGTTGTTTTTGCCATAATTATTCCTCACTTTCTGTAAATGATTTTTTCAAATCAATATCTTTCATTTTTTGTATTACAAGATTTGCAATCTCATCCTTATCTTCTTCAGTTAAATTATATGGTTGCTGTTCTACTTTTTTAATAGCTTCCAATAGCATACTGAATTTTTCACTAGCCACTATTTCGTGTCCATCTGTGGCTGGCTCGACTACTAAATTAATACCGCCAACTTTTAAAATATTTCCTTCGTTTAATATATTTAAATTACCTTTAGCAATTCCACATATATTACTCATAGAAGCAACTATACCAAATTCTATTATACCAAATTTTGCATCTAAAATTTCACCATTAACCACTTCTTCAGAATTGTCTGGAAGAGTTATGGTATAAGTTAAAGTAGAATTTGATAGGTCAATTGCTCCATTTTTATCTATAATTTGAAGTCGTGGGTATTTAATTCCACCTTCTCCTTGAATTATTGTATAAAATAATTCATTATCCTTCCATGGGGATACTTTATAAATTTTATTGTAAATTTTCATATTTATCACTCTTTAGAATTAAATTATATTCTTGTTGAGAAATTAAATTTTTATCAACGGCTTTAATTAAGCTTTCTTTATTAAGTAGACCAAAGATATACCATCTTTGTATTTTTTCAAACATTTATATTTTCTCCTTTTAAATCTTTCAATTTACTGTCATTCCATCCTGTTACTATTTTTTGTTTATCATGGAAAAATAACTTTTTCTATCTACGGATGATGGTTAAACAATTACTAATAGTCTAAACCTACTGAAAAGTCACTATCCGATAAAATCCTTAAAATAATCATAATTATCAACTACGCAACGACAAAAAAGTCTTTCATTTGCTTGTGCCATACCAGCGTATAAAGGTGCAGTTGGGTGATTATAAGACTGCCCCGTTTTATAAATACTGTTTTTAGCATAAAAAGCGTCATCCTTAATGTTTATAAAGGGTATATTGTAATGATTTGCAATATTTTTTATTGCCATAGTAAAACTATCCTCTGTTGCGTTATAAAGATATGCCATAGACATTAACACAATTTTGGATTTTGGGGCGTGGGTTTTGATTTGTTCGATAATTTTTCCATAATTTCCGTAAAAAGTATCGGAATAATCGGAATAAGATTTATAATTTGTGATATCTTCAATTGTGCCTAAGTACGAAGTTCCGAGAGAAATTTCATCGTTAATACCTAAAGCACACAGATATAATTCTTGTGGTTTCTCTGCAAGCATTTTGACCAGTCCGTGAGAATTGGTAAGCCATGTTCGGGTTGTAAGACCACCTACAGAAAGATTTATGCAGGAGGCACCGTATTTTCTCGCTAAAATCTGACCCCACGATTTTTGGTAATAATCTGCTACAGTATAACCTTTACTCTGTGAAGCATCAGCAACATAAATTTCGCCGCTTGAATATGAATCACCTATTACCGCAAATCTCTCGAAAAATCCAAAATCAATTGGAATTTTTTCCTCTACAGTTTCAAGATTGTAGCAATTCTTCTTAACAAGGAATCCTGTGCCTGTGCCTTGTAGCCTTGTGCCATCAGCAATCCCTGAAAAATCATAATCAAACCGTATAATAGCACCAGATACAACTTTAGATAAATCAACAGTTATAGTACCAGTTTCCTCGGTAACTCTTACGCCTTTGATAAGATTTGCTGTTGAGCCTGTATCGTCTGTTGTATAGATGTACAATAAATCGGTATCATCACCATTATAATGTCGGTTGAAATTGCTGATGAGTAAACGCGCATCGGTGTGATTCATACCAACTATCTGTACATTGGAAACGATTTTATCAGCTTTTCCAGTTGATTCAAAATTCGAAACCGCATCTCCTTTGACTTTATTAATTAAATAATTAAGTCTTGTACCACCATAGCACCACTCAGAACAAAGTACATACTTATTATTAAATTGCACCTCAGTATCATAAGGAATTTCGTCCCAATTTACTGCCATAGTGATAGTTTTGGCTGAATTGGAGTAAGTTGCGTAACCTGTTATATCAGAATCAGCATTAGCATACAGTTGAACAGTCGTTAATGCACCGTTTTCAACTAGGTAAAGGGCAATGAGATTTTTTGAGTGTGTTCGCTTGATGTAACCTATAGCAATAGCACGTCCATCTGTAACACGAATGTCTTTAATTGCATACATCCATTCATAAGGGTATGTTTCAAAAACCTGTAAACCAAGCTTTGCTCCATTAGTACCTTCAGCTCCGCCGGTAACAGAAATAACATTATCTTCAATCTTAGTGCCATCACCTGCAATTAATTTATCTTGTTTACCCTCAATCTTTTTTGACAGCTCTGACCAAATGGTAGAAGAAGGCTCTAAAGGTTCATTTCCATTTCTATATCCAGAATTTTCAAAACTAAAAGCAACTGATGTGGCGGTATGGAGGTCGCCGCACACAGCAGAAACCTCCACTTTATTACCATATTGTAAAACTTCCCAAGGGACTTTACACATATTATCATCATCTAAAGTAACCGAAAAAGGAACTTTTTCTTCAGAAATGAAAATAGCAATAATGGGCTTAACCCAATCATCAGATTCTAGTTCAAAAGAAGCATATAGATAGTCTTTTGAATTACTGGCAATAATAGGACAATCTATCAAACTAATTTTTTGTTTATTTAAGCTAAATTTAATTACTTCCATTCTCCCACCTCTTAACTAAATTCATTTATTTTTCCTTCGGTCTTTTCAACTAACTTATAAGAAAAATCCTTAATTACAAAAGAACAATCCTCATTTGTTGTTAATGGAACAAAACCAACCAATGGTTGTATTCTATATAGCTTTAAATCTGGGGCAGACTTACCAAAATCTACTACAAACTTTCTTGTTTCAAATTCCGTTCCTAAAATTGTAGTAGATTTAATTCCTTCTAGAGTCATTTCTTGGGGCCAACTATAATCACCACTGGTTTTACTATATAAACAGCCCAAGAACATTCCCCATTTCTTAAACTGCTCACTCTTTGCAGTTAATTGTAGATATAGAACTAAATTACTTTTTTCTTTAAAATGTTCTATATCATCTGAAATTGTTGCTACTAATCTATAGGGGAACTTTTTATATTGTAATTTACCAACTGTATCTCCACCAGAGAATAAATCATCAATAGTTGCTACACTAGCAGTACAATTAGTTAAATTAATTTTTAATCCCTCGGCAGTGGTTTCTTTTGAAACGGTGACCGCTCCGGCAACAGGTAAATTATCTTTTAAATTACCACAAGTCTTCATAGAATTATCAATTAAATTACTCCCATTAACAAAAATCTGATTAAATGGATTAAATGTATCATATTTTATAATCGAATATTCATTATTATCAGTTGATGCCATTATAGCCCCATAATAGCTGCCTCTATAATCTCTTTGTACTAAAAGGTCAGCTTTATTACCTATAGCATAAATGTCTTCAATTTTTACTGATGCATCTTCTACACAATTCCAATCACTACTACTATGAGATGGCATTAAAGTTCCCTGTATATAATTATTTTTTCCGCCTAAAATTATGCCGTAAGATTTTGAAGTGGTATTGTTATATTTATTGCCAAAAGATTGAAGTCCTGTTATTACATTACCAATGCAAGTTGAAGATAAAATAGAGAAGCCACTTCCACCATTTTGTTGGGTTTCTATATTATTAAAAACACCCACATTGGTTTTGTTGTCTAAGCTTAAACCATCACCTTTATTGCTCCAAGTTTTTAGTCCATTAACTAAAATTCCTCCAGTATTGGTTAAAAAACCTGCTAAATCGTTTTGGCTTGTTTGAATATTACTAAAAGAACAACCATAACCCCAGTAGTTAATTCCATTGCCACCATTCATACGAGAAGAAAAATTACTAATTTTTTCATCACAGCCGCCTTTAATGTAAAGACCATCAGATGGCATCGTTCTTATATCTACATTTTCAATAATACTATTATTACTACTAATTAGGGAAATTCCACGATATTTATAACTACCAGTCTTAACTCCACTAATCATTAAATCTTTAATAGTAACCAAATTAGCAAAATCATCCCCTGTTGCAGGTTTTACATCAATACAAGCACTTTCTACATCTGGGCTGCCGCCTCTGGCTAAAATTTTGGTGTTGTTAATACCGTCACCATAAATAATACAAGAGTCAGTAATAGGAATTGAAGTTACTGTATAAGTACCAGAAGGAAGATAAGCCTTTCCACAACTTTTAATTGCTCTTAATATAGAATTGGTGTCATCTACATCATTAATAGATTTATAACATCTGACATTACCTTCTTCTAAAATTGGCTTCCAATAAGGTTCAAATTTGGGAATATCTCCGATTTGAGTTATCTTTTGAGATAAAATTGAGAAATTAAAAGATAAATCATATTCACCACGTGCGGCAACTTGTAATTTTAATTCAATTGGTCTAGTGGATGTAGTATCTATATTAGCTAATCTATTAGCACCAGATTGTGGAACTTGAATCAATTGATAAGTAATCGGATTAGTAGAAGTACTATATTGTCCCCATAAATAGATATTAATTGTTGCAGGTATTTTATTATTAATAATATTTTGACAAACTACTGTATAATCTACGCCTTCTTCAAAAACTTTTATTCCCTCACTAACCGGCAAATAAAAAGTAGTTTGTTTTGAAGGTGTTCCTTTTAAAGAAATGCTGTTATTATTAACTTGTAAAGTTACATCATTTACTGTTTGTTTTAAATCTTCTAATCTTACTAAATTACTTGTATTCTTAAAATTATTATAAAATTCTACATTTCTTTCAAGTTTAAATAATCTTTCTTCAATATTATTTTTTAAAACTTTAGTTTTATCAACAAAAACAATTTTACAGCTAGTATCTATAGTCGCATCAGCAACCAATTTAAAGCGTAAATATGCCGCCATACCAGTTAGATTACTAATAACTGCGGTCTTAGGGTCTTTATTTAAAGCCAATTCCAAAGAAGATGATATAGTTCCTTTTTTATTATTAACTAAAGAAACGGTAACCTTATCGGTAATAATTGGCATATTAGAAATTACATAATTAAAAGTTTTAGAAGCTAAATCTATTGCTTCAATTGGTACGAAGACAGAAGTCGTTGAGGTTGCTGCCGTATCGCATTGAATATGAAAAGTATCATTTTCTATTGTTACAGAAAAATTTGGATTAGTAGCACTAAAATATTTACCTTCTACATATCTTAAATCATTACTCTTTTCTTCCAAAACTAAAGATTCTATAGCTTTAGGCTCTCCAAAATCAACTTCATTAAAACTATAAGTACTAAAAAGCTTATTATAATCATCACTTAAATTATTTATATAAATAAACTTATTAGGAATTAGAGCGTTTTTCCCAACTCCTAAATTAACAGTATTACCACTATTATTTAAGGTGAAATAAGAATTATTACTATTTTGAACTTCTTCTTCAGAAGTTCCATAATTATAATTTATATCTTTAAGCTCTAACTTTCCTACTTTTGTAATCATTGTAGGGTCAAGAATAATAGCCGAACCAGCTCTAAAATGTCCAATTTGAATATTTTTAAAAGAGATATCTTGATATTCATAAGTCATATTATTAGCATAACCAGACCTTAAAGGACTAGTAACATTATTAATTGTACAATTTTCTATAATAACACTACAAGGTTCGTCTGTATAATAGCTATCGGTTGAAGATAATCTCTGATTTAAAACTATTCCATTTCCAGTGTAACTTCCATATACAGAAGTTTCTGTTTTATCTAAACCAGATAATTTACAATTATCAATATAATTAACTCCATTATCCCAATCTAAAGTTACACAAGAAGTCCCTTTATTTTTTATATTAGAGTCTTTAAGCGTCATATCGCCGTATTGAGCTTCGATTGCCGAACCCCGCGCATCAATATCAAGTTGGCATCCTACAATAGTAGTATTTCGTGTTGAGTTCTTAATTCCTCGTTTCGCACAATTACTTATAATACAATTAGAAATAATAGTATAAGTTCTTCCATCAAAATTGCCGGTAGTAAGAGGCTTCTGAATTAAATATATTCCATCACCATCTGGTTTTGTATTTCCAGAATTAGTACCATTAATGTCTGTAATTATATTTCCTTCAATAATACCATATTTACTCGCTTCTGTGCCACTACTAGATGTACCAATACCTATGGAATGGATATAATTATCAGTTCCAATAGTACCTGCCGTTACACCCATAATCTGACAATTTCTTACAGAAAAATAAGAACAATCTCGTATAAACATAATACCGGCAGCGAGTTTTGAAGAAACATTACCCATATTTTCGACTTTAGATTTTTCAACGCTGACATTTTTACAATTAATAAAACTTAATCCTTGAGAAACCTTATGTTTTCCATCAAAAATACCGCCTATAATTTTTAAATTGTTACAATTTGTAAATTTAAAAAAGGTAGACTGAACTGTAGTTCCCGTAGAATCAGTCGAATCGGTAGGACTATTATAATATATAAATTTTGCATTATTACAAACAATAGTTAAATCATCTACATTTGTTAAAGCAAATCCATTACATTTATATGTTCCCGATGGAAAATAAAGAGTTTTTCCAGTTAAATTTTTTTCTAAAGATTTAATTGGAGCTAAACTAGTAGCTTTTCCTGTGCCATCTATATTTAAAGCTTTTGTATTATATGGGGTTAAAATATTACCATTTAAATCCAATTTAACAGAATTAATCTGAGTATTAACTGTTTCAGCGTCAGCCTTTCCACTAATGCTCGCAGCTAACTCATCAATTCTTTCAAGTATGTCACTCTTTGCTTCAGGAGGGACAACAGTCTCTCCATTAATGGTTTCTCCGAATTTTATAATAGAAATTGGACTTTTAGCAACTATGACATCA